TCAACGTCTCATTTTTGGCGAAGACAGCACGACGACCGACGGCATCACGACGCTTAACCCGCGGTCCTACAGCACGAGCCCAACTGGCCTGAGCGGGGAAGCGACCGCGGATGCCGAGGGTGACTTGGAAGATCTGAACCAGGATTTTTCCGATGCCGTGGAAGGTGAAATCCTGACTTTTCTCGTAGGGCCCAATGCGGGAAGTTATCGGCTCGAAACTCTTCTCGGAAACAACGGAGGAGCCGTTGGTTTGGTCCCTGCGGGGTCCCTGGTGACGGGTGTGCGAGTTGCGCCGAGTATCCTCCAAATCGCCACCAGGATGCCACAGGAAGCCATAGGGCAGATCTACAAGGTCACGGTGGAGCGCCTGGGTGTCCGCACACCTTTTACCGTTCTGGCCGAGGACGTTTCGGCTCAATTCTACATCTAGCGGCTTCGGTGGCCGGCCTATACCCAGCCCAAGGATAGAACTGCCGAATTCCCGGCCGAGGAAGCAACATGGCTACCGCACTGATCCAAAGTCTCGTCAACGGTATCAATCCGGTGGTTGGGGCGAGCCGCGATGATCTCCGGGCAGGGGATACCGTAGAGCTCTCCGATGTTGGCGGTCCCGCCAACACCTACGCCTGGTCGATCGCTTACGCCCCCCAAGACAAGGACCGGGTGGATTCTGCCGCCGTCCTTGTTGGCAACATCTTCGGCCCTGGTCCCGTCACCTTCGATGTCGATAACCAGGGCGCGTACCTGATTCGTCTCGTCATTGACGCAGGTCTCCCAACCCAAGACGAACAGTACGTTCGTCTTCGCTACGACACGTTCTTCGGGGATTTGTCGTTGGTCGCGGCCGGTGAGCGCCGTGACGGCAGTGGCATCATCCCTGTGGACATCTCCGCAGAGGGGTGGGCCGACGACCAGAACTTCAATCTCAACCGACTTCTTTGTCTGGTCCAGCACGTCAGTGCGAGCGGTCGCATCATCTACGTCGATGCGAACCGTGGCAAAGACAATTTGGCGGTTCCGAACGATCCCGCCATCGCAGAAGGGTTCGCTGACTTTTCCACGATCACCGAGGCCATCCTCGCGGCCGAGACCAACGCCGATTTCAACGGTGGCGTCCTCCCGAGCGCAACACAGCCCATGATCGTGGCCGTGCGGCCTGGTTTTTACGAAGAGGACATCGAGTTCAAGCCTTACGTTCACGTCATCGGATGGCCGTCATCCGGCGGCGGGACCGGTGAGCACCCTGACTTTGATCGTAGCGTGAACATTCGGGCCGCGAACGGAGGCGTGGCTCCCGCCGAACTGACGTTCACGGCCAACCTCCCGAACCTGGGCGAGTACTGCTACCTCTCGAACCTCATCCTCGAGAACGTCGGGGCCACGACCAACGCGCTGCTTCGCAAAGTTGGTGAGGGTGACGTGTACCTGGTCAACACCGAGCTGCTCCAGAACGGCGGTGGCGCGGTCGATCAAGGGTCCGGTGTTTCCGTCGAACGCGGTCGGGCTTTCCTTGAGAACACTCGGGTCATTCAGACCGATACATTCAGTCACGAATCGACTGCGTTCAGTGTCACCTCGACGTTGGGCACCTCCGCTCTTTTTGCGAAGGAGTCGATGTTCATCGGGCCGAGTATTGGTCAGGTGGACCCCACCCAGTTCGGTGGCGTCACGGCTCTGTTCAAGGGCACGAAGTTCCAACAGGTTCAAAACGCCGGTGCCGGCACCGAGTTCGCGATCCAGAGCTGGTCCGAAGACCTCATTTTTGACGATGGCTGTCAGGTCATCGTCGATGCGGCGAGTGCCATCACGGAAGCCATCGAGGTCAACGCGGATGCCGTGGGCGTCCCGGGCGATCTTTCCCTGACGCTTCGTCGGACTCTTCTTGGCGATACGACCACAGGAGCTCCTGGGTTCCTGGGTTTCACGATCGACAGCACCGGTGTTGGTGGCACGGCCTACTTGCGGATGGCGTCGTCGGAGTACGGCACGATCACCCAGGTCGGTGCCGTCACACGTCAGGCCCTCACCATCGGTACATCCTTGTTCTACGACAACACGGTTTCGGGCCTTGTGTCGGAGAACGTGCAGGACGCTATCGACGAGATTGCCGGCGGCGGTGGTGGTGGCGCGGCTCCGAGTACCGCACCGTTCGTCACGCATGCGGTTTCAGGCGCCCTGACCGATTACCGTATTTTCAGTAACGGTACTGGTACGACAGCCACTGTCGGCGGCGGCAACGGTACACCGGCTCAGGTTGATATCACGGCCACCGGTGTGGCTGCGGGCGCGTACACACGCACCGATCTGACGGTCAATGCGCAAGGGCAGCTCACGTTGGCTGCGAGCGGTGTGGTCCAAGAGACCTACTCCCGGCAGATGCTCGTCGTGACTCCGCCTGCGGTCATCGTTCCGCCGCTCATCGTTCAGGAATACGATGTCATCAACAGCGCGACGGGGTTCACGTTCCTTGCGGGCCCTGCGGGCGCTCCAGGGGCTGCCGGTCCCCTCCAGCTTATCTGGGCTGTAGGTGGCCCATTCACGGTCGGTACCTTCCTTCAAGTGTACTTGGCGCCGTTCGGTGGCCCGATTGTTCCCATCATCGATCCTGGCGGTGGTGCGGGATACGCCGCAGCCGGTTTCGATCTCAGTTTCTTGCCTGGTCCCATCGCACCGGGTGTCCCCGTCGGCGCTTTCATCGTCCAACCGCTTGCGCAACTGGGCTTTGTGGTGCCTCCCACGGTTCCCCACATGCTTCTGTTCCAGGTCACCTACCCAGCACTTCAACCTGTCGGAACAGACGGACTGACTGTGTCTCTCACCGGTAGTGTCTAATCCCAACCCCAACCCCAACCCCAACTTTGTGCTGTGGTAGATGAGCGTTTTTGGTTACGGACTTGAGCCCTACGGAACAGGACCCTATGGGGGACTGGGGGGCGTCATGCTTCCACCCACGGTCCCTCCGCTTGGAGGGTATGGGGGGTACGGCTACGGCACGAGTCCTTACGGAGCCCTGGGCGGTTTCGGAAAACCAACGATCGCGATCACTGGGGGCTACGGCGGCTGCGCCTATGGCACCGGCGCGTACGGCTGCATGGATGCGCTGGCGAACCCGCCAGAGGTCATCGCAGCGATCTCCATCACCGGGTTCATCATCGAGGTCTTTTTCTCGAACGAGATGTCGCCGGATGCCGATCTTTTCGATCCGGCAAGTTACACGATCCTCGACCTCATCGGTGCTGCGCCCGTCACGGTCATCAGCGTCCAAGAGGGCGTCCCTGGTGTCTGGGGTCCGACTTCCGTTCTCCTGAACCACACCGGCACCACCCTCGGGGGCCTCTACCGCGTGATCGTGGTTGGGCCTCGAGATATTGGTGGAACTGCAATCGCCGCCTATGCCCCTTTGAACCAAGCCGAAGTGCTGTGCAAAGGCGAGCCGCCTCCTTTCACGATCACTCCTGAGTCGGGTACGGAGCTTCGGTACGACTTCGAGCAGGACATGTTGGACGAAGCTGGGTTCACTCCTGGCATCTTGCAACTCGATGCCTACGGGTACGAGACCACCTTCCCGCAGAACATCATCCCTCAGAGCGTCACGCATCCGTACAACGCCGACTTCAAGCAGGTGAAGGTCGATGTCATCGGGATGACCTCGGCCGACTACGTCGGTGTCGTGAGCCCTGCGACGGCATTTGACTATGATGCGACGTTTTTGCCGAACGATCCCCAGGCGGACTTCATGTCCCAGGAGATCGGGAGCGGCACGACGACGCAAGGCATCGACGAAATCCTGCTCACCGTGCCCATCGGGTTCGGGTACGGCTGGAGGTTCCTGGACACGAGCGGCAAGCTCATCCCAGGGTCGAGTTACCGCGCGGATGTGACGTTCGATGCGTCGGCGGCTGTGCAGATCGACCCGGTACCGGGTGCCGACAGTGTCCTCCTGATTTTGATCAACGATGGGGCCGTCCAGGTCGACCTGTCGTTCAAGCGTGTCGCTGGGATCGACACCCTCGAGATCAACTCAGGGACTTTCACAGCCAGTTCGAGCATCGATTGGACAAGCCAAGCCGTCACGGTCTCTTTGGTTCGCAACCAGAAGGCGGACACGTACACCGTCGTCGTTAACGGCGAGCCCATCGTTGCGGGGCTGACTGCGGATTTCGACGGAGCCCCAGGATTCCCCGCAGGCATCCAGTTCCTTCTCAACCCTGACGGCGTCTACGACATCATCGATTTCCCGTTGCAGGGCATCTTGTTCACGGCAACGCAGACGGTTTTCTCGGCAGCGTGGAACTTCCTTCACAACCTAGGGGCGCCTTTCCTGGGGTCGGCTGCGAATGCCAAGGACTTCCTCCTGACGGCCAAGGGGCCGTTGGTGAAGGGGTGGGGAGACGCCACCCCTGCGACGAAGGGGGACGTGGTGGTTTACGTGAACGGGACACCGATCGAGGTCGAGTTGGTCAACCCGTACTACGGCAAGATCTTCCTCGTCATCCCGATTCCGTTGATGCCTCCTGGCACGATGGACGTGGCTGTGGACTACATCTGGTTCCCGTCGCCCATCATGGCGATGGCCGGCCTCAACACCTTGGGGGTGGTCCTCAACAAGTACGACTGCAAGCCGCTGTGTCCCACGGGAGGCAACTCCAATGGGGTAGGCCTGCCTGGTGGGGGCACCAACGGCATCGAGTTCTCCCGGTTCCCGATGGGCCTCGTGCTGGGCCCTGGGGGCCCTGACATCCGCAAGCCGCTGCTCCGCAGTCCTCGGTTCGTCGCGTTCCAAAAACCCTACACGGCGTCTCTCAACAGCCCCACGTCGATGCTGTTGAACCGCAACCCGCACCAGGTCGCACTCTCCGATGAAGAGCGCGATCTTGAGGGTGTCGTGGTGTTTTACGAGGGCACCGTTGACCCCGTGGACGCCACTCCCGCTTGGGCCCTTGTTGGGGTCGATGAGCTCGACGGGTTCGATCCTACCGATCCGGCTTTCGATCTCATCCAGCCTCCCAACCTCTTGTCTCTTGAAGAGGCCATGGCTGACGGGATTTTCCAGGTTTTCAAGGCCACCAGCGGTCCTTACGGTGAAGGTGAAGTTACCTTTTTCACGCAAGAGATCGAGACGGACTTCCAGCAGTCCCTCATTTTGGTGGCGCGGTTCCAGGTGCTTCCGTCAACCACGTTTGCGGCAACCGAAGAAGAGGCCGAGATCCTCCCCTCTCCGGATGGGGTGTTTACGGGTGTTGGGTTCGGGTGTCACACGAACGACCACCTCTACTTGGTGGGGTGCTTGATCATCAATGACGTGCAGCACGTCGGCATGCTGGTGGACCCGGCTTTCCCGGAGCTTGCAGAGTCCTGGGAGCTTGCGTACCAAACTCCTATCGAGATCTTGGACGCTACGTCTTTCCGGACGGACAGCGACGCGCTGCCGCAGCTCATTCGAGAGCGGTTGATTTCGGACGACCTTGTTCGCTTCCAGATCCTGGACGGGACCCAAGCCGGTACCTACGAAGTCCTCCAGATCGTCGATCAGACTGACGGTACGAGCACGGTTTTCATCGATCCCTCGTCCTCTTTCCCGGCCGACTCTCAGCTTTTCGGGAACCGTGATTTCACGATCGTGTTCGAGGCTCGTTGGGATGGGGACGGCCAGGTGGGGCGTCCAGTGACCTACCGGCTCGTCATCAAGAACGACATCAAGCTGTTGCCCAAGGGCTTCGCTGAGTTGTTTGTGGGGAGTTCCTTTGCCGGGTCTTCTTTGACGCTCGAGGGGGCTCCTCCTTTTGCGATCCCTCCCGATGGTGTGCTGCTGTACCCCACGGGTCAGGACGGGGAGATCTTCTGGGGGTCCCTGGACCGTCGAGCTCGCAACCTGAGTAGCTGGAACTTCATGCGGTACGCCGTCGATCCGGCGGTCACCACACAGAACTTCCGTCAGATCGTTGTCGCCGCGGAGATGAACGTCCTCCCCGAGGACGACCCGAATAACATCTGGTTCCTCACCCAAGAGTTTGGATCGCGCATCATCGATGCGACGGGCGACCAGGTTTTGCTCAAGGCGACCTCTGCTGACAACCAGCTCGGAGTTGAAGGCCAGGATTTGACCATCGGGTATGCGCGCGTTGAGCCGTTCCTGACACGTCGCCTGGCCATTGACTTGGACACCACGTTCCAGGTGGACAGCGGAGTCCTGGGTGCGGGAGACCTGCTCTACAGCGTCCGTGATGGCCTACGCGAAGTTCGCCTGGGGACCCTCTTGTACGTGGAAAGTGCGACCGAGCGGTCTCTGTTGAATCTCGAAAACCTCTCGTTGTCGGGCCTGTTGTTGCCTGACCAACAAGGATGGATCAAGAGCGGGGGTCTGACTCTCGAGCAAGTTCAAGGGCAGCGGCTCCAGTTCACCCAGGTTGCTGGGGAGACCCTCCTCTACTCCCTGATTCTGCTTCAAACCGGAGTCACGGAGTTGGCTGGTGATGGCCGTATTTTTGAGTCGCGCATCCAAGTTGTGACGATAGGGGCGACGGACGCTGATGGCGATACCGGCATCTTCATCGGCACCGATGTGGGGCCGATTGGCGCTGCTCGGGGTGTTGGCCTACAGCTTCGTGTCGCAGCCGGTGCCGACCCCGACCAGGTGTTCCTGTTTTCCCTGGAGACGGGCCTCGAAGTTGCAGCCTTCGACGTGGCATGGAACGACGGTGAGATCCACACGTATCGAGTCATTGCCGACACGGACACGGATACGGTCACTGTGGTTGTGGACGACGTGGTTCTTGGGACCACGGACTACACGTTGTTTTCGTTCTCCTCCACGGACACGCAAGCCACGTTGGGGTTCGCAAGCACGACGACGGATGCCCAGATCCAGATCGAAGATTTCTCGGTGGTGGTGCTGCCGCCTTCGACAGCCATGCGCACGTTGGGCGTTTGGCTCGGAGGTGACGTAGACGACATCAACCAGTGGAAAATCCCTCGGACGGACACGCTGGATGTGCCCAACTCCGATCTCACTGCCGTGGTCGAAGAGATGGACTGGCGTTCGAGGATTCGGGCCCGGATTCATCGAGATCCCGGTTGGGGTGTCACCATTTTGCGTCCAGACCTGCCGCCTCCTCCTGGGTTCACTGGGGATTTTGCGACGCAGTTCACGGAGCCGAGTGCTGGGTGGATCAACGTCGAGTACCGAGACCTTCCGCGAAGCCCGTCGGATGAAACGTTGGGGTTCGTTTCCTTCGGATCTCTGGACCCGAGGTCGATCAGCCAGACGCGCATCGACGAGGTTCGCTACCGGATCTACAAGTACGCGACCGAAGACATCATCATGCCGCCGCACATGGTGTTGAACCAGTTCAACGTCATCACGAGCGGAGAGTTTTTCGAGGACACCACCGTGGAGGTGGTGACGGTGATCTCGGAGAACGCCACCACGATCCAACTGGCCGGCGCGAACATCACCGCAGCTCGTGTGTTCCAGGTGTTGGTCACAGTGCGGGATGGGTCGCAGATCCTCCTTTTGCCGGACGTTTTCTCCTTCGACGTAGCGACCCAGATCATCACCATCACCGATCCAGCCTTTGAGCTCGACATCCTGTTTTTTGGAGAGGAACCGGTTGACGAGGATCTTGCTATCTTCAACGAAGATGTCGAGTTCCCGGATGATAACCAGACTCCCATCAAGATCCCGGTGGAGGTCAGCTTTGCCCCTGGCCGACCGCTGACCAAGACCTACCTGTGCTCGCAGCCACTCCTGGATGGCACCACGTTGCTCAACGAGGGGACGCCACCTTTCGAGACTTCTCAGGTGATGACGGACGAGGGCTTCTTGGCGTGGGGATCGAGGATCAACGATCCCAACGACCTGCTCAACACGGACCCGGATTTCATCCTCAACGATCCGTTTCGGTTCCGAGATTTCCGTTCAGACCCGAAGACGCAGTTCGAGGACATCGATTTCTGCGAAGTGTCCGAAGGTGAAGAGTGTCGCCTTTCGCCGTTTTGTGACGATGGCTTACCGGGTGCCGCAGAAGCGGGAAATCCCGGCAACGATCCTGGCGACATCGGCAACGGATTGATCGGCATCGGACTCTCAGGCTTGGCTTTCACCGAAACGCAGCCCATCACATTCAGTGACGGGCCAGTCAATGGTTTTGGTCAACCTACCAGCAGCACTTTCCTCATGGCGAGCGGGGGAGACGCACCACCAGGGGGCAATCTCCAAGAAGCGATTTTGTTCACGCCGCTCGGTCCGGAAACGCCTCCCTTCCAAGGTCCTGACGGTACTGTGGGATGGAGTGTGTTTGGTCAGCTTTACGACACGCTCACGGACACAACCACCAACATCTTTTTCGGAACAGAGTCGCTCGGTCCGTAGCGGTTTTCGTCCTATCAGAAGGCAATAACAGGGAGATCCCATGCCCAGAGTAATTCGTGAAAACATGCAGAGAGCCCGCACGGGCTTCAAGGTCGGCATGGGAACCCGCATGGCGGAGAACGCCATGATCATGGCGACCGCCAAAGGCCGCGTCTTCATCGAGATGCACGATGCCGCAACGGGCATCCTGCAAGAACATCGAGATGTCCACAACGTCGTCACGCTCGACGCCAGCCTTTTGGTTGCGCGCTTGATGAAGGACCCGCGAGAGCCCGCACACGGGATCAACATGCTCGGTGTTGGCACCGGGGCCCCAGGCGCTGTGCTCAACCCCGACGCCCCGTCGAACGAACAGCGTCGGCTCAACAACGCGATTGCACGAAAGCCTTTCTCCGAAACGACTTTCCGTGATGCCAACGGAGCGGCAGTCGCGATTCCCACGAACGTCGTGGATTTCACGACGATCTACGGTGAGTCGGAGGCCGTCGGGCCGCTCAACGAGATGGGTTTGCTTTCGACCATCTCGGACAACACGGGGACCATCAACAACAATCCGAACTTCGCAGGCAACGGCGGTCAGGCATACGACCCGTCCATCGATGTCACGAACTACGACATCCTCGTCAACTACCTGACGTTCAGCGTGATCTCGAAACCCGTGACCTCAATTTTGACGGTGACCTGGCGCTTAAGTTTTTGAGTAGGCCATGAAGACCTGTCCCTCATGCTGCGTCGATAAAGACGCCTCCGAATTCGGCAAGAACAAGCGCCGGAAGGACGGCCTTGCGTGTTACTGCTGGGAGTGCTCGCGCAAGAAAGCCCGGGAGTACGCCAGGACGCCGACCCAACAGATCAAGCGCAAAGGCTGGTATCAGGAAAACCGGGAGAAGGTTCGAGTCCAGAACAAGGAGCGTTGGGAGACCAACAAAGAGAAATACGAGCCTGCGCGGCAACAGTGGGCTGCAGACAACCGGGACAAGATGCTCGGCTACTACAAGGACAAGGGCACCGCGCACCGAGTTTTCGTTGACCAAATTAAGTTCGGTCAACCGTGTCTCGATTGCGACAAGACCTTCCCTCCTTACGTGATGGAGTTCGATCATGTACGAGGGGTCAAACGTCACAACATCGGCAAAATGGCCAACCATAGTCGAGAGCGTGTTCTCGCTGAGATCGAGAAATGTGAACTCATCTGTTGTGTCTGTCACCGCATCCGCAGTCACGCACGCCGGGAGCCAGCAAAGACCCCTAAATTGATTCAGTTCCGGGTGTGGATCAACGAAATCAAAGACGCACCTTGCACGGGTTGTTCTTTGGTGTTTCCTCCCGAAGCCATGGATTTTGATCACGTAAACGGTGAAAAGATTATCCAAATTTCAGATATGTGGTCTTGGGGACGCCCCAAGGTTCTCGCTGAAATCGCCAAGTGTGAACTGACTTGTGCAAACTGTCATCGTGAACGCACCGTGTTTCGCATGAGGGAAGCAGCGTAGCCATGCCCACTCGTCCCAAGTTCTATCCGGCTTCTGTCAGCCGGTACCTGGATCCCAAAGAGCGATCTTGGGACACCGTCGTTGCCGAATTTGGAAAGCTCGTTCTCGACTCGGAGAAGAACCTCGAGCAGGACATCCGTGATCTGGACCGTATCCGAGACCTGTCGCGCTCCGTCCCTTCGGGATGGGTGAGAGGTCAGAGTCGCGGGGACGCTTTCGACGAGTTCAGTTTCGATGACCCTTGGCTTGCGGGTCCCGTCCTCAACCCCGACTTCATCGCCAACACTTTCCACATGCAGAAGGTGCAGGCGCTCGTGGCCGGGATGCTGCTCGACATCGAGTACGTGGACACGGACACCAAGGGCGACAACCTGATCACGCTCGACGTTCCGAGCCCTCCAGGAGCTCCTCCCGGTTTCAAACGTACCGATTTCGTGTTCCTTGAGGTTTGGCTTGCTCTGGTGAGCGACAGCCCGGCCGCTCGTGGCACGCTGGTTGTGAGCGATCCGGTCACGGCCAACCCTGGTGACACCATCACCGTGGACGGTGTGGTCCTCACAGGCGTCCTCGTTGCGCCGGCCGCGAACCAGTTCCAGATCTTCAACGTCAGTCCTACGAACACGGCTGCCAGTATCGCTACTCAGATCAATGGCATCGTCCCGACGGTCACGGCGACGGCGAACGCCAACATCGTTCGGATCACGGCCAACGATTCTGGAACCGTGGGCAACGCCTACACCTTGGGGAGTTCCAACCCTGCGGGGATTTTGGCGTCCGGCGGTTTCCTGACTGGCGGCGTCGATACCCCGAACAAACCGACGCAGAACTCCATCTACCGTCACGGCAACGTGGATTCATCGGCTGCGGTCGCATTGCCCGATGACATCGAAGACCCCACGGTAGGGGCTGAGACGACCAAGCGCGTCCAGATTCAGTACCGCATCCGCCACACCGGTGAGGCCGAGGGTGTCGATTTCAAGCTCCAGGCAGACGGGTTCTCCAACCCCTTCATCCTGGCGCAGGGATCTCAGGTTGCTCCTGTGGCCCTGTACCCGTTCGTTCCGGCAGACAACAAGACCGTCATCGACAACAGTGACGCTCGAGATGGCGTGGCCGGTCCCGACATTGGATACGGCATCCTCGACAACGGCCTGTGGATTTCGGGTGAGGGCACCGCCGCTTCGGCCGCGGACCTCGGGACCATCGACGGTTTCGTCTACGCCATTCCTATCGCGTTCGCGTTCCGCAAGAACGACAACACCGCCAGTGGTGGCTTCGATCCTGCCAGCAACACGAATGGCGGCCTCCTCTACAACCACGCTGCGACGCCGAACACCAACCTGTTCCTGACGCCCGTCGCTGTTGGCGAGTCGAGTCGTCCCGATGGTGGCTTCGCAGATGCCATCGGTCCCACGGACGTGATGGACCTTCGTCGTCACATCCGGATGAACGGTCAGGACCTGGCAGCCGAGCTCCAGTTCCAGATGCAGGCGCTCCAGGATGGCACCACGCGGACCTGGGCCATCGACACCGCCTCCAAGCAGATCATGGGGTCTGGCTCGGGCGATGTGTCCACGCAGAACCTTGTGGCCAACGAGGTCGGCCGCACGGCCGCATCAGGAGGCATCCCCCCACTTTCCGGTGACACCACGCGTGGCGTCACCATCCGCAACTTCGATCACTTCGCACGTCGTTTCGGTGACCAGCCCGTTGTCGAGCGAGTCGTTCTGGCTCTCCTGCCCGGAGACGACATTGCGACGTTCCCAGGCAAGTACGTGGTGCGTCCTGGCTACGCGGCAGCGTTTGCCGGTTGGGCCGAAGAGGACGAGATCAACATCAACCTGGCGGACTTCAACATGTCCACCTTGGGAGACTTCGATCCGACGAACGTCGAATCGTGGCCCGTACCCGCAGCCGACTACGCGTCTTTGATTCCGCCTGGGACGTTCGTCACGGACGTGCTGTCGATTTTCCACGATGACGGGAACTGGAACGTTGCCGTAGACCAGACGGTCAAGCCCACGGCCATCATTGGACTTGGCACGTCTCACATCCAAGTCTCGCTCGACGTGAACCCTGTCCAGGTGACGGGCGGTATCAATGCAGCGGATCACGACATGGTCGGCACGTTGGTGTCGGGTGACGTGGGTTCGCCTCGTCGTATTTTCATCGAGCTTGAAGTGACGTACCCGCTGGGAGTGGGGACCACAGACACGCCCGATCTTGAGATCACTCCTGACGATCCGCCGTACCCGTACGGTCCGATGCTGGAGAACTGGCTTCCCACGGGACCGGACCAGCGACCTACGGACATGGAAGATCGGTTGGCTCCGAACTTCCGGTCTGGTTTTCGTGAAGTTCATATCGAGTACATCGCCAACGATCCTACGGGCGGTGGTGGCAACGCGGGTATCCCCATCGGTACTTTGACGCCGGAGACGGTGGTGAGCCGAGACCCGAGCAGTTTTGTGCTCCCGCGTCGTTTCTTCGGCGATGCGACCACAAGCATCACGGTTACGGACGGGGACGATGGCAACCCGCGTGATGTGGACGACCCTAACACCGACTACGGTGCTTCCACCCGTTTGGTGAATCTCGACATTGGAGGGCCCGCCCCGGCGATCCCTCTGTCTGGCGCAGGGCAGACGTTGTGTGAAGTTCGATTCTTCGCTCAGGATCCTGTTCCCAACTTCGGTCCTGCCGGAGCCGGTTACCAGCAGACCATTTACTTCCGTACGAACGCGCCTCAGACGGTTGGCACCAAGGAAGGCGTCATCAGTACGACCATCCAGGATTTCCCGTACACGGGTGCTACCGGGCCGCTGCCTTCGACGCTTGAGGTCGAGCCGCTGTACGTGTCCCAGAACGTCTGGACCGGCCAAGTGGGCATGGGCAGCGTGGAGCTTCCGTTCCCGTACTTCGCCCCGTTGGACCAGCTCCCGGTCAACGACGGCCAGACGGAGACGGTGCCGCCCCCAGACGCGTTCCCCGGCGAGTACTACTTCGCGGCCACGGCCAACATCTCCATCGACGACTTCGATGCTGAGGTCGGCACGCTTGCCCTGCACACGTTGGTGCCACCCGAGGGGTCCATCCAGTGGACGATCGGTGGGACGCCTACGACGGACGAGCCTTTCAAGGACATCGAGTTCCGCGCCGTGTACCCCGTCATCAACCGCAGCGGTCACCGGCCCACGGGGATGGCTCAGGGCATGAGCAATGTGGTGCGTCACAAGGTGTTCCAGCCCACGCTGGTTCGCTCCAAGCAGGACAGCGTGCTGTTCCGCAAGGACGAGGTGCTCTTGCTTGTGGTGACACGCTGGGCTGTGCTCGATGCCAACAACGACCTGACCTTTGCGGACTCGGGCGGCAACACCGGCGTCGGTGTGTTCCGGACGAAGAACCTTTTGATGGTCGCGGGGAACCAGGAGTAACGCCATGCCTCGTGAAGTAGATCCCGGCACTATCCAAAAGGGTACTGGTCTTGCGAACCAGGACTCGGTGGGCTCCAACTCGTTCACGGACGAAGTCATCGAGGGACAGAATAAGGGGCTCGACGCTCACCTCAACGACCCCGAGGATGCGCACCCGGCTTCGGCGATCTCGACCACGGGATCCAACGGTGCCTACGATGGGAACGATGTCCAGGAGAACCTGGATGAGCTCGCGGGCCTGGTTCCGATGCGACCTCCCACGATCGGCAACTTCGAAACGGTCACGACGTTCACGGGGATCACCGACTGGGGTGTGCTCAAGATGCGCGATGCGGGTTTTGTCCAGCGCGGTGATGTCACGCCTCCAGTTGCGGCGAGTCCGACGAACGATTTCTTCGTCTACAGCGAGTTTTGGTTCCCGCCATACGAAGCGCAGAACATTTTCGCCACTGCGATTGCTCCGAACCCTCCGGGTGATGTGTTCACGACTCCGGGTAACGACCCGGATACGGACCTTACGTTCAATGTGGCAGACGGCGGCTACACCGGCGGGGGTCCTGGGTTTACACATCAAGGTGGTTTTACGCGCACGGTCCCTGTCGTGGAGACGGCGCGCACTTTGAACACCGCAGCCGACCCCGAAGTGGTCCTCTCTGGCGCGGTCTATCCCGCAGACCGAGGTGTGGTTGCCCTGTTCCATTGGCCGGCCGACGGGGGTATTGCGGAGTTCCTGGCACAGCCCCTGACCGACCGTGTCATTGCGGCTCTCCTGTGTGGCCAAGGAATCAACGGCGGCGACGGCGACGGCGACTGTGACGGAGGCCCAGGCGGCATGTTCGCGGAGGGCGACCCGAATGTATTCGCGTTCCCAGGTCGAGCTGCTGGTCAGTACGACCTGCTCGAAATCCATACCGGTTTCGACGCACAGGCCGGTGTCGCGATCCCTGCTGGTCCTGAGCCGGGAGCGGGTCAGGTGCGGTTGGGTACCGACCCGGCTGCTGGGGTTCCTGTCGTAGTGGGTGGGATTCCCATCTTTGGTGGCACCCCGGCAGGCACTGGTGGTGGCAACATCAACAACTTCTTCCGATACCGGTTGCCGTACCTCGACGACTACACGACTGCCACGGGCATCGAATTCACGCCGGCTGTCCAGAAGCCGCGCTATTTCGAGAAGCCTGCGGTTTCGTTGGATCCCGGTGCGGATCTGACGCAGGCAGGAGATTTCGCCAATTTCACGAAAGACTACTGGACGTACCAGGTCTCTCGTTACCGGCACCAGTTTGATCGGGCGTCTTTCGGCGATCCGGACAACGGGTCGTACATCCTGTTGCACTTCCGTCGGGAAACGGATTTCGAGTCGTTCGCTCGAGACGGCATCATGCCGGACGACGTTGGGTTCGGGTACGACATGTGGAGCGCCAACATGGTGAACTACATCAACCCCGAGAGCGTGGACAACCTGGTGGACTCTTCGCTCCCCTTCGCGCCCACGACCTCGACGGCGTACCACCTGCACCGGTCGGCGGTTTTCGTCGATTCTGACACCATCGTGGGCCCTCTCGGCGCGGCGTACACCTTCGCAAGCGAAGTGGACGAGACCATGTTCGTGTCGGGGATCCAATACTTCCTTCCCAACGGAAGCGGGATCGGTACCAACTGGCAGATTGATACGCTGACGTGGGGTGCGAGCGGGATGTTCTCGCCCACGTATCTGCTGGGCGATGACAACCTTCCGCCCACAGACGAGACTCCGGGTTTTTGGCACCGGCCGAACACCATCCTGTACCTGGGGATGGCCACGGCCGACTCCAACATCATCAATGGCCTGGGCGTCGGCTACACCGGCACCGCGTTTTACCAGCGCGTGGATTTCAACTACACGGACCTCGACTCCGTGAGCGGGCCCTTCGATCTGACCGTTGGCCCGACCACCCTGGATTCGGCGGACATCATCCTTCTCGGTGGTGATACGGCGGTCACATTCGGCGGTGACGACAACCAGTGTCACTTCTGGTTCGACGCAAGGCTTCGAGTCTTCGCTCGGAAACCGCAGAACCAGCAAGACGCGACGACCCCGAACACGACGTTCTTGTTCCCGAACCCCACAGGGGATTCGCTGCTCATGCACACCACGTCCCATTCGCCGTCGTTCGACAGCGGTGGTGACTACGGCAACTTCAAGACCGGTGCTGGCGATTCGCCTCCTCGTGTCAACCTCGAGAACCCTCGCAAGGACGTGGAAGAGCGGTTCTATGACGAGGTCTACCGTGTCGCTGAGACGACGCTGGTCTCGATCGATGCGAGTTACAACGCCGGGTTGGGGATCGGCAACTTGGTAGGACCGGGACTTCCTTTTGGACCTGGAGGCCCTCTCGAGCTTCCAGTCCGGTTTGCCGGTGAGCCTTTCGCAACATTCGGCAGCGCGTCTTACCTGCGTGCGGACTATTACGTTGAGGACCTTGCTACGAGTGGCCTCGTTCTGCTTGAGCTCCAAGTCAGCGGGCTTCCAGATCGCGATCCGCCAGCTACGGACGGGGTCGAGAACCCGTGTCCGTTCAGCGGTCAGGTGCTCTTCCCGCAGATCGATTACCTGGGCGGTGGCTTCCGCCCTTCCCTGGCGGATGGTGACATCACTGCTGCGCAGTTCGACTACTCGGCTGGTGGTGCCGCTGATCGGTTCTACTACCGGATGTTCGATGCTGCCTACAGCAACCAGGCAGCCCCAGATCAGGAGCCCACCGTTGTGGGTCAGCCCTTTTTGACGTTCCGTATCGACGGGCTCACGCTGGCTGATTTTGTGTACACGCCTGCGGGACCGGGTAGCCCTGAGATTGCGCTCGAGCTCAAGATCCCTGGCCTCACGACATGGATGGACATGGGTCGCAAGGACATGGACGGTCCGTCGAAACAAGATCCTCTGGCCGATGGTGCCGGGTGCCAGATCATCGACCCCACTGCGACTTTCGATGGGCGTGACGCTGTCACCGGTACTGTGTTTTGTCAGGTGCGTGTGAACGTGGGGCCGGCCATCAACATCTTCGCCAATACCGGCGCAGTTGCTGGAGCGGCTGCCGGGGTTGCTCCCGTGTTCTTCCGTGCCCGGATTCGTTCCGGAGGAGGTCTTGCGCTGAACTTCACACAGGGAGGGCCTAGCGCGACTACGGATGTTCCTCGTGCTCTCACGGGCGTCACCCTTCTTCGGCACAGCACTGGCCTGGGCCCCAACGATGCAACTCCCTACGGGCCTCCCACCCCGTTCCCGTAAGGATTACCACGATGGCCGAATTTACCGATCAGGAAAAAGAACTCCTCGACAAACTCCGCAAGGGGTTTGAGAGTGATGCCAAAACGCGTTCGCAGCTTGAGCCGTGGCAAGAGCTCATCGACCGGGACGAGACGGTCAATGCGAACCGTGCTTCGGCTGCGGCCAAGATCATCGAAGGGTTCGCAGGCTCTTGGGCAGCCCAGTACAACTTCGGTATGGGATCGAGCATCGTGCCCTCGGGAGCGCTCGTTAGCGAGGCGGTGACCAGTGCCGATCCCCAGGGGCCTCCCATCCCCGTCCGTGCCAAGACCAGCAAGCTGGGCTTGCGTGGAGCACCGGAGATCAACTTCGTCCCGTACAACTGGCGCACCAACACATTTGGTAGCAAGGGGCCGTCCCTGGTGGGGCATCCCATCGGATTCCAGATCGTGGGTCCGACGCTCAAGTCTCCTGTGATGAACTGGACCTGGCAGGTCCTCGAAGGCGCTGGCCCCAACGGCGGGGACCTACTTCGCATGGCTGTGCAAACTGATGGCACCGCCAATGTGATGGAGCCCTACGCTGCTGGGGATTTGGGTTTGGCCTACGGGCCTTTCGGCACCAGCGGATGGACGATCGGTGACGCTGCGGAACCGAACGGCGGCCTCTATGTCCTGATCGCAGACGACGGTCTCAATTCGGGTTCGATTCCGGCCGGTCGTGTACCGATGGCAGCCTTGGATCGGTTTGTTGAGACGGCGCGGTACGAGATTTTTCGAGTGGCTTCGTTGCCAGTCGTCGGGGTCGGCGACCCTTACGAGATCGAGCTGCATCCCGACAAGAGCCTCAGCACCTATTTCGATCTGCCCGCGGTATCCATTGACCGCAGCATCCGGGCCATCACGATGGTGCGTCCCTACGTGGCACGCCTCCAGGCTGTTCCGCAGTCCGGGGCGGCAGGGGGCAACGATGGCGAATCGGTCTCAGGACGCGAGCAGGCGTTCGTGGTGGTGTCTCCTGAGCGGGCAGCCAGCGGGGACAACTTCCCACCGTTTCAGGGCCCGGCTGTGACGGACGGCACCTGGATTCAGGGTGGGTTCACGGACTCTCGACAGCCTGGAACTACCACGGCTGGCGAGCCGAGTGCGTACGGTGGTGCGGCCCGTCTGCCCGTTCCCATTCCAGTCCAAGAGGCAAGTGCAAGCGTGGAGAAAGCGTTTGTGCCGACCGTTTTGGTGGGCCAGTGGGCCATCACGGTGCCTTCGCTGACTCCGTACACGACGGGTCTTTTTGCGTCGCAATTCCCCATCGTGAATATCACGGTCACCCAGCGTTCCGACGATCTCCCGGCTCTAAGTCAAGGATCGATTCCGAGTTGTCTTGGATGGTTCGATGCGGTGACTACCAACGTGGCGCCTGATCGAGTTTTCTTGAATCGGGTACCCGAGACGGATCCCCAAACGGGTCTCACCTACTGGGGCCCTGGCCCCTGGGTTAACAGCCTGATTGGGACTCAGACCGTAGGGCTTCTGGCCACGCTGCATGAGCCCATCTCGAGTTTGTGGGTTGAGGAGTTCAACCTGGATGCGGTTGAGGCATCGCGGGTAAAAACCATGATCGACCCGCAGTGGGTAGGCCGGTTTGAGAAGCAAATTTCTGACCCACTTCTTGTGGGGCTTGAGCCTGCGCCCCCTCCCGGGTCGGGGCCTGGTCGGGCTGACCGTGCGATCTTTGACACGCGTTCGATTGCGGCTGGTGGTCCCATTCCGAATGCCGAGAACCCAGGCAACCTGATGGACCTCGGGTTTCGGATGGTGCTGTTTCCAGCCAAACCGGATCCTAACGACATTACCCAGACGATCCCGAACTTCGATCTGCCGATCACGGGACGCGAGCTCGTCATCGACGGCTCCATCAACGAGAAGCAGTACATCGACATCGACTACTCGTCGGGTGTCGTACGGTTGAGTCATCCACCTCCTGAGTCAAGAACGACCATCCCCAGTGAGCCTTCGGATGTCATCCCGGATGGCATCAGCGGACTCACCGGTAACAACCCGCGTGGCGAGGTGGTCTTGTTTGCGGCCTGTGTTCCTTACTCGATGGAGGATTCCCAGCTCGGCACCGGTGTCCGACTGACGGCGAGTGCGGGGGAGGGGGCTTCAGACTTCGATGCTTACAGCACCGAGGTGTCGGCCAAGATCGATCTGACGAACACCACGTTCTCAGGTGTCGCTCCTTTCTTTGGGCCATCGCTTATTGCGCCGCTCCCGATCGAGATCGTCCTTGACCGTCTGTGGGACGGCCCGGAAACCGGCGTCATCACGATCGCGGCAGGTTCGGACACCGCTACCTCTTTCGGTCGGTGGGGGTACACCACGAAACGTACTGTTACGCCCGCAGGAGGGGTTCCGGTTACCGCTCTCGGCGGACTTTCGTCTCTTACCGTAGTAGCCGACCCCGATCCCTCTTTGTTTCCGGGCGAACAGACTCGCAACATCACCCTGCGACGTGAAGTTGTTTTTCACAGGGAAGGCGTAAGCATTGCGGCGTTGTCCGACATTGTGAGCGGTGACACCTACTACGGAAGTTCGACTCGTGCGGATACCCTTCGATTTGAGCGTGCTTCACTGGTGCCTCAGCTCGATGGTTCGATGAGCGTTCGTCCTCGTCCTGATCTGGCGATCCAGCTCGACCGCGCCACCGGTCATATTTTGCCGGCCAAACTGTCACTTCCGTTAGACACGGTAGTCAATCCGGTGCCTCCTGCGGGCCCTGGGTTCCCGTACTTCTCTGAGCAGGGTGTTTTCGCAGGGCTGTCTTATCAGGCGGATGCCTCTAATCCTGTCGGGATCAATGCGGGGTTGACGTACAACGCGGGGATCCTTCCAGGAGTGGGTACGGACAACCGTGGTCCGGATCAGCGTCTGGAGATGCCTGGTGCAGTCCTCCCGCTGTGGCACGGGGTCATCACTCAAGATGGGGGCACTGCGGGTGCGGGTTCGTTCTTCCTTTCCACGAATTTCCGTTTTGTGGCGAAGATTGGGGTGACGTTTTTGGCGTCTGGCGCCGTGTCGGACGCTACGGGCTTCGTCGGGCTCATTCAGGACGCGACGGGGCCAGCGCTCACCCCCATCGTTTCGACGCTCTCAGATCCGGCCCTAGCGCCCGTGGGTCACGACTACATCGGGTTCCAGTTCGATACGACGGCAGCTCCGGTCTGGCGCTTTTGGACGCGAGGTTCGAGTGGTGTGGACAACCTCATTTCTACGACGGCGGTTGTGGATCGAACGATCCTGCTCACCCTTCAAGGACCCTTCTATTTCGTCATCGAAAGTCCCCGAATCGGTGCCACAGATGTCGATTCGGTGGTTGTTAAAATGGGGGTCTACGACGCCAACAAGGTGTTGCTGAGCAACATCACGGTGACAAACAAAGACCTGCTTCCCGCTCCTTCGGGACGAGGCTTTTTCACGAGCGCAGCGGTTCGTGAAGAATTTGTCGCGCTGAACCGAGGAGTTAATATGCTCATTTATTCCATGAGCATCGTTTTCGACACCGACATCGACGACCTGCCTCCACTGCCGTAGGCGCTCAGGATCCTACGAGATCACTGACAGCCCCACCGAAAGTTGTCGATGAAAACGTAACTGTCGAGTGTCCCGTCGAATCCGTCGAACACCGCGAAAACGATCGTCACGGTGTCTCCTGGAGGTAGAAAAGCGACCGCGGTATTCCAGTCGGTGGCCCCGCTCTCAGCCATGCAAGTGCCCACGAGAGCAGGCGCCGAAGGTTCGTAGTCAGGTTCAAAACCGATTGTGTTGAGGGAGACGGCGTTTCCTTGGTCCGTCAAGGCAACATTGCCCGTCCAATCTCCGGCTTCGAGCCAAACGAGGAACATGTCGTTGTACCCGCTGCCCACATCGCCTGGAATGCCTCTGGAAAGGAAGGCCCAGTCGAAGCTGAACTGGTCCACCGTTTCAGGCACCGTCACTTGGACACGAAGCTCCATGTAGTCGTATGTGTTGAAGGAGATTTGAGAAAGCTGCCCCTGGATCGTGTTGGAGCAGTCCCCTGTGCCTACTAACTCGGGATAGAGGTAGCAGTCTCCGGCATTGGTTTCCTGGATCGGGGCCGGGAGATCGAGATCTCCCGGTTCCTCAACGTCGCCGAGAAACTGGCTGCATGTCGTCATATCAGGAGGGAGATCGAGATCGCTAGTGTGTCCCGTGCCCAGAACCAAATAGCGCTCACCCTCGGTGGGATCCCAGGTGTCCGTTGTGCCGAAATGGGTTCGTGCTTCCCACCCCTCTTCCATCGCGGTCACCCCTGCCGACACCTGGATCTCCCCGGGGCACCCAAGGCCGATCAACGCCGCAGCGTCTAGCCCTTCTCCTTCGTCACAAGGCGCGTGCTGAGGGACTACGCATGCCGGGCAGTCCACGTCCGGGTCAAGGCCACACGGGAGATCCTCATCACCGTCGCCGTCCCCGTCTCCACTGGTCGTGCTGGCGTCCGTGCTGGAGGTCGTGGAGGCGTCCGTGCTGGAGGTCGTGGAGGCGTCCGTGTTTTCACCTTCTCCACTTCCTGCGGTTCCCGTACCGGCCTCTTCCATGGTCGAAAGATCAGGGTTGAATTCAGCAGCGCAGCCGAGAGTCAAAACGGCACCCAACAAACATCCAATGATCGATCCCCTCATGCTGAAAAGTGTAGCAGGTGCGATCCCTTTCGTGGAAAGCGCGCTCGGGGAACTGTTTTGGTTGGGACCCATGGTGCTTTGTGCACGGAGCTAGGGAACTTTTTACACAAGGATTTCGCCAAAGGGCCTCTCAGGGGGCCTCCCGACCGATCCACGGGATCGAGAGATGCGCCAGGAGCGCTCAGGGTGCTTGCTGCCCCCTTTGAGACTGGGAGGGCTGGGGCCATTTTTCCGCTTATAGGCGCCCCCGTTGTAGGGCCGCTGAATGCAGATCGAAGCCACAGTTGTCGAAGGCGCTCCCCTTCAACAAGCGATCGAGTTTCCCCTCGGTAGGGTGAATCCAGTGCGACCTGAGCAGGGGGAGACGGCATGAGGATCGTTGCGACACTCGACTCGAACGAGATCATCCAGTTGGAGAAGAACCCACCCAATGGCGTGGGCGTGGCTCGGAATGGCCAGTACATGGTCCCTATCGCAGAGGGGGTGAAGGTCGCTGTTGAGCCCGATAGTTTCATCATCCCCACCTCCGATCCCAACTCGGTGGTAGCGCGGAACTTCGCAGGGTTACTCGTCCAACACCCGCAGTTTGAAAACGTCCTCTTCAACCCCCTCATCGAGGGCGGCGATATCGACGATCTCGATCCGGCGGGTGTTTTGAACGAAGGGTCTCCGGTGACGGATTCCTACATTTCACGATTCCAATTTGGTCGTGGGACGGCCGGGCCCCTCCCTTCGGGAAATGCTGCGAACTCGGTCGCGGTCCTTCCTCAAAATGAGAGTGTGGGTCCTGGCTTTGAACGTCCCGGCGTGATCGTTACGAACACCATCGACGTGGGTCCACTCACCGGTGGGATCGGCGCTACGGAGTTTGCCGTTTATTGGTACGTGTACGAATTTTCGACGACCGTTGACGTGCGGTCCAGCTTCGGAACTTTTACGGGTCAGAACTCTCCGGCGATCCGGGAGGTCCTTGAGATCGACCAAGAACCGTCTGACTTCGAGGTCTTCATCTCGATCAACGATGGTGCCAACTATTTTCCGATCGAGCGGTTGCTCCCAGTTGCGTTCTGCACCCCCGGGCTCCTCATCCGGTTGGCTTTCAAGAACACCAACTCCCTCAACAAGCGCTTCATCGCGCACTACGGGTTGCTTTTTTAAGATGGCCAAACGTAGATACAGGAAGACGGCGACCTGCACGGTCTGTGAGTCGCCGTTCGACACGAGCAAGTACAGCGTTGCGCAAACGTGCTCCTCGCAGTGTCGAGGTGCCCTTCAACGTCAGAAGTCTGAATTGAAATTCCGGCTCGACGCTTTCGATGCGTGGACACCCGACATGGCCTACGCGCTCGGTCTGATTTTCAGCGACGGCAACATCACCAAACCGAAGCACGGATCTTGGCGCCTCCAATTCATCAGCACAGACCCAGAACAGACGACATGGTTCCACGGGTTCGTTGGTAATCCGAACAAGATTTCTGTTGTGATCCCTGAGCCGGGGATGATCCAGGGATGCGTCATCAACAGCACCAAGACTCAGTACAGGTCGATAACCGCAAGCGATACGCTAGTGACACGTCTCAGAGATCTGGGCATTCGTCCTCGCAAGTCGAAAGAAGCCAATGGGCTGATGCAGGTCCCGGATGCAATGGTGAGCCATTTCCTACGAGGGGTTTGTGATGGGGACGGCTCTGTCATGTTCATCAAAAACGCGAAAATGCCAAAAGGGAAAACTCTCCGAAGCACTATCGTGTGTTATCCGAAGAAAGATCGCTTGTTTCTTTCGCGGCTTCTCCAAACCCTTGGAGTGCCCCATACGGTGACCGAGAAAACGGTCCGTATGGATGGCAGCCAAGCCGAGTTGTTCTGCAAGGCCATCTACGAAGGCGACGGTGTACGGCTCGAGCGCAAGCACCAGGTCTGGAAAAACTGGTGTGCGATGCGGGCCGACGTTGGGGGTCTGATCACGGAACGAGACCCTTACGAGCCTCTCCGTGGGGTGCGTTCCCAACCGTGGCATCGCTGGTTCGGTCAACTGCCGGATCGACAGATCGCCAAGAAAACCGGGAAGGCCGTTAGCACCGTTGCCCTTGCTCGGAAAAAACTGGGCATTGATCCGGTGCCCCCGGCAAAGAAGATTGCCCCACGTCCGTGGCACTCCTCAGTTGGAGGGATGCCCGATTCTCATGTGGCTACGAAGTTCGGAATTTCTCCGGCCACCGTTCTGCACTACCGACGCAAAATGTCCGTCCCGATTTACACCCCTTCAACACCGACGTGGCATGCACTCGTCGGTACAGTGTCTGACTCTGCTCTCGCCAGACAACTTGGGATCGACCGGAGCACAGTTTCGAATCATCGACGCCGGTACGGATTACCGGCTGCAAGGAGCCTTTGAGCTATGAGTCAAGATTTTGGGAATGGCGTGAGCCGCACTCTCGACGCGTTCGCGCGTCAGTTTCAAACCGTGGTTTTCCAGACCGGGATGCCACCGCTAGATAGCGAGTTAAATCTCGTCCAGCAGGACCAGGTCGAACAGCTCGCCCAGATGGTTCGGGCGGAAGCGCATTCCGGGTTCTTCTTGGACCCCACTCGTGCGCTCGAAGACTTCGTGACAAACGGCTCGTGGTCGAACCTGTTTGAGTTCGCTCAGCAGAAGGACGACGCTGACGGCGATCCCGAAGAGCTTGCTCCGGTGATGTATGCCAACGTCAACGGTTGGATCATCCCCGTTGCTGGCAGCAACATCATTCAGGAGGGGACGACTACCAACCAGATCAATCTGTTCCCGCCCCCTGAGAGCGATGCCCGGATTGACTTCATTTTCCTGGAGGCGTGGACCGTCAATGTCGCGCCCAATCCCAGCACGGCCAACAAGCCTGCGGCGGACAAGATCTGGAAGTGGGGCAACGTCGAGTTCGGCGCCACCAACCTCGACGACGACATCACGGATCCGACTATCGGTTTCGAGACCACGGAGCGCGTCCAGCTCCAGTACCAGATTCGGGTCGTGGGCTCAGGATCAGGTGCGGGCTCGAGCCCGGATCTCTCGGTTTACCCGGATGGCTTGGGCGACCCCAACGTCTTCGCTCAAGGACCTCAGAGTTCGATCACCGCGTTCACCTTCGCCAACATGCGCAACCCTTTGGGGGACCCCTCCCTCTGGCGTGCCGGCGACGGAGACCCCCAGAACACCCTGGGCACCACCGACGGTTACGTCTACGCGGTTCCCATGTGCGCCGTGTTCCGGCGCAACAACCAGCCGTTCGTGGCAGTCAACCTGAGCGGCAACCCGAACCAGAACGGTGCGTTTGATCGTAACCCCTCGGCAGCCACTTTGGCCGATCCGCAAGACGGGGCTAAGCGTCTGACCACCATGGCGTTGGTGAACGACATGCTCCCTGAGCAGTTCACCGTGGACACCCTCATCGAGGTGGACAACCTCATCGGTTCGGGTTGGGACGACCCCAACATCAACCTGACGAACGCTTTCATGGTGCTGGATGACGAGGTGATCGGCATCTCGGCGGTAGATACCACCTCCTCTCCCAATACCATCACGATTCCAGCAGGTGGCCGTGGTCGGTGGGGAAGCGACCCTCTTACCCATGTGGGACGTAACATCAACGGCGATGTTGGCTCCGGCACCCCGGTGAACTTTTTCAACACGCGTGACGACGGCTTGTTCGCCGACGAGATCGCACAAGATGACATCCTCGACCTGCGTCGTGGCTGCAACCTCGGAGACTGGGACTACAGCCGCATCTTGCTGCACAATGTCGCCGCTCTGATGCGCAACCGTCTACGCTCCACCTGGAAGCAGGCCGGCAACGACGGTGGCGACACGCAAGGCGTGACGATCACCGAGGTGGATTACCTCCTCCAAGACGGCGGCACGGCGGCTCCTTTTGGCACCGAAGCGCTTGATGGTCCTGACGGCATCCGACAAATCTGGTCGGACGCTGCAGCCATTCAAGGTGATGTGACGTTGTTGCTCAACCCCGATGGCACCATCAACGCGGGGTTCATTCAGACCCTCGACGATCTGGTGGACTGGGACGTTGGCGCGGATTTCAAACCCGCCGCGTTCATGAACAACATCAACAACACGACGCCGGGATTCACCGACGGCACCACGATTTTCCTGTACATCGGTGGTGACGACGGCTCCAACGGAGCTCGCAAGACGTTCCGTGATGGCGGTACGCGTGCCGTTCGTTTCGTTGCTCCGCAGGAGTACTGGAAGACCCAGTTCCCCAACAGCAACACGGGACTGCAACATCCGGTGTCGCTCCTTTGGGTGAACTCGACCGAGTTCAACAACGGAAACGCAGCAGCCGGAGCTGGACTCCAGTCCCTGACGCCGGCTGGCCCAGGTCAGACCGCGACCGAACACCCGGGACCGATGTACCCGCTCCAGTCACAGGACTTCGAGAAGCCCTTCCTGGTGTGTGGCGGCGTCCTCAACACGGCCTCTGTCATCACAGGCGTCGATGGTGCGACTCAACTTGAGGGGAACAGTCTCTCTGGTGGCACCATCCCTCTGGGAGAGGGCGAGATCGTCTTGCCCGGTATCGATTTCGATACCCCGGCAGATTGGTGGAGTGCCACCGCTCTGGGAGCGTTCGCCAATGACCCGAACCTCTTGAACTTCCCCGTCATTCGGGGCCAGCGAACCCTGTGGGATCTCCTTACCAACGGAGGCAAGGACATCACCGGCAAGTCGTCGGAGGTGTACCTCATCATCTTCGGTGATGACGAGACCACCGCGAACAACGGAGCTTTCCGCGTCATCGGAGCGGGCACCACGTCTGCCAACGGTGGCTTGACCACCAACCCTGCCAGCCAGAGCAACCGACTTCGTGTCGAGTTCATCTCGCAGGGGATCGATGACTTCGACAACACGACCACCAAGACTGTCACGGTCGAGATGCGGTCGCAGATCACCAACTCCGAGGACGGAAACGGCTCGGCCGGTGGCCCTGCTGCGATGACCATCACTTGCACGGACCTTCGGGCTGTTGCGGGTGGGGCGTCGAACCCTTGGAACGTGGAGAACATCAACCCTGGTGTGAAGCCGGGCCATTCGCTGACGACCCCGTTCGATTTCAAGGCCGTCTTGAACGTCACGATGATGTACCACCCCGGACGTGGGGCTATGGCTCGTGTGCCGGACAAGATCAACCGCATCACGATCCAGTCGCCGCTCAGTACGATTCTTCGTCAGAGCAAAGCGGTTCTCGATCCCAACTTCCCGAATGAGACGGGCGCTCCTGGGAACCCGGCCGAGGTCGATTACTGCCCCACGCATGTCCAGACGTGGAACCGGTTGCCCAGTTTGGGTCTTGCGGCTCCGCAGGCACCGGACTACGGCGGCAACGTTGTCCTGAGTTCGGAGATCGATCGTGAAAACGAGAGTTTCTTCGACAACGGCTCCAAGACCCTGATGTTCCGGCCGTTCCAGCGGCAGGCGATGACCTTCCAGGGGTTCACGATCATCACGGATCTGGCCGACCTCACGTCGCTCCCGCCGGCCAACACTGACACGTTGCTCGGTGCGGCGACGATCGCCAATCCGCTCAACGGGACCCAGTACCCGAACCCGTCCCTCATCCCCAACGGTTGGGACGGTCCCAAGGACGATGCCAACATCTTCACGACCGGTCTGCGCATGGGGTACCCGGTGCCGTCCCAGTACGTGCCGCGCTTCGGTCGTCAGGACATCCCCTACTTCCAGGACAACGGTCCGATTTTCGGGGCCGGTGTCTTCTTGGAAGGCATCAACCACCTGTTCAGCGACAGCACCAATCTGACGAACCCCGTGTTCGACATCATCGGCGGTGAGGACAACCAGACGGGTGGCGTTCAGGTCACTCCGTTCTACCTCCAAACCGGTGCCACCGGCGGTCTCGAGTACGGCCAGTACGCGACCATCTTGGCCACGCTCACGCCCGCCTACCAGGGTCGTTTGACCACCGAAATCGGGGACGGTTGCTCTGAGGCGGCTGAGATCACCGCGAAGCTCAACGGCGTTGTCAGTTCGGACTTCGGTTCGGGCCTCAAGGGCATCATGTTGCCGCCGTACCTGGGCATCGCCCGGCTGTACGGGGTCTACGACCGACGTGACTTCGTGGCCAAGGGTGGTGTGACTTTCCAGAGTGACCGTGTCACTCCCGAAGCCAACCCGGCCGTCAACTTGTTGCGTCGCGATGCGGACAAGCAGACCCTCTTCATCTGTGAAGACGGTGCGTTCGATTTGACCGGAGTACGCGGAGACCACACGTACATCGTCCCGTTCAACACGATCGACATCAGCAAGTCCCCGGAGTTCGTGGGCGGGGAGATCCCGGAGCAGCTTGAGTATGTGCTTGAGTTCACCTCCTACGGGTTCGGCAACGGGTGGATCAACGAGAACAACTTCGTGATGGCTCGTCGCCACAACGGCCAGGGCACGCTCCGACAGGACATCGACAACCCCGAACTTTCGGGTGCGTTCATGAACATCCCGTCGTCGGCGCCTGATTCGAGCCGCCTCTACACGGCGTACAACCGCACCGTGTACCAGGGCGACCCGTACATGACTCGCCAAGGGGCGACTCGGACGACCACGGACTACGAGAACCGCTACGGACAGGTCTCTCAGGGCAATGCGTTCGGCATGAACGAGTCCATCCAGCAGTTCGACGCAGAAGGGGACCAAATCCCTGAGCGTCCCAACGCTCGGTCGTTCCAAGTCCTCGCCGCTGTGGATTTCTATACGACGATGGGTACGGGAAATATCGGCGGTCGTTTGTTCGCCGGCACCGTGACCGATGTCGGGTACACCAACGATGCACTGCCCGCGGCAGACCGCATTCCTCCAGCGTCGAACACACCGGCCTGGAAGATCCTGACCCGTTCCTTCACGGAGGGACAGGCGAACGTCAACACGGACCGTGCTCAGGCTGTCCTCGAGATCACTGGTTCGTCGGCAACGGTTCCGGTCTTCGACTACACCGTTTCGGCGCTCACGATCTTCACCCCCGCAGGGCTTCCCGTGATCTTCACGGGTGTCAACGGGGCTACTGCCGCCGTCGATGAGTTCGATGCTTCGTCGCCTGATGTGGCCGTCGTGGCACGCGAGCTGTGGACGAAGATCAATGCTCGAACCGAGATCCAGAGCATCGTGGCCGCGTTCAACGACATCGACTCGCCTCAGATCGAGATCGTGGCATTCGAGGTGGGAGCTGCAGGCAACGAGGTCAAGGTCCAGATCAACAACACGGACGACTTCTTGCTCAAGGTCCCGACCACGGGCGCGCAAGGACTCAACGCGTTGTTGACGACGACCAGTTTGCTTGGTGGTGAGGATCTTCGTCTCAACGCCGGCAACGGAACGACGCAGTTGGACCTCACCGGTATGACCGAGCGGATGCCGCTGGGTCTTCTGTTGCAGGACTCCGACTTCATCGGCGAGAACCCGCTCAACGACACCGCTTCGGCCGTCAACACCTTCTTCGGAGGGATTCGTCCGGTGCAGAGTCTGTTGCCTCTGACCGCTTCGGCCGGTGAGGAGTTCACACGGTTCGCGGGGTCCCCTGGCGAGTTGATAGCTTCGTCGGATGGCGCGATCCTCCAGTACACGGCCTTCAACGAGGACACCAACCCAGGTGGTTCCAGGAGTTTCCGTCTGTTCCGTGGTGGCGGCTCGAGCCTCGTGCTCGGCGGTCGCAACCCTGGTGGTCCTGTGGACTGGTTCTCCGACACCATGGCGCCTGCTCTGATGCCGGTGCTCAAGGGTGGTCTGCTGGCTTGCAAGGCTCTGTTGGTTCGCAACTTCGTCGAGGAAGCGTTCTCGACGGACGACACGACCACGGACGGTGACGAGATTCAGATGGTGTTGCTCACCTTGGGCATCATCGGTGAGGAGCGCGCCGAGCAACAGCAGAACGGCATCACGATCGGCGGCATCATCAGCCCCACCGGCTTCGGTGAGGGGTATGCGGCATCCGATCGTTACCGCATCGACGGGAAGCCCATGTTCGTGGGCCGCACTCGGGTCGTGCCTGATCCGGAGACCGTGCCCATGGCACCGTTCCCGGGCCGTGACGAAAGTGAGATTCTATGAACCATTTGTCGCAGCAAATGATCTCCATTGAGCTCCGGAAGCCGCACATTCAGCGGCAACGGCGGAGACTCCAGGAGAAGCTGCGACAACCTGGCCTTTCGGCCACGGACCGGATCACCCTGCAAAACATGTTGGGGTTTCTTGGAAAACCAAAAGAGTACAAATGGACGGATACGCCTCAACCGGGGGCGATAGACCCTGGACCGATGCCTGTCGTTGAGATCGAACTCGACTTCGACGGTGCCACCTTCGAAACACTCTCTACGCTGCCGCATTCACGGCTTTATCTCTACGCATATCAGGAAGGTCTGGAAGTCAAACCCGGTGATACCAAGGCTCTGGTCGTCAAGACGATCTTGGCCGAACACCAAGGAGAAGAACCATGAAGAACCGACTCATGATGCTGCTAGCGTTGCTGGCCGTTTTCACCATCAGCGCCCCTGTACTTGCTGAGGCGCCTGTGGCTGCCGCGGCTGCCACTGGGGATACCAAAACCGACGACGCCAAAGCTGACGCTAAGGCTGACGACGCCAAAGCGCCTGACGCCAAAGCTGATGACGCCAAAGCCGGAGACGGCAAAGAAGGCGATGCCAAGGTCGACGCGAAGGACGAAGCCAAGGCAGAAATCACCAGTGATGACGAGGCGGTTGCCGCAGCGTCAGCGCTGTTCACCGCCATTCAGGAAAAGCACTGGGGTCTCGCGTTGGGTCTCGGCCTTTCGTTACTCGTGTTCGGTCTGCGCAAGGCGAAGGTGCTTGCCAAGGTTCCTGCCAAGATGCTTCCGTGGGTCACGGCTGTGATCGGCGTGGTCGGCTACGTTGTGGCCGCACTCATGACGGATGGTGCCAACATGACGGATGCGATTGTCGGAGGTGCCACAACGGGTGTCGCGGCTGTCGGTCTCTGGGAGATGGTGCTCAAGCACTTCCTCTCCAAAAAGGATGCTGAGGAAAGCACTGCGTAGCGTTGCGTGATGTGGAAGGGCCCGACTCACAAGGTCGGGCCCTTTTTTTTGCCTTGGATTCAGGTCGTGACGATTACTAGGCTATGACCTGCGTAGAATGAGGGGAACTTCCCCTTCTTTGTGCTGTGAGACGACGAAAGAAACAACCTATCCGGGTGACTCAGGGCCTTGCGGCCAGGCGCCGTATGCTGGCTGGGGTGGCTGAGATGACCCGAGTGGTCGCCGCTACCTACGGACCCCGAGGGCGCACCGTGATGCTGGATCGAGCCGGCGGTGTTCTTTCCACGAAAGACGGGGTGTCTGTCGCGTGGGAAATCGAGCCGGCAGACCCGCTCGCACGGCTGGGAACCCGCCTCCTCCAAGAAGCCTGCGACAAGGTCAACAAAGCATGTGGGGATGGCACGACGACCACTGCGATTTTGGTTCATGCGATCCTCCGACAGAGCCTCAAGTACGTGGCCGCCGGAGAGCACCCAGCTCGGCTTGCCCAGCACCTTCAACGGATTGCCCAGAGTTTCGAGCACTCCGAGTTATGGGACGTGATGTGCCCCGTTCCCGTCGATAGCGAGCTGCTGATGCGGCAAGTCGCTTTGACTGCCAGCAACGGAGACGAGGAGATCGCCGACGCCCTTGTGGATGCGTTCGGCCGTGTGGGGTCCGAAGGCATCATCGTGGTCGAGGAGGGGAAGAGCCGGGGGATCGAGCTCGATCACAAGACCGGGATGGAGATCGAGAAGGGGTGGGAGAGCAGCGATCTCTCTGGCCCTGACGGGGGACCTCGTCACATGGACGTGCCGCTGGTTGCGTTGATCGATGCGGAGCTCACGACCTTGAAAGATGTGAGCTCCATCTTGGAGCAGGCTAGTCAGTTCCCGCACCCCCTCATCATCGTGTCGCGTGGGTGCTTCGCTGACGCGCTCAAGGTGTTGATCGCCAACGACCGGAAACTCGAGCGTGGTGACGGGGGCAAGTTCGAGGTGATCGCTGTTCGATGTCCGGGCCATATCGATTTCATGCGTTCCCACCTGGACGACTTGGCTGCGCTCACCGGGGCGACCGTGCTCGACCCTTTGGTGACGCCTCTCGACAAGTTCACGTCGGAGATGTTGGGGTCGGCCCAGACGGCGACGGTGAAGAAGGAGTCCGCGACGTTTGTGGCGTTCGAGGACAAGTTCCCGCTCATCGAAGCACGCGTCGAACAGCTTCAAAAAGAGGACACCGGGTTCAGTCACGACGCCGAAGAAATCCGCACGAGGATCGCAAAGCTGACTGACGGGTTTTGCGTAATGCGAGTCGGTGGGTGGTCCGAAACGGAACTTCGTGAAAAGCGAGCGAGGATCGAGGACGCGCTGGAGGCCCTTCGTGTGGCCATCGACGAAGGCATCGTTCCCGGTGCCGGGGTGGCGTACTTGGCGCTCTCGAACTTCCTGGAATTCGCCACGGATGGGCCCGCATCGAAGATACTCCAGGACGCGCTCAGGGAGCCTCTCAGGACGTTGGCCCGGAATGCGGGCAAGGAGGCACCCGTCGTCCTGCAACGCGTCCTGGAGGCGTCTCAGGAGCCTGGAACTACCAAGGCACTGGCCTCCTGGGAGGCTGGATGGGATGCCCGCACTGACACTGTGCGGGACCTCCGCGATCTCCCCGTCATCTGTGACCCTTTGGCGGTGGTGAAGGCCACCGTGCTCACGGCGATTTCGACCGCCTCAACCCTGCTGACCGCCGAGGTTGTGATCACGCGGGTAAACTCGTGAAAAGCTCATGCGCTATCAACTGATCCAACACAAGAATGGCGTGTACACGCCGGACACCGTGGACGCCCTGCGGACGCTCGAGCAGCGTGTTGCCAAACTCAGCACGAGTCTCGTCGTTGAAGGTCGTCCACAGCCGACGATGGGGTGGGGACAGGTTCGAGAGGACCCAGGGCCGACGGGGCTCCCTCCCGAGTGGAGCGCGGTTTCGACGGGGCGTGAAGTTTACATGCGCCTGGAGATGAACAAGGACGAAGGCTCCGAGGCAACGCGGCGTGAGCGTGAATTGGCGATGCTGTGGGGGCTCACGGTGCCGTTGGGGTTCACTCCGTACACGCGCTACCCGTTACCAGGGCCCCACGATCAGGTGTTTCACTTCTTCGGAGAGTGGACCACGATGATGGACCAGCTCCTGGGGGCCGGTCGTGGTGAGGCTGCGTGGCCGGGTTTTTGTGCTGCTGCACAACTTGACGTAGGAAAGTGGGAAGGCGGGCGCGGGACCGAGCGGCTCGTCCAAACTCACCTGCACCGGATCGGTTACAACGTCGGCGCGATCGACGGCATCGTAGGGAACAAGACCCAAGGTGCGCTGAGGGCGGCTGGGATGCACTCCTTGGAAATGACCGAAGTGGCCAAGCAGATCGTGAAAATGGTGCCGCACGTTCCAACGATCCTCGAAAAGGATGTGCAGGGTCGTTTGGAGATGCCTGACGTTGATTGGTCTATACATCCCTATGGACAGGTACGCACGACGCGAACTGTTCGAGGGGCCGATTTTCACATCTCCGGTCCCGGCCGTGTCGTCATCGACGTTCGGGACCCTCCTACATGACTCTTTCCACGCTCAGCCCGAATCACGAGAAGGTCGCCTGGGCGTGGCTCGACAACCTGGTGGACAGGGCCCAGCGGGGCCAGAAGCGTCCGCCCACACAAACGGTCCCTGCGGATCTTCCGCCTGCGGTCAAAATGACGCCGCGCGCACGGGAGCAGTCCGTCCAGGATGCGTACGACGCGACGTTGAAGGTCCTCATCGCGACCATCAAGTCGGAGATCGGTGGCATCCAGAGGGCTGAGGCCCAGTTCGCACGCCGAGCTGGCGTAGATCCGCTGTACTTCAACTGGTTCCTCATCAACGGGAAACATTGGCCCTCGATGTCGAGAGACGCGAACCGGGCTCTTCGAGCGATCCAGAACATCTACCTGTGGTACGGCGCGGTGCCGAGCCACTGGAACAACATGCAGATCCCTGAGATGGCTCAGAGCCGTGATCGGGATCGTGAATTTAAAGTTTTCGGCAAATGGTTTTTGCAGTCGGTCATCCCGAAAATCGAACGCAAGTACGTTCGTGAAATTTACAAACAGTCGCAGGATTTGGTGAAACAGTTCCGAGGCCAGGGCACCCCGCGTGATCCCAAAGCTGCGATCATGTTGATGCGGGATTTCGAGAAACGTCTCGTTGCGGATCGCTTCCAACTCAAGCCCGCGGTTCAAGAAGTCGTCGATCTCTTTTCGTGAGGCGTATAAGTGGGGAATGGATCTGGACCCGCGCCTCAAGGCAGCTCATGAGCGGCTGAAAGAGATTCGTAACGAAACGAAACTCACCCTCAAGCCAACCCCTTTGCTCAAGACGACCTTCACCGGGTTCGACGGCGAAGAGCACCCTTTCAACCTGCGGTACTACCAGGTGCAGGGTGTCCTCCACCTGGTGGCGATGAACCGGTTCCTGCTCGGCGACGACACCGGCATCGGCAAGTGCGTCGCCCATGACACCCGGATTTTGACCGATCAAGGACTGGTCCCCATCCAGGACCTGTGGGCGGAAGGTCCCTGTGATCTCGACAACCACCCCGAACCGGGCACGTTTGTGCCCGCAACGGACCACAAGGTTTGGACAGGCGCGCGGTGGGCGAAGATCAAGTCCTTTTACTATGACGGTGATCGGCCCACCAAGTACGTCGAGACCCGATACGGGTTCACGGTTGAAGGATCGCATCGCCATCCCATTCTGGTTCGCACGGAAGCAGGAGAAGAATGGCGGCGCCTTCCTGAAATTCAGGAAGGCGATTACGTTGTCGTCGAACGCCGCAAAGTGCGATGGCCTCAAGAAGCACCGGACCTGACATGGGAGCCCAGTCGAGCACCGAACGCCAAGACGTACCCCCTCCCCGCCACACTGACTCCTCGTTACGCGCGATTGCTGGGTTACTTTGTGGCCGAAGGGAACTCCGCTAACCAGTACGGGTTTACCATCACGCAATACGACACCGAAATTCATGAAGACATCCGGGGGTGTTTGAAAGACGTGTTTGGCTGGGAGGGGAACGAAAACCGCGCCAACCGAAACGAGGAAATCGTGGTGTCGAGTGTGGTGCTTCGGGATTTTTTGGAGTTCTCCGGGGCAAAACATGTCACCTCGGAAGCCAAGCGGATCCCCTGGTCCGTCATGCAGGGAACCCAGGACTGTGCCGTGGAATTTCTACGAGGGTTGTTTGAAGGCGATGGGCATGCGCTCGCCATTGGGGGGATCGAATACACCTCCAAGTCTTTGCAATTAGTACGGGATATCCAGGCCCTTCTGCTTCGATTTGAAATTGTTTCACGAATAGCTGAGAAGGTGATTGATGATGAGTCCTACTGGCGTATGACCCTTCTTGGTGATGATGGCAGGGTGTTTCGCGATGGCATTGGATTCGTTTCGCGCCGCAAGACCGCTGATCTGCAAGTTGGTCTCGACAAACCCAGCAACACGAACCACGACATCATCCCTCATGTTGCCCATCTGGTTGGGCCGCTTTACGGAGCCCTGAAAGAAGCAACGCACGTTGGCGGCCCAAACGGGGCTCGCCAGGGGTCCGGGATCAAGCAGTTTGGAGACAGTTTCCGTAACTCCATCCAGCACGTTTTGGCGGGGCGTCGGAACCTCACGTATCCCAAGCTGCAAGAGCTTTTGAGCCATGCCGCCGATTTCAATCTCGAGGCCCTCCCAGAGTTCGTAGAGCTTCACCGCATCTCCCAGGACCATCATTTCTACGACCCCGTGACATACCTTGACGATGGGGTGTGTCCGCTAATGGACCTGGAGATCGACGCGGAAGAGCACTCGTTCGTCGGCAACGGCATCGTCAACCACAACACGATTCAAAGTATCGCGGCCCTATGTTTCGTGTGGGCCAAGGACCCGAACATGAAGGCCGTCATCCTCACCAACAAGTCGGTGGTGGGTCAGTGGGCGCTCGAGTTCGACAAGTTCTGCACGCCGGACAACATCAACGTGATCACCTGCGTGGGCTCACCCACCAAGCGCGAGAAGATCTACAAGGAGTTCGAGGCGTCCACCGGGCCGACCGTCCTCATCATGGGGTACGCGACCTCTCGTCGGGACATCAAGTTTCTCCAGCACTGGAAGGACTTCGTCCTGATCTGCGACGAGGCCACTGCGTTCAAGAACCCATCCACGCAGACCTACAAAGTCATCCGTCACCTGTCCCGCAATGCGAGTCGGTTTTGGGCGCTCACCGCGACACTGATCAAGAACAATCTCATCGAGGGGTTCGCCATCTACTCGCTCCTCATTCCCGGCTTGTTCCCGAGCTCGAAGAACAAGTTCATGATGGAGTACTGCCTCACGCGGTTGCAGCCCATCCCGGGTAGTCGCCGACAGATTCCGGTCATCATCGGATACCGCAGCGACCAGATCAAACGGTTCAAGGACAAGATCGATCCGTACTTCCTGTCGCGCGCCAAGTTCGACGTGGCCAAAGAGCTGCCCGTGCTCCAGATCAAGCAGCACAAGTGCGGCATGACTCGGGCCCAGCAGGCCAAGTACCAGGAGGCCCTCGAAGGGTTGCTGGAGAAGGACCTCTTGGACGAGGAGGTCGAGACCACGAAGCTCACCGCGCTGATCTACTGCCAGCAAATCGTGGACCATCCTGAGCTTGTTGACTGCGAAGGCGACAGCGACAAGATGAACGAGCTTTTCACGTTGTTGACCGAGGGGGATCTCGCAGACGAGAAGGTCATCGTGTTCAGCCGGTTCCGCAAAATGATCGACAAGCTCGAGGAAGTTGCGAGTTCCAAGAAGTACAAGATGAAAACCGTTCGGGTCACCGGGGCCGAAAACGAGGACGAGCGCAAAGCTGCGATGCAGGCGTTCCAGGACCCGAACTCCGATGTGCGCATCTGCTGGATCACGGAAGCGGCCAAGGAGGGCATCAATCTCCAGGCTGCCAAGGCCCTCGTGTTCTACGACAGCCCATGGTCTGCGGGAGACTACCTCCAATGTCTTGATGACGACACCGAGATTTTAACCCGGAGGGGGTTCGTGGGGCGCACAGAGATCCGAAAAGAGGACGAGGTCGCGGCTTTCAACCAGAACACTTCTGAGATTCGGTGGCAAGCCATTCGATCCATTACAGATCGTCCTTTGGCGCAGGGGGAGCAGATGTTCGAGATTAACTCTCGGCACCTGAATCTTCGCGTAACAGGGGGACACCGCATGCTTTACAGACGGAAGACACTCAAGGACAAGAAAGCCGTGTGGCCGGAAGCCTGGAGGATCGAGACTGCTGAGGAGATGGCCTCGGAGAGGTCTCACTACCAAGTTCCAGTCTCGGGTGAGCAGGAGGCCGAAGGACTCCCCCTTACTGAAGACCAACTTGAGTTTATCGGGTGGGTTCTATCAGATGGATCGCTTAACAAAGCGAACCGGCAACTCGTCATTGCGCAGGCCGTGCATCAGCCCCAAATTCACGATCTTCGTCATTGTATCCAGAAATGCGGTTTTGACTGGAGCGAGTATGACCGAGACCCTGAAAAGTGTGGGGGATTTCCGAATGGAAAACCTCAGATCGTGTTCTCCATCCCGAAAGGCACTCAGGGAGGATCCCGTGCTCGTAACGGGTGGAAAGATCTCGAACCCTACCTGGACAAGGATTTCCCTCTCCTGTTGGAGAAAGCCACAAACCATCAACTTGCGGCCATGCTTCGAGGACTGCACCTTGGAGATGGCGCCAAATATCGCGGATCAGATTGGACGCAAAGGTCGTACCACATCTACACAAGTAGAAAGATCTTCGCGGACAGGCTGCAAAGCCTATGCGTGCGGCGAGGCTTCCGATGCAACGTGAGGCACGAAAAAGGAGGGCCGGGAAAAGCCCGTGAGAAGGACGGGTTTCATCTCCACATCAAGAAAACTAGTTCTTGGTCCCTTTGTGGCAACCTGAAACATGGTGACCGTTCTCATCTGACTATTTCCCAAAGTAAACCAGAGGAACGCGTGTGGTGCGTCGAGAATGACATGGGGACCCTGGTCACTCGTCGTGCTGGGAAGGTGGCGGTCGTTGGAAATTGCTTGGGCCGCATGATCCGCATTGGATCGACACACGACCGCTGTTACGCGATCCACCTCGTAGCCAAGGGCACGATCGACACCAAGGTCATGGGCGTTCTGCGCACCAAGATGAAGCTCATCGAAGCCGTGATGGGCAAGCGCCTCAAGGGCGAAGGGATGGAGGACGTGGTGGTGTCATCCGACAACAGCATCGACGACATTTTCTCGGCCCTCCAGGCGGACGCAAGGAAATACGCATGATCGATCCCGTGACTGTCCGGCGTCCCCTCGGAGACAACGCGTCTACCGCAACGCTCTACTACGGGGCCGACTGTCGAGAGACTCTGCGAGGGATCCCTGAGAAGTCCGTCCATACCGTTGTCACGTCGCCCCCGTACTTCGGTCTACGGGACTACGGGACCGGTGATGCGCAGATCGGTCTCGAGAAAACACCACAGGCTTTCGTGGCCCAGCTCGTTGAAGTGTTCCGTGAAGTTCGACGCGTACTTCGTGACGACGGCACTCTGTGGCTCAACCTGGGAGACAGCTACGCCAACGACACGAAATGGGGAGGCAGTAGCGGGGGCAAGCACGCCGCCGGGCTTCACGGTGCTACTGGCGTGGGACGAGGGAAGCGCCACACGGGGCTCAAGAGCAAGGATCTGATCGGCATTCCTTGGATGGTGGCGTTCGCTTTGAGAGCAGACGGCTGGTACCTGCGCAGTGACATCATCTGGTCCAAGAGCTCGTGCATGCCCGAGAGCGTGAAAGACCGCCCAACGAAAGCACATGAGTATCTGTTCCTGCTGTCCAAACAGCCCAAGTACTTCTACGATTCGGATGCTATCCGGGTGCCGGTGGCGAACCCAAAAGCGGTCGCGCACGGTCTTGGTTCTGTCGAAGCGTGGTCGGCTACACGCAACAACGCTTACGGCTTAGGAGACGCGTCGAAGGGTCAGCCGAAGGGACATGCGGGCACGCACAAGTCTGGCAAGAACAAACGCTCGGTGTGGAACGTGAACCCCAAGCCGTACCCGGGGGCGCACTTCGCCGTGTTCCCGCCTGAGCTGATCAAGCCGTGTATTTTGGCGGGCACTTCGGCAAAAGGCTGCTGCCCTGACTGTGGAAATCCCTGGGAGCGGACGGGATCGCGGGGGAAAGACGCGGTTACGTGGCGCCCCACCTGTGAGTGTGATGCAGGGGACCCAGTTGGGTGTACGGTTCTGGACCCTTTCAGCGGAAGCGCCACCACCGGATTCGTGGCCCTGAACCATGGCCGGGACTACGTCGGCCTGGATCTGAGTGATGAATACCGGGCTCTTGCCGAGGCCCGTCTTCTCGGTGAACGTCCGCCAAAAGAAGATGAAAATGGCGACGACGGGATCTTGGAGTTCTTCGGGGTAGAAGATTCGTGAGCCGAGAGTACGCCGATCCCGACTGCCCGGACTGCCGGGGGGAGGGGTTCATCTACGGAGCGTCCATGCTCGATGGGGGTCATTGCTGCCACTGCATGATGGATGCGCTGAAACTCCAGAACATGGACAAAGTGTGGCCGTCCTTGGCGGCATCGAAGGAGTTTACGGACCTGCGTCTGAATCCTCCGTTGGCCAAATTCCTGAACCACAGTATTTGGATCACAGGAAGAGAATCGTATTTTCGAGCGCACCTCAAAGCCGTGGCTTTCGTCCAGGACACCATGTGGGATGCGAGAGTGATCACGGACCTTGATCTGCTCGACGCATGGCTCAAGACCGCGAAAGCGCAGGGACACAAAATTTACGATTCGGAGATCGACAATCATGACCACCGGTTCGTTGCCATGGATGTTTCCGAGCTCGTTGAAACGTTCGGCCTTGTGATTTTGAAGCTCGGGGTGAAGCAAGCCCCAAACAAGGAGACGCACAGCGTCATCCTTGAAGCCCTCGCCGTTCGTCGGCATTTGGGACTTCCGACGTGGATCGTGGACCAACCTGACCAACGCATCGACGACATGACCCACCGCGGTTACAGCGACATCCTTGAGGGGATGCTCGGTCACTGGCCACACCTTGCTTTGGTAGGCCCCAACATCAAGTTGATCGCTGGGGAACCGCCGCGAGGTGAGCCAGAAGTTGTTTCGGATGTGAGTGTGGATGACCTTTTGGAAACTGCACTTAGTGCCGACGACGAGGGTGGTGAAGACACCGAGGGCGACGGCGAAGACACCGAGGACGCTGAGGACGGCGAAGACACCGAGGATGCTGAGGATGCTGAGGATGCTGAGGATGCTGAGGATGCTGAGGATGCTGAGGATGCTGAGGATGCTGAGGATGCTGAGGACGAAGAGGAGGTCGAAGAAGAAGAAGAAGACGACGATGAAGAGGAGACCGAAAACTCGATGATCGCGGCCCTTCAAGCCAACGAGGAGCGGGCTGCTGAAAAAGAGCGGTACAAGCCCAAGAAGAAAAAGAAGAGTAGCTGGGGGCGCAAGAAATGAAGAATCTACTTCGTTCCTGCTTCGTCGCGGACCCCACGACGGACAAGTCTGAGCTGTTCGCTCACAACTACCACGCGATGGTGGACTCGGGCCTCGGGTTTGACACTCCGGAGGACAACATCCTGTGGACGTTCATCCAGGACTTTTTCAAGTCCCATGGTCACGTCCCCGAGCTCCAGACGATGCGGTCCCACTTCGCGACCGTGCAAGACACGGACGCGGTGGACCGTATCGAACGTCTGGCGATGCTCAAGTCGAGGATGCGGGGTGACTTCCTCACTTACCTCGAAGAGAAAGCCACCGACCGACGTAACCGGATCGTGATGGACCTCGCCAAAGAGATGGCGCAGATCGTCACCACCGGCATCGAAGTCAAAGACCTGAAAGGCAATTCGACGAAACTCCTGGGGGCGATCGACGCGATGCGTTACGTCCTCGATCGGAGCCACGACATTGTGGCACCGACACTGGGGTCCAAGCTCTCCGGCAACTTGATGCAGGATGAGGATGACTTCATCGATCGCTATGACCGCATCAAAGCCGACCCTCTCTACGGGGTTGGGCAGCAGTGTGGCATCAGCCAGATCGATGCCGTGCTCAACGGTGCCAAACGGTACGAGCTGTGGTTGCACACGGCGTACACCGGCGGTTTGAAGTCCACGTTCGCCCTGCACTGGGCCTACATCCAAGCCATCTATTACCGGGCCAGCTCCGTCTACTTCTCGATCGAGATGCCCTACGTGCAGGTCCGCAACCTGATCATGGCGATGCACTCGGCGCATGAGAAGTTCCGGGAGGTCCGTGAACAGCTCGGCATCACCGGCCTCGGCCTGGAATACGACAAGCTCAAGACCTCGACGTTGGCTCCCAACGAGGAGAAATTCCTCAAGGAGTACGTCGTTCCTGATTTCAACAAGAAATCCACGGTGCGGGCGACCGGGCCTTCTGCGGTCCAGGCGGAAGACTACGGCGACATCCATATCCGTAACCGGGATCCGGAAAAGCGCACGTTCACCATCGACGATCTGCGCTCCCAGGCGGAACTGGTTTTCGCCAAGACTCCCTTCTCCCTGATCTTCGTGGACCACGTCGGTCTGATGGATCCGCGTGAGAAGCACGGCGGCACCACGGAGAAACTGAACGAGGTGCTGAAAGACCTCAAACAGTTGGCCATGGGGTTCAACCGTGGCATGGGCATCGCGGTGGTCGGGCTGTTCCAGATCAGTCGTGAGGGGTTCAGGTCCGCTGAGAAGAACGGCGGCCGGTACAATCTCACCCACCTCAGTTACGCGAACGAGGCCGAGCGTTCTTCGGACATCGTCACGGCAACGTGGATCGACGACGAGTTGCGCAAACTCAACCGGGCGATTTTCATGTGTCTCAAAACGCGTGACACAAAACCCTTTGATCGCGTGCCTGTGCGGGTAGAATTTGCTTGTCGCCGGATGCTTACGGACAACACGTCGATCGAAGAGATTGACCAGAAGGTCAAGGACGCCAAGGGCGGCGAGGACGAGGACAAACAGAATTGGAAAAAGAAGGCGAAACAACCCGTGCCGGATTTGGACTTTGACTGATGGGTACCCTGTCATCCGATGCCCAGCGCTTTCCGGACGGCCTCATTGGGGTCCGTCCGGAAATCGATTTCCCAGACCTCGACAAGTTCGATGTTTCGGGCTTTCAGCAACGCGCATTTCCGTTCATACCGACAGGCAGTTCGAATCTGGCTCGGGTATTCAGGACCATTCGGGTAGATTCTTGGATCTGCGTGCCAAAAAGTCCCGTTCACTTCGACAGCGATGTTTTTGGAGGGCACGAAGAAATCGATAACAGCGCCGAATGTCCCGTCTGGGTTTCGAATCCTGTGTTGGGGCATGTTGTCGATTCCGAGAGAGTTCAGCATCTTTCCGACTTCTTTCTCCAGATGAGAAACACGTGGGACACGGCCTTCAGCGATCGCTTTGGAGGTGGCCAACGAAAGTTTCTGCCTCGTCTCGGCCGACACCGTGTATCGTCCCTCTGCCTTTCTTTGCGCGTTCATTTTGCGGCGTCGTTCAGAGGACGCTTGTCGCACGTGAAGAGGTACCTCGTACGGTTTGGTCACTACCCTTCCAACGATCCCGCTCCCACGAGCTTTGTAATGACACGCTCGCGAACAAAGAAAAGCGTCGGTTTTCGAGAGCCGTTCCTGCGAAGGAGTTCTCGTCACTGGGGTTTCACAGACCGCACAAGGCTTCGTCTCCGAATCGGAGAGGATCTCAGCTCGACGAGCGTACGAACATTTTCTCGAGCACGTGGTCTGACGGCCATGTTTCAACCGAGCAGGATCTGCTTGGTACGATGTCCCACACACCGGGCAATTCCGGTTAACTAAACGAGAACTCATGATGAAAAAGGACCTAGTTCATAGGGTGGTCATGGTTCGTCTCTGGCACGGGGACTGTCTCGAACGACTTCGAGATCTGTCTGATGGTGCTGTAGGGACGATCCTTTGTGATCCACCCTATGATTAGCAGACATCGCATTTATGTCAAAGGACTGGGATGACAACGACGTGCTGCGCAACGACAAGATCTGGCGGGAGTGTCTCCGAGTGCTGCGCCCTGACGGCATCTTCAAAGCGTTCGCGGCCACGCGGACCTATCACCGGTTGTGCCGCACCATCAAAACTGTAGGGTTCGTCGAGGTTCGGCTCGAGGCATGGCTGTACGGATGTCTCACCGACGATGCTGAAATTCTGACTGAGAAAGGATGGGTGCCTGGTGTTGACGTGAAAATCGGAGACAAGGTGATGTGTTGGAGAAGCGATCTCGACGTGGCGGTGCTTATGCCTGTTGAGGACAAGACGCTTGCCCCTTTTGACGGTGATATGGTGGCTTTCGTTAATGACAACACGGATCAGTTGTTGACGCCCAACCACCGAGTCTACAAAAAACATCGGTTCCGTAAACAGGTGGATGGGGTGCGTGTGTCTTCGCGTGAACCGGAGTGGACCGTAATGGAGGCGGCCGAGATTAATCGTTGGCAGCCCGTTCAACTGCCATTGGCAGCTTTCCACGAAGGACCGGGTTTGCAGAAGGACGAGTGGTATGCCGAACTCCTCGGCTGGGTTTGGACCGAGGGCGGTTTCGACAAGAACGGCACGGGGGTTCGCCTTTGGCAAAGCAGCGTGAACCCAGATCATGTTGATCTGATCAACACGCTTTTGGAAACCCATGTACCAGAGCATAAACACTACGAACGAACTCGGAATTACAAGGGCCGCGACTACGTGGAACACTGCTGGTTTTTTTCCGGCGAACAAGCCCTACGTGTTCGCGGCGATTTGCCCGGTAAACATCCGACCTACGATTTGCTGTGGCGCATGACCCTTGAGGAGAAGGAAGCCTTTTCTCTCGCAGCCCTCCGCGGGGACGGAAGCAATGAGATCGTACTGTGGCAGAAGAACGAGGACGACCTTATATGGTACCAAACCCTTCTCCACATGACGGGACGACAGGGGCGGATCAATCTCCGAAAGTGGTGTTGTGGGGTCCACAACAATCCAACCACGGAGCTACAACAACGGCATCTCACTGCCGTGGACAAAGTTCCGTACAAGGGAAACGTGTGGTGCGTGAAAGTTCCGACCGGGGCTTTTTTCGCACGCCGCAATGGGCAGGTGTTCATCACAGGCAACTCCGGTTTTCCAAAATCCACGAACATTTCAAAAATGATCGACCGACAAGCCGGGGCTGAGCGAGAGGTTGTCGGCACCAAGCGTGGTGTCGGGGGCGAGAACATGAACGACATCGTGCACGGCAACGATGTCCGACAGACGACGGACGCTGGTGGCAAAGGGGTGGGGGCCTACGGCACCGGTGCCAAACAGGTCGCTGTGGATGTGCCGGTCACCATCCCTTTCACGGAGATGGCCAAATTGTGGGAGGGGTATGGAACTGGGCTTAAACCGGCTTGGGAAGCGGTGGTGTGCGGCCGAAAGAAATCGTCATGATGAAAGAGGACAATCGGGTGTTCGTTCGTGTTCGTGGAGGTTGGCGTGTGGTGGACCCCGGTTGTGCTCTTGACGTGATGCCCCCCGACGGGTGGCCAGATCTCTCCTACGCTCTTCGGACGTATTCGGATCTCGTCATCTGGCGTGGGAGAATCGTCAAAGATCGATGGAACCTTTTCAACCTCACTGAGTTTTTGGCTGAACTCCGTGAACAAGGGATTTCGGTCGAGTCATGAAAATCGTAACGGTCACTCGGAAGCCGTGCACGTCGTCGAGTACGACGGGCAACGTGGTCGAGCATGACGCTGGTGCGATCAACATCGAGGCGTCGCGCATTGGGTTCGCGGACGCGCAAGACTTGGCGGTAGTCAAGATGAAAAACCCCAGCAACGGTGGGGCCGAGGCTGCTACCTCAGCCGTGTACGGGGCGAAACGTCCGCAGGGAAAGGTCACGGAGACAGGGCGTTGGCCTGCGAACCTGATCCTTCAACACAAATCCGGATGCAAACGCGTCGGGACCACGACAGTTCCTGGCTACACCATCAACCGCTGGACGGATGGTGCGAAACCGTTTGGAGGGGGCGCCGGACACGAGTACGAGAGTGAAAGGCAGCCGGATGAGGAGGTTCCTGTCTGGGAGTGCGAGGATGGATGCGCTGTCAGAGGACTCGATGGGAAATATACGCCACCGCCAAAAGCGGGGAACCGTAGAAAATCTCTGAGGGGTACCACTGACGGGGGGGTTTATGGGGCGTGGGGGCCGGTGAGCCATAACCCCGACTATTTCAAGGATGATAATGGCACCGCGTCTCGCTTCTTCAAACAGGTACAGGGAACGGACATGAACGATCTTTCTCCCGAACTCATCGACTACCTCACCACGATGATCTCACCACCGCCCGAGTGCGAGCCTTTGGTGCTCATCGAACTCAATCTCGATGACGTGGCGTGGGAACAGTATGAAGACAGCTCCGTCCACGGCATCATCACCGTCGGCAACCCTGAGCCGCACATGGACGCCATCGATCGTGTCCTGCGACCCGGTGCCCATCTCCTTGTCATCGCGCCGGATGAGGAGCCCGCAGGGTACCCCGCTGCCTGTGCGATCGAAGACTTCGGCTACGAGATCCGGGACGCCATCGCATTGCTCGATGAGCCCGGTGGTTTCCACTACGTCGCCAAAGCCAGTTCAGCCGAACGCAACGCTGGCATCCTGCTCCATGAAACGGAGACGGGGCGGAAGGTCCAGAATGAGCATCCAACAGTTAAGAGTATCGGCGTGATGGAGGCCCTTCTCCATGATGTACCCAAGGGAGCCCTCGTCGTCGATCCTTTCATGGGATCCGGGACCACGGGCATCGCCTGTCTTCATACGGGCCACAACTTCATCGGCATCGACCAGGACGAGAACTACCTGCGCATCGCCGACCAACGGATCCGTCACTGGGACCGCGCCAAGAATGCGTGGAACGGTGCGACGATCGAGTCCGAAGCTGAGTTCGAGGAATCCGAAGAGCCGATGGAGCTCGACGATTTGTTTGGGTTGGCGGTCGAGGACCCCACCCCTGTTGGAGACTGTCGAGTTTGCGGAGAGCGGGACGAGGAAGAGGAGATCAAAGAGGGCGGCGAACGATTTGAAGTCTGTTCCCAATGCGCAGCCGATCGACCTCGTGTCCGAGCTTTCCTTGCGAAGTGAGCCATGCGCATCGTAACCGTCGCCCGGAAGCCCTGTGAGTCCTCGAGCACGACCGCGAATGTGGCCGAGCATGAGGCCGGTGCGATCAACGTGGACGCTTGTCGGATAGGGGGACGCTTGTCAGGGGGACGCTTGTCGGATAGGGGGACGCTGGCCGGCCAACGTGATCGTGGTTGGCTCTGAACCTCAAGAGTTTCTGGATGCCCAGAGTGGTCAGCTCACAAGCGGCACGGGGACCGTGATGCGGGCTTCGTCGAAGGATAAACAAGGCAACCGGGGAATGGCTTACGGCGCTGAGAGCCGTCCTTACGGCGCTGTGATGGTCAGCTACGGGGACACCGGGGGAGCCTCCAGGTACTACAAATGCTTCGAGGACGGGGATCAGCCCGAATAGCCGTCAACTGGGCTAGTTTCCAGGCTACGTCCGTTTCGTGAAAAGTCGGGTAAAACCAGCGTGAGCCAAACAGAAATGTACGTGGCGGGGCCGAACGGGGACGTGGAGTCCTACGCTGAGTTCAGAAATGCCCATGGAGGAGCGATGGCCGTGTGGCGCATCCTTTCCGAGAAGTACCTGAACGCGAAGGGCCCCGAGTTCATGATGCTGATGATGCAGGGGTTCAAGCCTCTGTTCGATCTGCACAAGCAGGGGAAGCTCGAGCCGTGGGAGGCCGTCGTTCTCACGACCACCTACGACAAGGTGTTCATCCCTATCGAACACGTCGCGTCGGTCGCATCCGCTTTCGAGAAATTCGTCGAGGTACACGGGCCTTCCCAAGAGGGGATGGTGTTCTCGATCCCGGAGCAGGCGAAGAACCTTCGTTTCATGCTGACCGAGGTCGAGGAGAAAGGCTGGCGGGGTGTCGGCTGGAACCAGAACTCGGTGAGCGAAGCGATCTGGCATGGGGATGGAGACACCCCCTACAACATCGACCGCGACACCAAACACTGGGTCTGGCCCGAGAACAAAGCTGACCAGGAGGACGCGGAAGGCTCTTCGCGCGCTCCACGCGACGAGTAGAGTGGTCTCTGAGCCTTCTTTTCACGATTTGAGCCGAAATCGTGTGTAAAAAGGTCGAAAGGTCCGTGCACAAAGTATGAGTAACCGCAAACAGCAGGAATTGGTCGAACGTATTGAGGAGATCGTCGCTGAGCTTAGGCCCGCGCGTTACGCCTATTACAACGACGATCCGATCATGTCGGACGCCGAGTACGACCTTCTCGAAGATGAGCTTCGGGAGGGCATGGACGCGCTTCGGAAGATCGTCGAGAAGAAGACGTTTCTCGACTTGGTCAAGGATGTCGTGGTTTTCCTCAAGGGCGTCGGAGCCAAAGCGGCCAAGAAGACCAAGTGGAAGACGGTCAAGCACAGCGCCCCGATGGGTTCGCTGATGAAGGTCAAGACCTCCGACGAATTCATCAAGTGGTACGCGGCTCTTACTCAAAAGATCGCGAAGGCGAAGAGCGACGGTGACATCGACAAGGCTTCGTCCGAGCAGGTCGGCAGCGAGAAGCTGGACGGCATCTCCCTGAGCCTCAAGTACGTCAAGGGCAAGTTCGTCCAGGGCGTCACCCGTGGTGACGGCGAGGAGGGCGAGGACATCTCCCGCAACGTGCGTTTGATGAAGGGGTTCCAGGACAACGTGCGCGATCTGACCGGCATGGTCCGTGCGGAGATCATCCTCAAGAAGTCCGACCACAAGAAGTACCTCTCCGAATACAAGAACCCGCGCAACGCGGCCAGCGGTATCGCCAAGCGCGAGTCAGATCCAGAGCCCTGCAAGCACCTCACGATCATCTGCTATCAGATCATCAGTGAAGAGCACGACATCACTTCCAAGTCGATGGAGTTCAAGATGCTCAAGGCGCTTGGGTTCCTCACCCCGAACTGGAAGATCTGCAAGACCCAGGACGCCGTGCTCAAGATGTACCAGGACTACATCGACGGGAAGCGCGAGAAGTTGGACTACGAGATCGACGGGTTGGTGTACGAGTGCAACATCCTCGCCATCATGGAGCACTTGGGCGAGCACGATGGCCGTCCCAAGGGCGCCCGTGCGTTCAAGTTCCCCCACGAGGAGCAGCCGACCCGGCTCCGCAAGATCGTGTGGCAGGTGGGCAAATCTGGCCGCGTGACGCCCGTCGCTTACTTCGAGACTGTGGACCTCGTTGGAGCCAGCGTGAGCCAGGCGACGTTGCACAACATCAGCAACATCCACCGGCTCGCCGCCAAGTCTCCGCAGACTCTCATGGGGCTCGGCGATACCATTTTGGTGTCCCGTCGGGGCGACGTGATCCCCCAAGTCGAGAAGGTGATCAAGGCATCGAAGAATGCCCGCTACCTCGTGCCCACCGAGTGTCCTTCGTGTGACACGAAACTCAAGATGAAAGGCGAGTACCTCATGTGCGGCAACGGGGCTCGGTGCCCGGCGCAGCAGAGCGGCTCCATCAAGCGTTGGGTCGAGAAGCTCGACATCAAGGACTGGGGCGGGACGCTCATCGAGGCCCTGTGCGAGAACGGGATGGTCGTCACCATCGCCGACCTCTACGGGCTCGACGAGGACGCGCTGGCTGCGGTGACGCTCTCCGGCAAGAGGGTCGGCAAGAGCACGGCCAAGAAGGTCATGAAGAACCTGCGGGCCAAGATGGAATTGCCCATTGGGGACTTCGTCGGCTCCCTGGGCATCGACCTGTGGGGACGTTCCATGGTCAAGCTCCTGGCGGCAGCCGGCATCGACACCATCGAGAAGATGGAAGATGCCGCCGTTGGGGACATCGCTCGCATCCCGCGTGTCGGTGAGACCAAGGCCGTCGCGTTCGTCAACGGCTTCGGTCGGCGCAAGAAACTGATCGATGACCTCCTGGCTGCTGGCGTCACCGTCAAAGCGCCCATCGTCGGCGGCAAATTGTCCGGGGTGTCCTTCTGCTTCACCGGAGTGCGCGACAAGCCGCTCATGGTGGACCTCGAGAACGCTGGCGCCACGGTGAAGGGGAGCGTTGGGAGCGGCCTGACCTACCTTGTGGTAAAGTCCAAGACCTCCTCTTCGGCCAAAATGAAGAAGGCCAAGGCGCAAGGGACTTCGATCGTGACCCTTGATGAGGCAAAGGCTCTTCTCCGATGAAATGTCCGATTTGCTACCCATGCGTCGTGACGAGGGGCGTCCGGGTCTCTACCGTGACTCCGAGAACGGCAAACTCGGCGGGGTGTGTTCTGGCGTCGCCCGTTGGACGGGCGTCCCTTCTGTGGTCTGGCGCCTCATATTCGCAGCAATGTTCTTCGGGTGGGGTACTGGGCTCGTGTTGTACGTGCTCCTGTGGTTCCTCATGGACGATCCCCCGAAGCCGACGCAGCCAGCGCTCCGCAGTTCAACCGTCGAAGCTCTGTATTGAGGTGAACCTATGGCATTTGGAAAAATAGACCAACGCGCGTACAAAAAAGCACTGCATGAGGCGGTCGATAGCTATTCAGGAGTGCCGTCAGTTAGCGACGTTCTGGACAAGATGGCCAGGGCAGAAAAGGAGCACCCGAACTACCTCAACAACGAGACGGTCCGTGACAGCCTTCACAAATATCTCCTCGCGCACAATGCACCTCGCGCAAAGAAGTTCGTGGATCACCTCCCGGACACGACGGCGGCCCCTTGGGTTGTGGCATCGATGATGGCGGGAATGGCGGTGCTCGCTTTTGGGGCAATCGCCCTTGTTGTCGGGTTGGCGATTTTCCTGTTTCAGTATTTTTTCGGCTAGGCCGGATCGAACTCAGCGTTTCGTGAAAAGATGAGCGTGGCACGGCTGCGCCTATAGAACCCCCTTCTTGTGACTTCCTACCTTACGGTGGGGCGACGCCCACCGAGGGGGTACAAGAAGAGCATGAAGCTCGCGGACGCATACGAACGGCTCCAATGGGGCGCCCCGTTGTCATTTGAGCGAGCTGCGCTCGGGGGCGAGAACGACGCGCCGACGTTTCCTCGTGGGATCGGCACGTCGGTCCACATGTTGATCGAGCTCTACCTCGACATACACCGGAGCCGAACCTCTCAGTTCGGACGCCCATATTTCCTGGTTCGGTGTCTGTCCTCAGGACAAGGGAGAGAGCTACGAGACTGGCTGTCGAGAATCCATCACAGGCTCGATCTCGACGTGGACCTCGACCGTGTCCGGTTTTCCCCTACGAGTGGGGGTACCGAGAGGATTCGTGGGGAGATTTGGTATTCGTGGGCCATTTTCTGCGATCACTCGGTCAAGGAAGAGGACACCGTTGGGGCCGATCGTAACGTGGGACCTTACGGTCTCATCCGTCGTCTCGAGCCAGACAACTCTCGCATCCGTCCGTTTTGGAGAGCCTATGATCGTGATGACCGGTATATCGGTGCGCTCACCGACAACGGCAAAAGCGATCTGATGGATACGGCAACGTGTCCCATCACGTTGGGAGGCACGCGGCCAACGACGTACCCGGCGGCTTTCCTGGGAACCGATGTGAGTGTCCGTCTCCGAAAGGCGTTTGCTCGATGAGCTTCGAGCGCATGCGTGCCCGTGCGGAACGGGTCAAGACCGAGTGCGATCTCGGAACTCTTTTGCAGGATTACGGCTACGCCGTTTTCTCCGACCGCCATCGGGAGCAGCAGTTCTCGTGTGACCTGCACGGCGTGGACAACAGCCCGTCGGCTCGTCTCTACGGCCACAACAACACGACCTACTGCTGGGCCTGTGGGAAGACCCGAGACCCTATCTCCTACGTGATCGAGAAGGAGCTCCTGAACTTCCGGGGTGCCGTGGAGTATCTCGAAAAGAAGATGGGGCTCCCTCCTCTTCCCTGGTCCGATGACCACGAACGTCCCGTCACCGTCGAGGATGAGATCAGCAAGATCGAGAAGACCTCGACGACCGTCACCTACGCGCAAGCCAAACAGCGCCTGGGCAAGTTCCTGGAGTCGCTGACTACCGACCGTGATATGGGTTCAAGCTCTCTCCTCTCGTTCTGGGAGGTGTACGACCGGGTGGACTACGGCGTGGCTCGAGAGAACTGGGAGGAGCACAAAGGTGCGGCGGCGATGGAGGGGTTGCGGGAGCGTGTCATGAAGAAACTCCAGGAGGTGTCGGGGCAGTGATCACGGGCATGCGTTACGCCATGATCCAGGACCCCGATCGCTTCCGCATAGTTCCGGTGCTTTACCCGACGCCGTTGCCCGACAATCTATGGGGAGTCCTCCTTCCGTTGCGCGATACCGTCTGGGGCGCGCAGATTCCGACCGTCACTGGGGAGGCGTTATCACATGCGTTGCATGGCGACCCGAAGGCGTTTCTTGAAATGTTGGGGCGCCCACCTCGAGGCCGACCGTTACGTTTGGAGATGGAGGATCGCAGGTGCATCGAAGCCCAACACGAAACGTGCGCCCTGGCGGGATCGCACTGCGTACCAGGGTCGGGCAAATTGCCCGATTGCTACCTCGCACCCTACGAAGATCCCACGCTGAGACTCCTGGCGGTCACTGTGGGCCGGGCGTGGGACGAGGGGCGCGCGGTATTCGTCGTAGAGGGCCCTGAGTTTATGGTTCGGTGAATTCCGGGGAGTAGAACCTCCGAGCGAGAGGACCCACCGATGAGTTTCCTGGATGAGTTGGAAGTAGCCACACGGCCTGATGTTGAAAAGAAGCCTTGGATGAGCAAGGTAACGATGGAACTTGTTTCCGTCGAAACCCTTGAACGCGTCATCGACGAGTGTATCGAAGCCGGGCATTACGCCCTCGACGTTGAGACCACCGGTCTGGACAACCGCTATTTCAAGGAAATGGGCGGCACCAAGGACAAGATCGTCGGGATCTGTTTGAGCCCTGACGGACACCGGGGCTACTACATCCCGGTTCGTCACAAGAAGGGTCAAGAACACAACATTCCCCTGACGCTTTTCAACGAGCAGATGCTCCGACTCGTGGAATCGGAAGCCATCGCCATTTTCCACAACGCCAAATTCGATCAGGAGTTCCTCCAGTTCAACGGCGGCGCGACGCTGGGCATCTGGGACGACCCGCTCAAGTTCGAGGACACCCTCATCCTGGCGTGGCTCCGGAACACCCGCGAACGGAACAAGGGCCTCAAGCATCTGAGCAAGGTCGAGCTCGACAAGGAGATGATCGAGATTACCGATCTCTTCGGAAAGGATGAAGTCAAGAAGCGCAAGGGCTACATCAACTTCGAGGAACTCGACCCCTCCTGGGAGCCTTGTATTTGGTACGCGTGTTCGGACGCGATCTGCACCTACCTGCTCTACCAAGTTCTGCACCCCCAGGTGGTGGCGCCGGACGGGAACCGGGGCCGTGGCCAGGAAGTCGTGTACCGCCTGGAGAAGATGTGCCTTCCGGCGACACGCTGGATGGAGCGGTGCCGGGTTTGGATCGATCCCGAGAAGGTCTCCGAGCTGATTCAGATCGGTCAGGTCGAATACTTCGAGTGCATCATCACCATCTACGATTTCTGCAACAAAGCCCTCGGCCGCAAAATCGAGCCCGGCTGGGTGCGTCTCCTGCGTGAGAAGTTCATCCCCGACGACGCCGACTACAACATCAACAAGCAGATCGAGGACCTGCGTCTGGAAGCGAACCGTGGTCGGATGGATGACTACGACGCGAACGGTCATTTCATGAAGACCCAGTCAGGGTTTGCCGAACGCTACGACATTCTCAGTCGCCAGCAGCTCGGGCCTCTGTTCGAGGAACTCAAGATCCCGGACCTCCGCAAGACGGAGAAGTCCGAGCAGATCATGACGACGCAGTCAGAGATCGACCGGCTCAACGAAAAGTACGGGCACCGGTACTCGTTCCTCCCGAAGATCAAGCGCCTGGGCGAACTCCAGAAAGCCCTGGGCACGTACCTGATCTCCCTGCACAACGACGTGGGCCCTGACGGCACCCTGCGCATCAACTACCGTCAGACCGGCACAGACACGGGACGTTTCACGACACCGTCTTCACGTCGTCCGCAGCTCGACGGTGGGACGAAGTTCCCGATGCACGGCACACCGGCTTCGTACGACAAGACTCGACCAGAGTGTCTTCTCCGGATTCGTGAGGCCATCAAGGCGCGACCCGGCAAGCTCATGGCTGCTCTCGACTTTGGCGGCGTGGAACTCAGGATCGCCACCATCCTGTCTGGCGAGCCCAAGTGGCTCGAGGAGTATTTCCGTTGCAGCACCTGTGGTCAGGAGTTCGAGCGCGGTGACGGCAAGAGCACCCCGGAAGCGCCCCCGGCTTACTGCCCCAAGTGCGGCGACGACCGCATCGGCGATCTCCACACGCTCACCGGCGTCACCTTCTACGGCAACGAGCGCATGTCCACCAAAGAGGGGAAGGGGCTGCGACAGGGTGCCAAATCTGCAAATTTCGCTATGGCTTACGGAGGGGGTCCGAGCGCCATCATGCGTGCCATCGAAGGTTGCACCGAGCAGGAGGCTGCTCGGCATCACCGGACCTTCAACAACACCTACGGCACGCTGAAAGCCTGGTGGGATCAGATCAAGGGCTTCGGTCGCAAGCACGGCTACGTGGCCACGGCCTTCGGGCGTCACTACCCGCTGCCCGACATCCGGTTGCCCATCAGCCAGCGCGATGTTGCCAAGGACCTTCGCGAGAAGTACCAAGCCAAGATCGAAGCCGGCAAGGAGGCCACGGCGCCGACCGACGCGGACGTGAAGAAGTTCATGGACTTCAACCGAAAGTTCCGGGCGAAGGCCGAGCGTAACGCGACCAACGGACCCATCCAGGGGTTGAGCGCGGACATCACCAAGCTGGCGATGGCGCTGATCTACCGCGAGTGCAAGAAGCGCGGCTGGTTCGACAAGGTGGCGATGACCATCACGATTCACGATGAGCTTGTGTTCGAGATCGATCTCGATCTTGCACCCGAGGCTCTTGAGGTGTTCCAGGAGATCATGACCCGGAACAAGACGCTCCTGAATCTCAAGTGGAGTGTCCCGCTGACGACGGACTGCGAGATCGGGCACGATTGGACCGTCCCCTGGGACATCAAGGATTTCAAGTTCCAGCGTGTGCGTGCCGACGGTTTCCAGACCAATGAGCACGGGGGGCTGTACCGTCACGAAAAAGACGATAAGAACGGCAAGTTCAAAGCAGGTGAGTTGGGGGCCAAGCGGTGGCCTCCTGAATACGTGAAAACATTCGGTGCCGTGTACGGCTTCGCGCCGGTTACGGAAAACTTGACCGCCGAAGAAGGTAAAAAGTTCTTCGGTGACGACTGGACGCCGTTGCCGCTGTCGGACAAGGCGACGGCCCCGGTGCGCCCTTTGAGCATCACGACGGCCAGTAGTCCGCAGCCGTCCTCCAGTGTTGCTCAGACGCCTCAGATGCCCCAGGAGCCTTCGCAGCCCACTCCCGCGCCCGTTGCGGCACCCACGTTGGACACCGCTCCTGCTGCCCCTCAGCGCCCCTCACCGGTGCAGCTTGAGAAGGGCGAACCGTTCCAATACGAGCTCCGTGAGATTGGTGTAGGAGTCGCGGAAAAATTGGCCCGTGTGATCGTACAGTGTCAGGGGCGCGGCGCTCATCCATTACGCGTCATCGACCCTACGGGAAAATCTGTCCTGTGGGATGGAGCGACCATCATGGTCAACCCTGTCGAGTTCAATATCGCCGCCAACTACCACGGGATCTAACCCAATGCTGAAACCCCTGACGACCATTTTCCGAGATCACGAGATCACTCTCGAGTGCACTCACAAGAAGATCTTCCCTCCCCCTCAGATGTACGGGTCCACGCCCGAAGACATCGACACCCTGTGGAAGCAGGGCGTCATCGATCAGAACCAGTACCAGCAGCTCCGGGTCTGGAAAGAGAAGTGCGGCATCATGGTGATGGGACCGCGCTGTCTCGACTGCCCGTTGGCGAAAAAGCAGAATCCTCGTCCCGGGCGCCCCAACGTCATCGAGACCGAGTCGTGGATTGCGGCGAAGGAGAAGATGCACTGGGCCGACATGAAGGCCGGCAAGCTGGCCCCTCCCGGAGATACGATCGTGGTCGAAGGAAAGGCAACTCTCACCGTAAAGATTGCTTCGGAGCCGGAGACTGTGGTCAGCGAGAAGGGGTTTGTGAAAAAGGGAACGCCGGTGCCCGTCGCCGTCGTGGAGCCCCAGGAAACAGAGCCCGCGGCCGAAGAAACGCTCCCCGAAGAAACGATGGAGGAGGCTCCGGCCGAGCCCGAGAAGGAGACGCTGCTCGACGCCCTCAAGAACCCTGACAAGTTTCTCGTTCAGGAAACCGATCCGGAACCTGAGTCCGATGACGGCTTGGGCGACGACATTCTGGACGCGCTCGCGGACGACTGATGGCGAAGAAGCCGCCCAAGCTGAGTCTCGGAGATCGGGTTCTTGGAATGACGCCCCGCAAGAAGCGGGATCTCCTTGCTGGGTGCAATGAAGCTGGCAAGCAGTGGTTTCATCCGGACGATCACGTCTTCATGAAGACGTTCTGTCGTCTCTGCAAGAACGCAGACTGCATCCGTGCCAAGGGAGCCATCAGCCCTTGGCACACCCGCATGGCGGAACAGGTGGACTACCTGCTCAACGATCCGGCGTTTTCCGACATCACGAGCGAAGCCCATCGGGATCTGGCCAACCAGGCGTTCAACGACATCGGCCACAAGATGCAGCGCCTGGAGATCGCCAAGCAACGCCAGGACTGGGAAATCCCGGAAGGCCCCACCGATGGTTTCGACAAGGTGGCTGCACCGGACACGACGGACCAGTTCGATGAGGCCGCCAAGGAGCTCGCCCGAGCTCGGGGCAAGAAAGAGCCTGATCTTCCGCGTCCTCAAGGGGAGGATGCTCCGGCGCATTTCCAGGTCGATGAGGACGACGACGATCCGTACGAGTACGACACGGACTACCCGAGTTCGGATGGGAGTCGCACGTACCACGTCACGCTCGACAAGGGCGGTCACTGGGCCTGTGAATGCAACGGCTACAAGCACCGCAAGAAGTGCAAGCACATCGATACCGTCGCCCAGTGGTACCGGGAGCAACTTGAGCGTGATGATGACGACGATGATGATGACGACGACGGCTCTTCAGGAGGGCCCACAGGAGGTGCACCGGCGCAACTTGAAGCACCCCGACCTGCTGCCCCGGAGCCACGACCTGAACCGCCGCCTCGAGACCCCAGGCTTCCTGCAGAGCCGCGTCCTTTCAACACACCGATGCCGCAAGGTGGCGTGATGGTCGGGCGTGAGGACATGCCACCTGACCAGGGGCAGCAGCGTACGAGTGCTCCGCAGAAAGATCCTTGGGCAATTCCCACGCAGAAGGTTGTGGAACCCGGCGCGAGAGTTACCTTGAAGAGCAAGAAGAAGCCATGAGTGACGAAAAAGCGTTCCTTGATGCGGTGCTGCGATTCGGCCATGAGTTCCTGGACAAGAATCCCGGGCTCATTGATTTGATTGAAACGGCTCGAGCCGGTGCGCTGGACCCCAAGGAGGTCATCAAGGAGGTGTGGCGTGCGGCGGCCGAGAACCAGGAGTTCCAAGACAGCGTGCAGAAAGCTCTGTCGGAAGCCTTCGGAGTCCAGGATTCGACAGCACTGGCCAAGCTACCCGAGCGCGAGAAGATGCTCGAACGGTGGGGATTCTCGGATGAGGATTTGGTCTTCCAGCCCTTCGAGAATCGACCTGACTACAAGATGCTCCATCCGCTGTTGATGGGGATGATCGTCGAACTCATCCAGTTCGATGGCGACATTCCTGAGCTGCGTACCGGCCCTCTTCCAGAAGGCGGCTCCCCGGCAGTTCCCGTCAAAACAATGGCCCGCAACCCGGTGGTGATCGGCGCCATGCTGCGGCGAGCCAGTGAAGAAGTTACTCTCGAACTCGGCGCAGCCAAAATCGAACAAGACCAGAAGGTTGCGGCCCTCATCCAAGCACTTCCCGAAGGCGACCCTGCGGTTTCTGGGCTTGTGCGTCAGGAGACTGAGCGAGGGCTTGCGGTGCCGGGGTACCGCCCCGGGCAGAAGGCGCAGATGCGAGAAGTGGAAGCCCCCACCGGATCCCAGCTTGCGCGTATGCCTTTCAAGGAGAAGCAAGAGCTGGCCCACAAGGCGCTGACCAGTACGCAGGGTCGGCGCTCGGCCGTGCCGGTGATTACAGAGATGATGGCTGCGGCTTTGGGCCCGATGGTCCAAAAGCTGGAGATCGTGGCTCGTAACGCTAACGATCCGTTCGCCGAGGCGGAATGGGCGGTGCAGATCGACGGAGGCGTCTCCGAACGCAATCCGAATTTCAACTTCATCGACACTGCGGCCCAGTCGCTGACCAACAAACTGCGTCGGGAACTCGGGGCCCAAGATGCTTGGGGTGATGAGTACGAATTGGTGGTCGCTCCCATCAATACGGTTGACGACCGTCGCGTTGGCTGGCGGGCTGCTTTGTACGCTTCGTGAAAAGGGCGCTCAGGCTTTTGCGTAAAAAGGAGGAAGATGGTGGTCACCGTGTCCAGTCATATCTCCGCAGTTCGCGCAGCCGTGGAGCACGCACGTCAAAGTGGGAGCTGGATCGTCATTGTGGCGCCGTCCGGAGGGCCCGAGACGACGCTCCAGGAGACCCTCACAGCCGTCCGGCCGCCTGACGCCGCCATGGGGGGCCGAACCCTCCTGATACCTGGTGGCGGGCGTGTGACGGTCACAGGAGGGTCTTGTGATGTGGCCGGGGAGGGTTACTTCATGATGACCCTGGGCTACGACACCAAATTGACCCCCAGGGAAGAGATCGCTCTCCATGGTTGGCGTCAGAATGCCGCCGGGATGGTTACGATGGGTGCACAGCCAGGTGAGCTGAGGATCATACGAAAATGAGACAGCTTTGGATTTTTCGCGTATCGGGAGGGGAGCCTTTTCAACTTCAAGTGACGGGCAACCCGTCCATGAATTACGACGGGCGCCCCAATGCGCTCCTTCGGACATTGTGCACGCGCGAGCAAGCGATGACGCTGGAGGCTGAGATCCGGGCGAAGGGTTGCACGGTCGAAGCGAGTTGCCCCGATGAGAGCCCCGCGCAAACAGAGAAGCGCAAGAACATCATGCACGTCCTCGGGGGCGAGATCACGTTCCCCTCTGTCAAGTGCGCCGAGTGTGCGTGGTTCGATCCAGCGATTCCGAGTTTGTGCGGTGCTGGTTTCTCGAGCATCGCTGACCGCAAGGGTTGGGACGACGACGCCATGAAGGGCGTGATGGAGAGCGAGAAATACGCGGACGACTTCGCCAGTTGCCCTATCCGGGACGACCAGATGCAATGAAAGCGAAAACGGAAGAAGACAGGATTTTGGACGCCCGTGAGAGCGCGTTCATGTGGGGCGCCACGGCGCTGGCGACCGTGCTGGTTGTGCTCGGGGTCATCGGTGCCCAGTACGACAAACCGTGGTGCACGATGGACCTTGCGGAGGTTCCTCGTGGGATGGAGCTTTTTGCCCTGGCAGTGTGTGCTCTCGGGTACAAAGGGTCCCGGTGGTTTGGCGTGAACCGGTTTGACCCGAAGCGGAAAAAGAAATGAGCGACGACGAAAAAGAGAAACGGAGCCCCCAACTCGAAGTTCGCGATGGCGGCATGCCCCCACGCGCCGAAGTCCAGAAGCTCCTCAAGGGGACTTTCCTTGATGTCTATGGCGAGAACTATATGGGCAGCGGGCTCGGGTTCTCTGATTGGATGCGCACGATGGACATCCTTCGTTACGAGCGCTGGTACGGGAACCAGGCCCGTGACGAGAAGAGGCGCCGGATGAAGTACCTGGTCGCCCTGTGCGCTGAGCAGGAGCGCTTGGTCGAAGCTGATATCACCGCCACGGGGTTGTCCGAGTCGGTGATCGAGTGCCTCGTCGAGGGTGACTGGAACAGCGTGAAAAGCTGGACCACTGCGCTCAAGTTCGAGGACGAGAACCAGTCCTGGCGCGAAGAGATGCAGAAGCGGTTCGCCAAGTTCGTGGAGATCGCCGAGGAAGCCTACGAGACGCGCCCGAGGGCCTTCTGCCCTGTGTGCCGGCGCCCCACTCCGAAAGAGAACATCGGCTCGTTCAAGGACGGCCGTCACGAATGTCCGTGGTGCGCCATCATCCACGATGACGACGGCGAAGCCATCGAGAAGAGCAAAGCCCATCTGAGCCCCGTGGAGGATACCAATGAGTGACATGTTACCCCTGGGCACCGTGCTCGATCATCCGTGCCCTGAGTGCGGGAGCACGATGGTGCTCCGCAAAAGCAAGTACGGGGTCTTCTACGGCTGCTCGGAGTTCCCAAAGTGCAAAGCTGCACACGGGGCCCACAAGAGTTCCGGCAAGCCCCTGGGCACGCCGGCCAACAAGAAGACCAAGCAGGCCCGGATGCGTGCTCACGCGTCCTTCGACACGCTGTGGAAGGACAAGCACATGGACCGAAGCGCCGCGTACGTGTGGATGCAGGAGGCCATGGAGATGACCGAGGACGAAGCCCACATCGGCAAGTTCAGCGAAGAGCACTGCGACCAGCTCGAGATGCTGGTCAATGATTATCTCGAAGAGCAGGACGATAAATAGCCATGGCTGATGCACCCAAAAAAAAACTCGCCGACCTTTGGAACGACTACGCGACCAAAGTGCTCCCTGCAAATGCTATCCCGGTCCAGGTGATCCAGTTGAGGAGGGCGTTCTACGCTGGGGCCTATGCCACCCTCACCGAACTGGTGAGTCAGGTTGGGGATGAAGAAGATGCGAACTTCGACATGCTGGGCGGGTTCTTTCAAGAAGCCGAAGAGTTCTTCGTTTCCCAGATCAAAGGCGCTTCGGCTTAGTTTTCATGGCCCAGAAGATGTGGCTGGTCCCGGCCCTCGACGGGCTCATAGATTTGAACGACGACTCGGTTGACCTCATTGTCACCGATCCGCCGTACGACACGCTCGAGAAATGGCGCAACATGGGGACGACGACCCGGCTCAAGAAGTCGAAGCAGTCGAGCAACGAGTGGTTCCCGACGTTGACTTTTGCCGAGCTCGAGAAGGTCTTCGTCGAGTGTTTCCGGGTCCTCAAGAAGGGCACGCACATGTACATCCTGTGCGACGAGGAGACGGGTGACGCGCTCAAGCCCATCCTCAAGGCGATTGGGTTTGACATGCGCAAGAGCCTGATCTGGCACAAGGTCGGCAAACGTATCGGGGTCGATGTGGACTGCCCTCGCTGTGGCGAGTACGAGATGGACGACCACACACCCGGGACACCCGGCATGGGTTACCCGTACCGCAGCCAGTGGGAGATGGTGCTGCTCGCCCAGAAGGGCAAGCGCAAGCCTCCCGAGAACCGATCAGTCCGCAACGTGTTGACCGTGCCGTGGATCAAGCGTAAAGGCGCTTACCCCACCCAGAAGCCTCATGAACTTGCTCAAACTTTCATAACTCAGAGTAGCTCACCAGGAGATTTGGTGTTGGATCCCTTCGCGGGATCCTGTTCGACTGGTTACGCGGCTTTTTTGGAAGGCCGGGATTTTTTGGGATTCGACATCAGTGAAAAAGCCGTTAAGTTTGCCCGGGAGTGGCAATCCTCGTGGCTCAAGATTGAGGCTGAAAACATCCCAGAATCCCCTGGGACCCCGTCTATCCTGGATCTGTTTGGAGCGCCCGAAGAATCCGCTGACGACACATAGTCGAGTCTTTTTTCATTTCGGATTCCCACACGCGTACCGTAGTGAACCCGCACGCGGTCATGTAGGCGTCCTGTGCTTTGTCCCAGTTGCGTTGGCGTTGTTGCCGAGCGCTGGGATTCGGGTAGCGAACCGGATTTGCGTGCCAGTAGTCGCCGTCGAATTCAATGACCAGGGTTTGTCCGGGAACCCAAGCATCTACGGTGAACCGCCCATTCACGGTATGCTGAGGCTTGTATGAGATCCCGAGATCCTTGAGCATCGTGTAGCAGCGACGTTCAAAATTGTTCGGCTGACGTTTTTGTTGCTCTGCGTTCATCCGGCGCAGCATAGCGATCCGCTCCGGGTCCCGATCACGGCATTGGAGGGAGCAGTATTTCCGGTTGGAGTGCGTGGCAGCGGAAGGGGAACACCAAAAGGTCTGTTTACAGATTTTGCAGGTGTACGAAATTTTGTTGCGGCTCTGCCATCGGTCGTGACATGTGGTGGAACAAAAGCGGGCAGTTTTTCGAGATTGCGGGACGACAAACTTCGAATTGCATTGTCCGCAGTTTTTTGTGATCTGGTCTTTTCGGTTTTTGAGTGCACATGAGAGTGTGCAAAACCGACTGCTGTTTCCGCGCCCTGCGGGGATTTCATAGGAGGTTCGGCAACCTTCACATGTCCTTTGTTCTGGTGGTCGTTTTGGACGGGGTTGACGAGGGCGACGTTGGGTTGGGATCCCCAGTTGGCGCCGCCATCGCATAACCGTGGTCCCAGAGACTCCGAAATGTGTTCCTAAGTCCGTATCCGAATTGCATTCGTACCTTTCACGCAAGAGCGCTTCGGAGGGCCGCGAGGCTTTGTGCACGAAGTTATCTTACCTGGATATGCTCTGATCGGTAGCTCGCCTATCGTTCCTTCCAAGTGAGGATGCAAAGCGTCACTGCCACTCCTGACTTTGTCCCCCATGAAGCGTGGGACCAGTTCGCATGGCTCGTGCCCCACGAGACGGGCAAGGAGCCGTGGTTCTACAGGGCGTTCCGGAACAAGCGCCCCAACACGCGGCGTCTTCCTTCGGACCCGAACTTCATGAAGACGGTGGACCCGGAACTGCAGCCGCTCGTCGGTTGGCTGCATTCGCGTGGAGTAACCACGGGACCTTCGTGTTCGGGACACGACATCAACAAGCGCGGGTTCCACGAGATCTACGCCGGGCTCGAACGCGACGCCACCAAAATCAAGACGGCTGGTCTGACGCTGCAAGATCCGGAGAACGGTCGCGACTACGTGATGCAGGACAACAACTACCAGCTCCCCTGGGGCTCGTTCGATTCGTTCCGCAAGGTGGCCAACCAGCATCAGCCGGTTGGGTGGCTCCCGTTCTACACGACCGATCTGCGGGCAGGGCTTGCGTTGGGCACTGGGCCTGGGTTCGAGATCAAAGAGACGGCTCCCGACATGTACGGGATTCGGACGACGGGCGAGAATCCTGACGCATGGCGTCTGGCATCGGACGTATTGCATCGCGCCCTTTCGTGAAAAGTCGTTTCGGTAATATGTTGGATGGCTGAAAAGCCCCAACTGGCGCTCCCAGGGATAGTGCCGCCCATCGAGCTCCTGTACGAGGACGATGAGGTCATCGAGTTCGTCGAGCACGTTTACGGGGGCGTGGACATGTTCAACATGCCCGCAACGCACTACGGTAAAACCGGTCGAAATTGCATCCACTGCAAGGTCATCTTCCTTAAAGCTGGGAAGCCCGAGGCGAAAGTAGGGACCCTCGAGAGCCTCTGGATTTACGAAGATAATGCTGGAAAACCCATCCGCTCCAATATCGCGCTATCCTGTCCGGGACCGGGGTGTACGTTGACCGGGGAAGCACTAGAGCGAGCACGCCACAACAAGCAGGAAATCCGGCACACGAACGAGCAAGTTCACCGGGTCGAGAAGCAGCAGTACGCTCTGGCCGCGGCGATGGAAGGTCGCATCACTCAGCTCGAGCAGGAGAACAAGGCACTCAAGGAGCAGGTCGGTCAGGTCACTCAGCTCGACATGAAGGAGTTGGCCGCACACCTTTTCGCGTTGGCCGAGCAAGCCAAGGAGCAAAAGGCGCTCGAGTCCGTGGAGAGCAAGGGCCGCGTGGTCCAGATCCCGAAGGAGCTTGCCGAGATCATCGACGTGGTGGGGATCCCGGTCGAGGCCGAAATCATCGAAAAGGAAGAGGACGATGCTGAACCTGAATGACACCCCGGATACCGTCCTCGACCTGTGCGAAGGCGAGGCGTCTTTCTTGACGGCCCCGGTGAACAACCGGTTCGACGCGTACCGGGAGTACGAAGTGCTGTGGAAGTATCCGCACCGCTTTGGGGGCTACCGTCGGGGGCTGTGGGAGAAGCTCAGGGACTACATCGACACGGGGGTGCGGTGGGGCAACGTCCACGATCTGTTCCAAGCCATGACTTTCCTTGGAGGCGACTGGGTTCCCTTTGACATGCCTGCTGCCAAAAAGACGTGGGGATGGTCTCGTCCGGACGGCACCGATCGTCAGAGCGTGCTGATCGACATGGTCAAAGAGGGATGGCACGGCACCCGCCAGGACTTTCGCCGGAACTGGCACGAGGAAGGTCCCTTGCGCCCTCTGATCGAAACACCAGAGGGACGCAAGGAGATCGCACGCATGTTGACGACAGGCGATCACTGTCTTGAGTTCAAGGATGGCGAGTTCGTTCCCGCCATCCTCCGACACCTGGGTTACCAGAGCTCGCTGAGGTGACCCCTCATGTAGAGCTTGGCTCGCATTGTCTTGTCCGTGTTGTGGTCGTGGACGGTGTCGCGTTGGATGGCGATTGTCCGGACCTTGTCCCCTCGAGCTCCACCACCGATCTGCTTGCGCCGCTTGGAGTTCCGCTCTTTGACGCGCTTGGTGGTGCCGGCAACCAGCAGTCGAGCCCGTAGGACCTCTCGTGCTGTCTGTCGGTTGATGGGCTGGCTCCGGCCGCCGTCGACCCGAACTTTGATGCCCGAGGGCCTGTGGACCAGGATGACGCAGGTATCGGTTTTGTTCCGATGCTGGCCGCCGGGCCCACTGCCGCGAGTGAAGGACTCATCCAGATCGCGCTCGTCGAGCTCGACCTCGTGGGCCTTCGGTTCTTGCAGGACCGCGACCGTCACCGTGCTGGTGTGGACGCGACCTCGCTTTTCGTTGGGTGGTACGCGTTGGAAACGGTGACCGCCTGCTTCGTGGCAGAACGCAATGTCAGCGTTCTTGCCGGAGATGCGCATCAGCAAAAAGCCGGCGCGCTCCTCTAGCAGTTCGTGGTCAAAGGTGCTCCAAAGAACAGTACCGGGTGTAGATGCGATACTGTTCCTGGACCAGATTTTTGGCGTCTTCGCCGCCTTCTGCGGCACGAATTTCTACGAGAATGCTCATGACTACTGTCTCTTTCAGCCCCGAACAGCATCGCTTTGGCAAGCTCTGCAAACGAGGACACGGTTACGAGGATACTGGAAAAAGTCTTCGGTTCAAATCGAACGGAAGTTGTGTGATGTGTGTCCGGGAATCGAGCGCTCAGTACCACCAGGAGCACAAGGACGAGATCCACGCTCGGGCAAAAGGGTGGCGTGCTGAGAACAAAGAATTTCTTCGTGAGAAGATGAAAGGGTACGAGAAACAGTACGGGAAGACCAAACGGGGACAGGAGGTCCGCCTTCGAGCTCGAAGATCACGGAAAGCCGAGGGACGGGATAAGATCACCCGCGATAAATACCGTCGAACCAAAAAAGGCCGTGAGTCTCAGCGCCGGTGTAATGCCCGTTGGAGAATGCGAAAAGCCGAACAGGCCGGTGAGGTAACCCAAAATTACAAGGATGCAATGCTGGAAGCTCTCGACCATTGTTGCCCGGTTTGCGGAATCCGTTTTCACATGGGCCCCGAGCGCGTTCCAGAACAGTTGACCTGGGATCACGTTGTACCTCTCAGTGAGGATGGCTGCGATGATGACGCTAACCTGCTTCCCCTCTGCCGACGATGCAATTGTACGAAAGGCGAACGTGGGTTTGAAATATGGCTCCAGCGTCCTATCCGCTGCATCGCAGATTTGCGGGAACCCTGGCTAAGGGAAGAGATGTTTGGTGGATGACATGATGAAGTACTTTAGTGAGCCCAGAAGGATTTGAACCTTCGACCGTCGGATTAAAAGTCCGTTGCTCTACCAGACTGAGCTATGGGCCCAAAGAAAAGGTGAAATGAAAAAATCGGCTTGGGGTATGCTGAGAATATGAGGTCGTTCTTCCGAAAATTGCTGACGAGGATTGGGTTTTTGTCCGAGCCTCTGCCCCGGCCCAAAATCTCCTTTAACCTCAGTAGACAAGAGCGGTTGGATTTCCTTTCAGAGCATGGAGGGCGAACCGAGAAGAGTCTTACCGCGCTTATGAATACCCACGGCCCGCATGAAGCCTTAGCCTGCTTGACGGGATCGGAGTTGTTCGGGGTCCAGCAAAGTCGGGTGGGGGTGCCGTCGAAACTCTTTACCCTCGTCTGCTTGGGAATCACAAACCAGAATGGGGAAATGACTAGCTTTGGGCTAACTTTCGCCTATGCCTTGCAGGAGCACCCCATCCAAGCCGTGCTTGAAGGCTCTATCATCTGAGCTATGAGCCGAATTCAAGTTTCTTGTACCAGCCAAGCGTTCTGGCCGTTTTTTTCCGGTGACAGTTTGCGCACCGGATCTCACATTTGAGGATTTCTGCTGCTACGCGTTTCCAGGATGCGTCTCGGATCATTTTGGACACGTTGCCTTTTTTCTTGCCCCGGACATGATCAAAGTCCAAAACAATTGGATCATCTTCACCGCAGTCCACACAGGGATGTGCTTCCAGATACTCCAAAGAACGCCTGTAGTTTTCCCGTTTCAGATTCAGAGCGGATTGCCGTACCGCAGCGCGTGTTTTGGGGCTCTTTCGGTAATGCTTTTTAGATGCCTCACTTGCACAGGCTTTGCATAGAGACTGAAGGCCGTCTCGTTTTTGTGCGTTTTTGTAGAACTCTGCACGTTTCTTTTCACTTTTGCATTTAGGGCAGGTCTTCATTTCTCCATCTTAGCGGTGAGCCACCCGGGAGTCGAACCCGGCTTGACGGGGTAAAAACCCGTTGCAATAAACCGCTCTGCCAATGGCCCTTTGGGGGCCAGCAGATCACAGCCGTTGCGGGGTAAAAACCCGACGTAACAAACCACTGTACTACCGGCCCAAGGTTGGAGCGGGAGTACGTTTGAGTGTGTCGTGATGGAGATACATGGTGTCCTTTAGCGGCGAACAGGCCGTGTGGAAAAGTGATGCCCGCAACTGGAGCAGAGGTAAGGTAACGGTGGCCTCCGACGCCTCCAACGTGGCTGGGTGCAGAGTGTCGTGTCAGTGCTTTCGCACTTCGGACATGGGGGTATGGGCTTGGAATCCATCGTTTTGTAGTGAGCCAGGGTGGAATTGAACCACCGCATCCGGGTTAAGAATCCGACGCTCTAACCAACTGAGCTACTGGCCCTAAATGGCAGCAGGTTCACGGCACGACGCAACGCCGACGTGTCTGCTACCCGTGATCGGCATCGGTCTTTCGTACCGTGCCGATCACGTTGGTGAGCGGGGAGGGATTTGAACCCTCGACCCAGTGATTAAGAGTCACTTGCACAACCAGACTGTGCTTCCCGCCCGGAGATGATTCGCTACTACGCCCGTAAAGGACGGAGCGATCCATCCCCACGGGCTACAGCTTGGATTTCAGTTTCATGCAGAACATGATGTGTTCCGTTCTAGGGGAGCAAGACGGCGAAGTCAAGCACCTCATTCAATTTTTCCTGGGGATCACCGAACGCCTCCCCAGGTGCCCGAACATCATTGAGAAAAGCAACGGTTCCCAACACGGCTGCGTAAAAAGAAGGCCATGGAAACTCTTGCAGCGATCCCCATCATCCCCGACAACGCAGCCGGGTACTCCACCATCGCCAACGCCAAGAACGCTCTGGACAAGGCTCAGATGCCAGATGGCTCTGTCAGTCTGTTCCTCCTCGTGCACCATTTTCTGGAGGGGATGCCCGAGGCTATCGCAGGTACTCGCGCTCTTCCGGGCACGCGTGGCCCAAACTCCACAGAGTCACCCCTCTTCGACAAGATTTTCCATGTCCCTCTCCCCTGGAAAGGTGGGGATGTAGACCTCCCCGAAGAAAGAAACCCCGTTGCTTTACTCAAGGCGCTGGATCGGTCCGGCAACCTGACGGCCCCGTACAAGACGGACATCGTGGTCTACGATCATGCGGATCGCGGCACCCTCAAGATCACCCAGTGGCACGCTGATGACCCTCGTGGTGAACACCCCCACAATCATCCTTGGGCGGACGAGGAGCACACGAGTTTCGTCAGCTACATTGTTCGTGGCGGCTACACCGAGACGATCACCGACAACAACGGGGAGACCACGAGTCGTGATTACCGAGCTGGGGACCTCAACATCGCCAAGTACACGGACTTTCACGCGGTCAACAACATTCTGCCCGGCACCTTGACCATCCTCATGTGTGCCCCCCGAGCAGTGGTCAAAGAAAAGGGAACGGAGTGGGGCTACCTGCTGTTTGAGGAGGGTCGTTCCGAACGGGTGGGCATGAACGATCCCCGGGTGAAAGATGAGACGTTCTTGCAGCGCGCGGCCGTGCAAAACGCGTCGCTGCGTTTCATCTACAAGAAGTAGCGCAACCGGTCACGCGTACTCAAGACCCCGAGCGTAAAGCCGCGCTCGACCGCCGACGATCTTGCCGACAAGTTCGTCGGCCCCGACCACGGGACGTTCTCCGCTGACCGTGACGAAGTGATCGAAACGGTATGGGTCATAGGTGATACGACGCCAGCCCCGAGTGGAGGGGGCCGTCTTCGGAGCCCGGTCTTCACCCCGAACCCCGGCGTGGACATTTTTGCGTTTCTCTCGGATGACACGCTGACGCCCCGACTCGCTCACGGAGAACTTCACGTTCTCCAGGTGAACGAAGTCGGCATGGCGTTGGACACGGGTGCCTCGACGCACCGAGTAGCGGTCCTTGTGGAGGTTCCAGTAGACGTAAACGCGTCCAGGCACCTCCTACTCTACCGGCTGAATCAGGGACGCGTAGGAGAGCAGTTCGCAGTAGATCTGTTCGCAGAACAGGAACAGCTCCAGGTGGTCTTCACCCCTCTCCGGGCGCCAGTCTCGGGCGAACGTGAGGTAGTACGCTTGGCGAGCGCGCTCGAACACTTGTAGGTAGTCGAGGAAGGTTCTGTAGGAGGTGACTTGCCCCTGGCGCTCCAAGGTCGCCTCCCGCAGCTCCTTGGCGGCTCTGTATTTGCGATTCGCCCGAGCGGGGTCCCCTCTGAACTCGGTGGCTACGTGCACGGGGGTGAACTCACCCACCGTGATCACGCTGTCCCAGTCGCTGTCTTCGTTTTCGTCGCTCATACCCCCTAGACGGATGGGCCTCAGAAAACTCCCCTCTTTCCTCAGATTTTTTAGAGGAGCCCCAGTTCCCGAAGCTGCTCACGAAAAGACCACTCGGAAAGTACCTCCTGACGTGACCGCGGCTCTGACCATTTCCAGGATTTGACCGCACGCCCGTTAAAACGACGAGGGTTCCCACAACCTGAACAGCTACACCACGCCAAGTTGTCGGCGTACTGAGCAGCGACCCGAGTCAACTCAGGCTCCTCCACTCCCCAGCGTTCATTCATCCGGTACGCACGGGCCACCATGCGTTGACGGTGATGACGACGAAGCGCCCTAGACATCGACCCATCCCCGAAGCTCATCAAGCTCCTCTTGAAGCTCAGCTTCCGCCTGTTGCTCAGGAATGGTGAGCGGTGAGTACCAACCCCCACGACGGGGGTTCCCGCAACCGTGGTAGAGTTTTGAGCAGACCTTGAGGTGGTCGTGGTACTTGACGGCCCGAGAGTCGGCCAGGGTGTGATCCGGGCAGGTGAGAGGGTCGTTCCAGTCTTGGTCGTAGGAGCTATGCCAACGACGGGTGACGGTACGGGCTTTTGCGATCATGCGATCGCGATGATGACGGCGGAGTGCTCGTTGGGACATGCAGGGCTTTCGGCCCCAGCCCGGTCCTGAGAAGCACTATGCAGCTCAAGCCGGGCTAAGGCGTGATCTGCTTGTCCGGCGGATCGTCCATCTCCAACGCGAGACCCACGAGCGTCTTTTTTCCATCGCGCTCAGCCATGCTGTTCATAAACTGGTCCCAAGGGACCGCACGCTTCGGAGGCGCTCCGACGAAGATGTACATCTCATGGCGTTCGGTGCCCGAGAGCATTTCGTCGAGCTCGGCGATGCCGGTTTTGAGTTCCTCAGCCATTCGTGAAAAGACTGCCCGACTATTACACTCGTGTCAAGAAGGGCAGAACGTGACGGTGTAGTTCACCAGGCCATTGGTTTTGCGGCAGTTGAAGGTCGCGGCTTTGTCATCGAACATCCAGGCGTACACCTGGGGACAGCTCGCTTTGACGTTGGCGATGTAGCTCTGGCTCGTCGCATCCCAGGCCCGAGCTTTGTTGCTGTCCCAGGGGTTGCAGGTCTGGCCCTCCGGGTTGGGAGGGGTGCTGTAGGGAGAGCACCCGTAGGCGCACTTGGCGTCCCCACAAACGATCGGTTTCGACATCGAGCACGAGCAGCACAGCTTCGTCTGAGTGCTCGCAGGGTCCCCGCTGTTGACCGCGTTCTGGCACGGGCTCCAGCAGCTATCCCCTCCGGCGCTCAGACCACTGGGGCACGTCGGGGTCGAGGTGCAGCCCGACACCGTGCACCACGGAGCCTGGAGACCAGGATCGGGTACGGGGTTGAAGGTCCCAGCAACGGCCACGATGGCGACAGGCTCGCTCCACCCGTCCACGAAGCTCACGTCGTAGGTGTCGTACGGACCCAGTCCTCCCATGGCATCGAAGGTGAACTCGGCGATCCCCACGGGAGCTTTCCCCGAGTAGGCGCACTCGAGCCCGAAGGTCTTGTTGTCCGAGGTGAGGCACGATCCGCTGGTGCAGCACGGCGTGAAGCCGTCGCACAGGTTCTGGTTGTTGAAGGTGCAACCGGTACGGGGCCAGATGCGACCGCTCCATCCCACGTCCACTTGGAGGGTCGTGGTGTCGGTGCCAGATCCGGCCGCTCCCATCTCCCAGCCACCGTTGTTGAGCCCGCTGAACCCGCTGTTGCCGACCGAGCCGACCCACACAGAGCTGGTGCACTTGTTGACGAAGTTCACCGTGTGCGTGGTCGGCGGGGTCCCCATGTCCAGTTTGGCCACTTCCGTGGGGGGATCAACGGCTGCTTCGCCGTCGGATCCTTTACAGGCAACCAGGGCCAGAGAGAACGCACCGAGGGACCAGAGTTTGCGAGCCATCACTCAAGGAGGTCCTCATAGGGGTAAAAATGATGACATGCTCGTCCTGTTCCCGTCTGACCCTTTTGAGACCTACAAGCCCGAGCCGGACTACGTCCAGGAGATCGAGATCGCAAAAGAGTGCGGCCACGAGGTTGCCTTCATCCATTGGGAAGCCCTGGTGAACGATGACGACGCTGCCGCGGCCATCAGGAAGGTTCCTGTTTTCGAGGATTCCACCCCTGCCATCTACCGGGGTTGGATGCTGACCTCCGAGCAGTACGAGAAGCTCTACGCAGAGCTCCAGATCCATGACGTTGATCTGTTGACCACTCCCGACGCCTACCGTAAGGCCCATGAGTTCCCTGGGTGGTACTTGGAGATCCCGAAAGCGACTCCGGCGTCGGCGATCATCCAGAAGCATGAGATCAGCATGGAGAGGCTGCTCAGCAGGGCCAAGGAGATGCTCGAACAGTACGAGCACGGCATCATCATCAAGGACTACGTGAAAAGTCGGAAGCACGAGTGGGAGGAGGCGTGCTTCATCCCCGATATGTCCAAAGCTGAGGTGGTGATCGCCAACTTCCTCGAGCGCCAGGGTGACGCTCTCCAAGGCGGCGTTGTGCTCCGGGAGTTCGTGCCGCTCAAGTCGATCGGTAAGCACCCTGACTCGGGGATGCCAATGGGCGAGGAGTTCCGCATCTTCTGGATGAACGGTCGAGTGGCCGCCGCTGCGGAGTACTGGCCTTCCGAGTTCTACATCGGTGAGGAGCGTGAAGATGAGAACGCAGGTGACGGGAGCACGTACCGTGTGCCTCATGCCCTGAGCACTCTCCCCGATCCACAGTCGCTTCTCGAACTCCTCGAAAACATCGACAACCCGTTCGTCTCGATGGACCTTGCGCGTGCCGAGGATGGTGAGTGGTTCGTCATGGAGATCGGCGACGGTCAGGTCTCTGGGCTCCCGCGCCCCAAGCTCGATGCCCGGCTCATTTACAGCCGGCTCGATCGGTTGCTCGGGCCTCCTGGGCTTGCCTCGGACGCGACACCGATGACCCAGGCACAGTTCGCCGGTATGACGTGCCACGCCGAAGGCTGCGACCACACCGGCCACGACACCGAGATGTACCTGCACCCCAAGTGCCACGTCGGTTCTCCGACCTGGGCGATTTACGAGGACGGCGTCATCAACGTGAAGTGTGCCGAGTGCAAGACGCTCGTGGTCAGAATCGCGGTTGACCCCGGTACGGTCGTCGAAGATTAGAGGGCGTGGTCTCGAATGGCCTTGGTCAGCCGGCGCACTTTATTGGTGAAAATAGAGTAGAACCGGGGGTCCACTTCGTGCAGGAGATGGAGGAGAGATTCGATCTCGGCCTCGGCATCTTCCTGGTCCACGATGTTCTTGGCGACGGCACGGGTGCAGTCGGGCTGAGAGGTGAGCCAGTGGTTGATGCGTTCTTCGTAAGTCACGATCTAGGTGTATCGCAGGGTCTTGATCCGCCTCGGATCAAGCGCCGTCGAGAAAGTTGAAGAATTCGTTTGACTCGGCGTCTTAGTCCGCGTACACAGAAATGGTCGCCGTCCCTTGGCAGGAACGCGACTCAAAGTCCCCGCCATGAAACACTCCACGACATACACAGCTACGACAACGACTACGGTCGTCGTGGCCGTCGTATTGCCCATTATGGGCGATATGACCTCGTGTTGAGCATTTCCCGGCGTTGACCAAAACATCAAACGGCGCCGGGAACCCCCAAAGGGTTTGCTTCGCACGTTCAAAGGCCACGCTGGCTCCCATTCGCCGGTGTAGCTCAATTGGTAGAGCACTGGTTTTGTAAACCAGGGGTTGCGGGTTCGAGTCCCATTACCGGCTCCAAGTATTTCTCTTCACCCAAGGAACAGACAACGCCTTTGTAGCTCAGTGGTAGAGCAGCTCATTCGTAACGAGCAGGTCGTGGGTTCGATTCCCACCTTGGGCTCCAAGCACCAACACCAACACCAACACCAACACCAACACCATCACCGACATAAGCCCTTGTAGCTCAGTGGAAGAGCGCTTCCTTGGTAAGGAAGAAGTCACGAGTTCGATTCTCGTCTTGGGCTCCAGGAACGCAGGACCCTCGTTCGAAGGTCACAAGCAAAAGGTAAAGACATCTGTTTTTCACACAGAAGACTGCGAGTTCGATTCTCGCCTTCCCCGCCATTTATGGGGAAGTGGTCATAAGACGCACTCACCCCGCACACTCTCCTGCGTTCCTTAATTTTCACCCTAATCCCAGCGCCTCGTAGAGCGAGGCACACGACAGCAGCTTCGCTTCGAGGCGAAAATGGCAGGCGACCGGACGGCCTGTGGGATCAAACAACCGATTTTTCTCAACCCCAACTTCAACCCCCAACGAACAGAAAGGACCGAGCACGATGAACATCGAAAACGATGACTGCGATGATGTAGATGATACCTACGGAGCAGTGGCGCAGTTGGTAGCGCACTCGGTTGTCAGCCGAAAGGTCGCCGGTTCAAGTCCGGTCTGTTCCGCCAAGGGGGTGTTGGTCTAGTTGGTTATGACGCTTCCCTGTCACGGAAGAAATCGCGGGTTCAAGTCCCGCACATCCCGCCATTTTTTAGTCCTGTAGCTCAGTGGAAGAGCATTCCCGTCACATGGGAGAGGCCATCGGTTCGACCCCGATTGGGACTACCAAGAAAACATAGCTCCGTAGCTCAGTGGCAGAGCAACACCTCGACATGGTGAAGGTCGTCGGTTCGATCCCGACTGGGGCTACCAACACAACAAGTTACTAAGACACAAGGCCCTCCGTTCCATTTTGTGCTACGCTCAGAAGAGTGAAGCCGGACAAACAAAAAGAGGCGCGTAGACTGCGTAAGCAGGGCCTTTCTTTGAGTGAGATCGTTACCAAAATTGGATGCGCAAAAAGTTCGGTTAGCCGCTGGACCCGGGATATCCCTCTCACTAAGACTCAAGTCAAAAACCTTCGACGAAAGGAAGATCAAGGACGACTTAAAGGCCGTATTGCAGCCGCTACCCATCCCAACTCTCCGAAACAGGTGTGGGCTAAAAAACGAGATGAAGCACGTCAAAAAGGGCACGAAGAGATTTCCCGGATCGATGACATCTCTCTCAAAATACTCATCGCGGCACTGTACTGGGGGGAAGGGTCAAAGGGTCGTAACAGTTTTTCCATAGCGAACACGGACCCTGCAATGGTCCGCCTTATTGCCGCCTTTCTTCGAAAACATTGTCAAGTTCCTGAAGAGCGCCTTCGTTTTCGCGTCTACATTCATCCTCATTTGAGTCTCCGAAAAGCTCGTATTTACTGGGCTAAAATTGCAGGAACCTCCCCTAAAAATATCGCATCCACCACCGCTGTAAGCTCAGCTAGCCAAGGAAAGAAGGACTCGTGCCCTTACGGCACTTTTCAAATCACGTACTGTGACACCCTGTTTCGGTCTCGCATAGAAGGCTGGATGGATGCCTTGAAAGAACAGATACCGGGTTAGCTCAGTGGTAGAGCGCTGCCCTTACAAGACGGATGCAAGAGTTCAATTCTCTTACCCGGTACCAGACCTCAAACCTCAACCTCTAACCACGAAAGGAACCGACCATGGAAAAAGAAGACAGCGACATTAGCGACATTATCTACTCGGCCCGTGGTCCAGTCTGGTAATGGATGTCGCTCTGATAAGGCGAAGACGGAGGTTCAAATCCTCCCGGGCCGACCGACTACATGGACGTGTAGCTCAGTTGGTTAGAGCGCAGCCCTGATAAGGCTGAAGTCGAAAGTTCAAATCTTTCTACGTCCACCAAGAGATTTCCAAAACACATATAGCGGGATGGCGCAGTCAGGTAGCGCGCTGGGCTCATAACCCAGAGGTCGTCGGTTCAAATCCAACTCTCCGCTACTAAGGGCAGTAGAAGTCTGCTTGCGAAATATCTCCCTTCACCGGGAAGAGACGCTAGCGAACAAAACTTCATCCTCGCAACGGAGTTGAGGGGAGAGCAGTAGGAGATCTGCTTGCGACAATAGGCCCCGTAACTGGGTATCGAAGATAGCGAACAAAACTCCAACACTTGACGCGGGTTGGGGAAGTCCGGCCATCCCGGTGGGCTCATAATCCACAGACCCTCGGTTCAAATCCGAGACCCGCTACCAAATCCAGTTCGACAGTGTGCGCCCGTGCGAGCCGAACCGAGTGTAGAAACGGGCCTCATGCCAGAATAGCTCAGTTGGTTAAGAGCGCTCCCCTCATAAGGGAGAGGTCATCGGTTCAAATCCGATTTCTGGTACCACAAGAAACCAAGAAGCCATGAACATCCACCTGAAACAGTTGCCCATCGGCACGGCCAGTCGCATCTCGTTGTTTGCGGCCGGACAGGTGTGTTCTGCCTATCTCCCCAATCTGGAGACAGGTAGCGGATAACCCTCAGCTCGATCATGGCGCCTAAAAGCCCGTCGAGCTCCCTGCTCGCCGGGCTTTTTCGTGCTCGGGCCAAGGATCAACGGCCCTCTCGAGCCCTTTTTCGCCAAACCCTCCCTGGGCCCTCCTTTTCGGACATTTTCACGAACTTTTCACGAACCAAACCAACCACGGGGTACAAGGGACGAGCCCGAGTGCTCTGCTTTTCACGAATCAGGACAGACAAGCCAATGGACAACAAAGAAACACTCGGACCCGCAGAGACCATCATCCAGTCACTGCTGGCCTACTCAGATCACATCTACCACGGCCGCCCCGGCGTCGTGGTGCCCGACGCGCGATCCACGACCGGAGTGCGATGGGACCCCGTCACCCACAAGGTCGGAGAGGACGGCGTCAAGACCGTTCTTCGCCTCACGCGAAACGGCAAGAAGACCATTCGTACCGAGATCGGCACGATGAACGGCGACAATCGTGTGAAGAACGCGGGTGCCGATGTCGGCCTGTACCGCAAGAGCGGCCTCTTCCCAGAGGTTGCCCTGTGGTTCTACAAGCAGATCGCTGAGGTGTGGACGCTCGACAACGAATTCGCTGCTCGGTGGGCGTCGTACGCCTTCCGTCAGGAGCACCGTGACCTCAAGGTCATGCTCGCTGCGTTCATGCTCGTTCAGTCGCGTAAGGGCGACCCCGTCATGGACGGGGGTGAGCGTCTGTTCGACGACGAGGACTACCGTGACGTGGGCGAGGCCATGGTCCTTCTCCTTGAGAAGGGCAACGACCTCAACCCGAAGCTCCTGCTTCGGATCTACGATGTCCTGAACCTGCCCGAGATCGCAAAGATCAACCACGAGCTCGGCTTCGGCAAGTCCGCCAAGCGTCCGTTCCTCGGTCGTTGGCCCAAGGCGATCGACAAGTACCTTCGGTACCGCGAGGAGAACCCGAAGCTGCTCGAAGGGCTCGTCAACAAGGCTGCTTTCGGCAACACCGTCAAGACTCTGGCTCGGCGTATCGGCTACAAGCCAACGTCCGACAAGTTCTTCGCTACCCTACGCTGGAAGCAGAAGCAGGCTGAAGACGGGCGTCGTGAGATGGCCATCGGTAAAGCCGTGAGGGCTGCTGAGTCGTGGGATCACCTCGACGAAGCCGGTGTTTGCGAGCTCATCGAGAAGAACAAGCCTGGCTGGAAGCGGATCGTGGGTCTCCTTCCTGCGAAGATCGGGGTCACCCGTGCGGTGATGGCTGCGACCATCGAGTCGGGCGGTCTCTCGGACAAGGATCTCATCATCCTCACTCCAACGATCGAGGATCTTGGTCTGTTCAAGGTCCAGGAGATCAAGGCGCGTCATGCTGCGGCTCTCGCCAAGGCAAGCGACATGCGTGCGGCTAACATCGCCCGCAACGTTCGGTCCAAGGATCTCAAGGAGGAGATGGAGACCGGTGCCGACAAGGCAGCTCAGAAGGCTGCTGAGGAGGTCATCAAGAACCTGCGCCTCTACGTCGTCATCGACCGTTCGGCGTCGATGCAGGGAGCACTGGAGAAGGCGAAGCCACTGATCGCCAAGCTCATTCAGGCAATCCCAGCCGAGCGTCTGCACGTTTCGACGTTCAACACGATCGGTAAGGTGATCACCTTCAAGCACCACTCGACCGCTGGGGTCGAGGCAGCTTTCCGGGGCGTCAACGCCGGAGGGGGCACGGTGCACGCAGAAGGTGTTCGGGTTCTGGCTCAGTTCCCGCCTGCGGCAGACGAGGACTCCCTGATGATCTTCATCGGGGACGAGGGCGAGCGTCGGCACTTTGCCGAAGCTGTGGAGGCATCTGGTCTCCGTCCCCTGGCCTTCGGGCTCCTCGCCACGGTGGGTCCTCGTTGGGGTCGCGGTCAGGCGATTCGGGACACGGCTGCTCGACTGGACATCCCGTGCTTCGAGATCGATGACCGCACCTTTGATGGCGACCCGTACGCCATCCCGCGTACGATCAGGAACCTGATCGCGGCTACCCCTGTGGGGGTGAACACCGGTCGTCGCGTCGTCCCGCGCGTGACGCTGGTGGGTCAGATCCTGGAGACCGAGATTCTCCAGAAGCCCAACTGGGCATAGGAGTAAACCTCATGGGATGGAGAGACCTAATCACAACCAAGGAGGAGACCACCACTCTTCCGTGGACCGGAGGACGGTCTCTCCACTCCGGGTCCCGAACCTTCAAGCTCGGGGCCCGGCCTCGGGACTTTGGCTGGTACACCTTCGACCTCGAAGGCAACAAGGCCAAGGACCCGAAGCCCGCTGACCCAGTTCCTGAGATTCTCAAGAGCTCCGTCAAGGGCTATCTGGTCGGGGACCGTCTGGTCCCCGATGACACCCGGATCGATCCCGACCCGGCCAAGATCATCAACTACTCGGAGAAGGTCTACCTCCTTCCCGAAGAACTCGACCGGTTCTCGCGTGTGCGAGCCGGCCGCATTTACCCCGAGGGGCCTCTCATTTTTCTTGAGCAGGAATTCCCCCTCGGCCCCGAGGACGAAGTCATGGAAGCATTCTTCGACAACAAGATCAGCACCTTCGGTATCCGAAGCGTCGCGCCCGCACTCGATGCGGCTTTCCGTATGGAGGTCTACCAGCGTCAGCAGGCAGAGTTCCGTCGGCAAGAACTGATCCGGCTTCGTGCCGAGGAGGAGGCACGTCTTGCCAAGGAGGAGCGCCGCAAGGAGATGATCGAGAAGCTCGGGGATGGCGCTGGCCGTCGTGCGATGGCCCAGGAAAACTTCGGTGAAGCCGCTCGGGCTGCCCTCATGGTCGGTGGTGCTCAGTACCTCGACCACCGAAAGGGAGGGCGTAAAGGTGAATGGGTCGTCAAGTATCGCGTCGATGGGCAACGCCTTGAGTGCGTGTGCGACACCAACCTCCAGATCATCGACGCAGGCGTTTGCCTTGTCGATCACGGAACCAACGAAAAGGGCGACACCTACTTCACCCTCGAATCACTGCCTGCGGTCATCCGTCAGGCCATCCGCGAGCACAAGCTCGTCGTATGGAGACACATCTAATGGAATTCAAAGACATCAACATCAAGGCCGTCGGCACCGAGGTTCTCCTCGTGGGCGGCGTCTGGGCTGGCCAGGGTCAGACCTTCGTGTGCCTGTATCCGCAAGAGGAGCAGGAAGGGGACGTTCACGTCCTCGACATGACCCGCGAGGATTGGGCCGCACTGCTTCGGCAGTCGGACCTGATGGAGACGGAAGTTCTGGCGAAGGCCGAGGACGGAAAACTCTACAAGGCCATCGCTCGCAAGAGCCAACGCAACATCGACCAGGGCACTTCCTGGAACGTGTTCCGACGGGACGGGTACGCCTGCCGCTACTGCGGCAACGACAAGATCCCCCTTACCGTGGACCACCTCGTGCTCTGGGAAGAGGGCGGTCCTTCTCTCGAGGAGAACCTCCTGTCCGCTTGTCGCAAGTGCAACAAGGTGCGTGGCAACACGCAGTACGCGGACTGGCTCAAGCACCCCTTCTACCTGGGGAAGTCCAAGAACCTGACGCCCGAGGTCCGAGCCGCCAATGAGGCGATCCTCGGGACTCTCGACGCCATCCCACGGCACACCAAGAAGAGGAAGCGATAGTCATGATCGAAACAGGTCTAGTCGTAACTGACGCTGGTCCCGTCTACTGGCACCTGCCGCGAGGCAGGACCGGTGGCAGCCTTCCCGACAGCCGCTCGCTGTGGGACGTGCTGTGGGAACTCCGTAGGGAACCGTTCCTGGGAGTCGCCCACAGCCATCCGGGCTCGGGAATTCCCGGGCCGTCCATGACGGACATCACTACCTTCTCCGGGGTCGAGCTCGGGCTTGGCCGTCGGCTCACCTGGTGGATCACCAGCTCATCACACATGATCGGCCTGAACTACGCAGGACCGACCAAGTACAACTACAACTCTTTCCCCGTGAAGGAGCCCTACTGGGCTGCGCAACTGCGGGAGTTCTCGAAAGGACAATGAACATGGAAAACAACGAAGCACGCGTCAACATCACCTACGGGGGGAACAACGGGGATCTCCCTGACCCCGTCCTGTTCGACTCCACTGATGGCGACATCAAGGGGTGGATCACGGAAGCTGTCGCAGGGGGTTCCGTCCCCGGTATCCCGGCGGACGGCAACGTGGATTTCACGGATTTCGTCGTGGATCGCTTCTCGGCTAACGCTGAGCGCGACTACAATTTAATTCAGATAAGACCTAAAACTCCATTCGGGTGTTGACCGAAGACACCGTTTGGTCTACGATCAAACGGTGCCAGAAGATCTCGACCTGGATGCTCTCGTGAGCCGGTACGAGGAGGGGGCGAGTGCCGCTTCTCTCGGCCGGGATTTCGGGGTCAGCACCTGGACGGTTCTGAACCGTCTCAGGGGTGCTGGGATCCGTATTCGTTCCAACAAGGAGCAGAACGAGAAACGGCTCGATCTGGATGAGGTGCAACAGCGGCGTCTCGTTGAGATCGTAGACGGGCTCCTCCTTGGAGATGGGTCCATTGATCCCAAAGGGAGTTTGCGCATCGAACAGACTCAGGACCATTTGGGTTGGTTCGATTCGATCCAACAAGCCCTTGGGAGTGTCGGGGCGGTTTCGCGACGCACCCCTGTCGCACCTCGCGTCCGTTTCATTAAGGATCATGAGGCGCACGGCAAAGGAGGCGCCGTCTTTTACACGCCCTGCTACGTTGAGCTCCAAGAGCAGCGGCAGCGGTGGTATCCGAAAGGAAAGAAGCGCGTCCCCGAGGATGTGCTCCTCACGCCTCTAAGCATTGCCTACTGGTTCTGTGGGGATGGTTCCTATGACAAGCCGGGATCGCTCGTGTTCTACACCAACTCTTTTTTCAAGAAGGAGACAGAGCGTTTGGCTCGGGGCCTTACCAAGCTCGGTGTTCGGGCCCGGTGTCGTCCTGTGGGACAACACCGATACCGCGAATGGAAAATCCACATCCTTCGGCGTGACGATGCCCTGCGGCTTCGTGAACTGATGGGGGATCATGTGCCGGAGTGTTTCCAGTACAAGTTCGTATACGTCCGAGCGGCCATTCCACCAGGTTCTACGACCGCTAAGCTGACTTTCACGCAGGCCCAGGAAATCCGGGAGCGTACAAAGAACGGGGAAACCCAGACGGCGCTGGCCAAGGAATTCGGGGTCTCCCAAACCGCGATCCGCCAGATCGTTCGCGGGAAAGTCCACAAGCCATGAAACCCAAACACGAGAAAACTCTTGAGGTAGCAAAGCGCTGCCTGGAGTACCCGGAGACAGAGCTGAGCCGTTTGGAGATCAAGAACCTCTTACTCTGTTACAGAGATGCAATAGAGAGCCGCTACGAGACTTGGGAGATCGCTGAGGCTTGGGACACGGATAGTCCGATGGGCACGTTGAGGCGGTTGGGACAGAACCGAGAAAAGGAAATGGGAACGTGAAAATTACGATCATGAAAATTACGATCATCGATTGCAGGGACACTCGTGTGTCTAAGGAGCAGAACTCGTGATCGGGAAATACATTCTGGCCGGCAATACCTCCCACCTGTGGGGGTGCGAAATACATGTCTGCTCTCTTTGTGGGCAACATCAAGACTCGGCCGAAGAAACATGTCCTGAAGGGCGCCGCATGATGGGTTTTCGAATTTCGACTGGGGATGCCAAAAGCATCAAGGAGATACCAACATGAAAATTACGATCATCGGAGTCGGAGCACTGGGCTCACACCTCGTGCAAGCTCTTCGGAACGAGAAGGTGACCCTCAAGGTCATCGACTTCGACCGCGTCGAGATGAAGAACGTCGCTTCTCAGTTTCACTTCAAGAACGGAGTGGGCAAAAAGAAGGTCGATGCTCTCAAGCAGGCGATGCAATTCTGCTACGGCCGGAAGATCGAGATCGTGGGCAACAAGCTCACGGCGGACAACGTTGACCAGCTCCTGGGCGACGCTGACCTGCTCGTGGACTGCCTGGACAACGGAGAAGCCCGGACGCTCGTCCAGGGCTTCGCTCGAGCCAATGGGGTGCCGTGCGTGCACGGAGCTCTTGCGGCCGATGGTGGCTTCGGTAGGGCCGTATGGACTTCCGGTTTTGTTATTGACAGCGAGACATTGGGTGCGGCAACATGTGAAGACGGTGCCTTCCTCCCGTTCATCCAGCTCGTTGCCACACGCCTCGCGTACGTCGTCCAGCGATTCCTCCAAACTGGGGAGAAGCACAACTTCAACATCTTCCCCGGCGGCGTCACTAAATTCTAGGGCCGTGTGTCGAGGGACCCGGCGCACTGCTCACCTCGACATTGACGCGCTCGTGCGGGGTTACGAAACCGGCGACAGTGCCCAGACGCTGGCGAAGAAATTCAACACTGGACGTTCCACCGTACTCACCCGGTTACGGGAAGCCGGGGTGCGAATTCGGCGTCCTTCTGAATGGGAAGAGAAACATCTGGTTCTCCTCCCCCAACACGAGGAACCTTTCATCGAGCTCCTTGATGGCCTCATGCTCGGAGACGGCACTCTCCCTCGTGACGGGGGGCTTCGCATTGAACAGAGCCATGTGCGTCACGGGTGGTTGAAAGACATCCAACAGGAGCTGCGGGGTTTTGGGGTGAAGAGTACGATGGACGAAGTTATACGGCCCGAAAGGGCCCGCAAAGACGGACGAATCCTTTCGGCCTATAGGGGGTTTCTTTTGCGCACTCCTGCTTACGTTGAACTTCGCTCACAACGACAGCGATGGTATCCAGGTGATGTAAAACGCATTCCTGACGATGTGCGTATCACCAAAAAATCTGTTGCGGCCTGGGTAAGTGGGGACGGCACAGGAGGTAAGAAGGGCACGCTGGTTCTTTGCACCGATGATTTCACCGAAGAAGGAGTCGGTCTGCTGATTGACCGACTCAAAGAGGTTTTTAATGTTAAGGCTCGACGCGTTTCAGGTGAACGACCTCGAGTCGGCCTTTACCGGAAAAATGATGTGCTCCGACTTCGTGAGGTCCTTCTCCCACACATGTCGAAATGCTGTCGGTACAAGTTCCAACACGCCCGTGGCGCCCAAAGGAAAGGGAAACTCCCCGAGGCGTCCGTGCAGGCTATTCGTGGAAAGTACGACGAGGGGGTCACGTTGAGCGTGATCGCAAAGGAGCATGGGCTGAGTCGGTCAGCCGTCAACAACATTGGTCTGCGGAAAGTGTACAAGTGGGTGGCTGAGACGGCCGTTCCAGCCACCGTCGAAGAAAGTTGAAAAAAAGTGGTTGACTTCCCTCAGCCCCCGATCCAATCTGTTCGTCCAGGCTGTTTCCCACGCGCAGGTCTCACAAGCACAACCCCGGTCCGAAGTGACCGGGACACTGAAGCCTCCCAGACCGCGCCCTCGAAACTACCTACAACTAAGCCGGATATGACCCGTGGTGGGTCACCAACCTTCCAAGTTGGCTAACAATCCGACACCTGCACTCACCCCTTCACAGGGGTACTCGGCAAAATGTCTACAAGCATCTGCCTGGTTCGACTCCAGGATCCGGCTCTAAAGAAGCAACCACTGCCCGTAAGGCTCACAAGCAAAGTAGCTCAGTGTAGAGCGTCTGTCCTGAAAACAGAAGGTCGCGGTTTCATCACCGTCCTTGCAACAAACCAGCTTTTCCACTCGGTCGCTTCTTAACTTTTTCACTCAGCAGCAGTACACAACATAACATGGAGGACATGACCCCGATGGGGGGTCGCCCGACGGTAAATCGGTAAAACCGACACCACCACTCGCTTCTTCACGGAAGCACTCGGCGAATGTCTACAAGCAACTCTTGGTTCGAATCCAGGGTCCTCCACCAGAAGCAACCACCACGCCTAGACTCACAAGCGAAAGTAGCTCACTCGGTAGAGCGCGTCCCTGATAAGGATGAGGAGCTGGTTCGATCCCGGCCCTTTGCAACAAAACAGTCTTTCGACTCGGTCGCTTCTAACTTTTCGATCAACGCACCAGATCAATCTCACAAGCAAATTGTTGGTTCGATTCCAACCTTCCCCACCTATGGGGAAGTGGGCAAATGGTAAAGCCACCGGTATATTAAACCGGCGTTTCAAAACGCAACTCCAGGTTTTTCACTCGCGTTGATCAACTAACCCCGTCCCCGGGCGCTGCTCCTCAAAGAGCCGCCCGGGGATTTCTTTTTAAGAACGACTCATTCGTCCCGGAAGACGAGGCCCTTCGCGTAGACGTGGGCGGTCCCGAATTTCACGAACATGCGCACCAGGTCGGCTCGGACCACAGGGCGCTCGCCGTGGGCCGTGACGAAGCTGTCGTGCTCTCCAACCTCGTAGATCACGCGCACCCAGTCGCCATCGATCTCGAGATCTTGGAACAGGACCTCACCACGGATGCCCGCATGGACATTCCGACGACCTTTCTCGAGCATCCGCGCCCGCTCCTTCTGATCTATCTCAAACTCGGCATCCTGGAGGGTGAGACTCATTTTGTGGCGGCTCACCCGTCCCGTCAGGCGGCACCGCACGGTGAACCGTTTGTCATGCAGGTTCCAATAGACAAACTCTTTCACGATCTCTCCTATTTAGGGGTTCGGTATAGTCTCAAAATGAAGACGATTCTGCGCGACCGGAACGAAGAGTTGGTTGAAGCCTGGAAGGGCTGGTTCAAGGATGAGCCAGTGCTCCCCGATAGCGAGATCGTCATCGAGCAGGGTGACATCTTCGATGGGCCCGGCGACTGCATTGTGAGCCCGGCCAACAGCTTTGGCATCATGAACGGCGGCATCGATCAGGCGTACACAGATCGTTTCGGCATCATCGTACAGGAGCGTATCCAGAAGATCCTCCGTGACAAGTATTGGGGCGAGCTCCCCGTTGGCTGTGCCGTCATCGTGCCCACCGACGACCCCGAGTTCCCTTGGTGTGCCAGTGCTCCGACCATGCGTGTGCCCGAATCCGTCAGCAACACGCTCAATGCCTACCACGCGTTTCGAGCAGTCCGGTTGGCGGTCGAGCGTCACAACAAGGACCCGCGTGCCGCCGAGCACCCGAACTGGACCATCAAAAGCATTTTGTGTCCCGGTCTCGGAACCGCCACCGGCAAACTCGACTACGACCTGTGTGCTCGTCAAATGCTGTGTGCCTACCGGGCGCCGGACTGGCCCGGTGACTGCTCCGAGAATTTCACGACGCCCTGGGCGATGGGACGGTTCATGCGGGGAGAGGCCGACATGGCCGGGGTCTCAACGATTCACCAGACGCCCCAGTTTAAGGTCATTCAGGCGGATTAGCTACTGGCGCATCTCCGGGGGTTGTGTAAATTCTTCCTCTTCCCCGTGCATGTGTTATGGCCGCCCAATTCGACAAGCTGCTGGTGCTGGACTTGGATGAGACTCTCATCCACACCACCGGTTTTGGGTTCCCTGGAGACCCTCCGGAGAACACCGCGGACTTTTTCGTGGACGACGGATTCTTCGCCGTCCACAAGCGCCCCGGAGTGGGGGCGTTCCTGGCCTGGTGCCTGGAGAATTTCCGAGGGGTGGGCGTCTGGACTGCGGGGACTCGGGGCTATGCTCTGGAGATCCTCCCGCACCTGTGCGACCCCAACGATTTCATGTTCGTCTGGGGCCGAGAGCGTTGTGGGTCCCGGCGCGACATGGAGGCCCAGGAGACGCACTGGGTGAAGGACATCGCCAAGCTACACAACCTCGGCTTCTCCAAATCCCAAATTTTGTGTGTGGATGACATCCCGCAGAATTTCGCGCGTAGCTATGGGAACTATATCCAAGTGCGGCCGTTCCAGGGGGACCGCTCCGACAACGAGCTTGAGTACCTGCGTCGCTACCTCGAGACACTCGGCTCGGTGCCCAACGTGCGTACCATCGAGAAGCGAGGATGGCGCCCTACGAGTCCGGCATGATCGTGATCAGGGTTCCGTCGAACTTCCGAAGGTCGAACCCTGTGATCGTCTCGTTGTAGGTGGCCAGCACGTTTTTGAGGTACTGGATGGCGACCTTTTCACCAAGCAGGATGCCCTCGTCACCGTCGCTGCGGTAGTGGACGCCGGCCATGTTGCGGGCCGTGGAGAGGTTGCTGGCGAGTTTTCCGAGTTCGGAGCTGACCGTGATCACATCGACCACGGCAGGGGTGGTGATGGCGGCAGCATCAAGCTCGGCCATCGTCTCGTCTCCGGTGATGGATTCCACGATTTTGAAGGTCCCGCTGTCCAGGTCCTTCATCAGGGTGTCGCCGTCGAAGAACGCCTTGAGGAGCGTCGCACAGGCCCCAGAAAGGACGGCATGGCCTGCCGGGTAACTCGGGTGCGTAGGACTACCCTCCGGGTACATGAGCGGCAGGAGGTACGTGGCGCTTCCGTTGAGGGTGTTGGCTGCCAGCATGTTGGCTGTGGTCGTTGCACCCAAGACGGAGGCATCCAACAAGTAGTCCTGGGCATCGTCGAGGGTGAAGTGGACGCGACCGGCGTAGACCTCTGGACGTAGACGCATGTGGGCCACCCACTTCTGCCGCCACGCTGCTTTGAGTGCCAGCTCTGAGACGTGAAAAACGCGGTCGAGAATCTCGCCGGCTCCGAGAGTGACGAAGCCGTCCTCGTTTGCCAGGACGGGGATGTTCGGGTCCAGGGGCGCACCGTTCTGGAGCAGGATCTGCGCTGCGTTGAAGAACGCCAGGCCAGGAGGGTCGTTGTGAACGTAGCTTCCGAGTACTCGAGGAGAGAACGCGCGTTTGCGGGTGCCCGTCAGGTTGGCGCCGTTTGGCGTGATGCCATTTTGGATGTCGAGCCACCCTGCGGTGGTGATCGATGGAGCCGCATCGCTCTCGGTTTCGATCTCCTGGGCGACGGCGATGTTCCCCATGTTGAAATCGTGCAGGAGAAATTGGCTGACGTACGGTCCCACCGTTTCGTCGTACCCAGTTCCACGAAAGAGCGTCCCGCGCGTGACGACGCCACCGTCTTTGGGCCCCATGAACGATCCAGCCAGGGCGTTTAGATCGGTGAGGAGGGAGGTGACGACGGGTTCTTGAGATGTGGTGCCGTTCTGGATTGCGTTGAACGATTCGTCACGAAGGAGGGCCATGCCGTAGACCTCGATCATCTCGCCACCGGCCTCGGTAGAGGTCATGGACGGGGCTGCTGGCATCGAGACCGAGTAGGCATCTGCGCCGCTGAGGCTGAACGCCAGAGCGGCCTGGGGATTCGTCAATTTACGAACCGCACCGGTGGCACGCACGATGCGATCGAAGTAGCTCTGGTCCCCGCTGCGGAGGGCCACCTCCATATTCACGAAGTTCTGATCGGTGACTTCGCCGTAGCTGTTGTGCGGCAGTGTTTTCGAGTAGAGCGCCGTGCGGTAGAGAGTGCCGGCGCGATCGATGACGAGGGCCCGATCGTTGTTGAGCGGTTGGACGACATCTGCCTCTGACCGTTGGAAATTTGCCCGGTCGATACGGAAGTCGTATGGGAGCCCGGTGGGGTCGGAGGGATCTTGGCGCTTCGGCATCTCACTTGAGTCCCGGCTATAGGAGGGTCAGTGGTTTTCTGAACAAAACCCTTGACTCTGCGTCTGAGGCGAGTACATTCGGTTTCAAGGTAACTCTCATGTTGACGCAAGCACATACCCAGCTCCCCGATGCGGGAGCCGACTACAACACCATCATGGTGTCCGTAGCTCAGTTGGTAGAGCGTTCGCTTGTGACGCGAGAGGCCGCGGGTTCAAACCCCGTCGGACACCCCAAAAACCGCACTTCCGTGCAGTTTAGCTAGCCGAGGCTTCCCTTCGTCTTTGGGACGAAGTGGAGCTTCGGCACGCCGCATTTTATGCCGCGGAAGCTGACTTGGTACGCAAGCGCTGGACTGAAAATCCGGAGGTGACAGTTCGATTCTGTCCCGCGGCACAACCTAGAAGGAAACAAGACAATGTCACTCATGTTCACTAATTACGATCGCCACACCATGTGCACGCATGCTGGCCTCCTTGGTCAAAAGGCCAAGGACGGAACCCAGACGTGTGTTCGTTGCGGCAAGACGGTTCTCCCTGCAGATGTGGAGCGCTTTACGAGGCCGGCTGGACGCAAGTCCGGTCGGCAGACTCAAGGCACTACCCCTTTGTAGCTGAGATAGATTCAAGCGCGCGGTTGAAGCCCGCGAGACTCGGGTGCGAGCACCGACTGAGGGACCACAACGGTAGGATAGCAACATGATTCTCTGCACAGACGTGGACTACAACGACGACGGAACAGCCGTCGCCGCAGGCGTGACTCTCGAGAACTGGTCGGACGACCACGCGCTCGAGGAGCTCGTGGTGCACGTCGATGCCGTCGAACCTTACGTGCCCGGTCAGTTCTACAAGCGAGAACTTCCGTGCATCCAAGCCATCATGGCGAAGCTGACTGGTGTCAGCCTCGTCATCGTGGACGGGTACACGTGGCTCTCGCCAGGACGCCCAGGTTTGGGAGCCCACCTGTGGGGTGATCTTGGGGGCTCGATCCCAGTGGTCGGTGTCGCCAAGGCGTACTTCAAAGATACGACGGCCACCGAAGTGTTCCGAGGTACCAGCAAGCGCCCGCTGTATGTGTCAGCCCAAGGGATGGACGACAGCGACGCGAGCATCCTGGTGCGCAACATGGCCGGGCGCAATCGGTTCCCGGAGATGCTCAAGCGCGTGGATCACCTGTGCCGGGGCCATGTTCTCCCGAAAGCGACGGCGTCATGATCTCGGGATTCGGCGGGTTCGGCGGTGCCGCGCCTGCAGCCACCCTCGTCACGGGGGATCACTGTGGTGCCGTGAGCACCGCATAGAGGTTTTCTGGAACTACAAGCGTGGAAGCCTCTCCTGGGAGGATTTCGTGCAGTACTACGGAGTTGACCCGGAAAGAGGCTCGATCGTTTGTCGGGAACCCGGGTATAAGGACTGACCACGCCCAAGTAGCTCAGTGCAAGTCTGCGGTCACACGTTTCTTGCTTGGTAGAGCGGTCGGCTTAAACTCCGATGCGTCGAAGGTTCAAATCCTCTCCTTGGGCACCGAAATTATGTAAATTCTTCCCCCGCTCCGTGTACCTCTCAGATGATTAAGATCGACCATACACAGCCGAATGCTGAGAAACTGGTAGGGCGTCTCGCGAACTGGAAGTTCAAGTCAGCCCTCCAGCACCTGGAGGGTCAATCGGACGAAGTCGTGGAGACGGTGAAGACACTCTCCACCATGTTCAGCAACTCGGGATGGTTTGAGGGCAACATGGGGCATCTAGTTAGTGTGGTCGTTCAGACCCTCGTGGAGTCCCACGAATGAGACAACATCATGGAGAAATTAACTGTAGCAGGCGTGACCCTCGAAGGGTTCGCGCAAGGAGGGTGGCAGACTTCGATCTACTGCCCCGAAGTGAGAGCGGTTTTTGACGCGGGCTACGCCTTGCGTGCAAACGTAGAGAACTACTTCATCACGCACAGCCATCCCGACCACATCATGGCGCTCCCCTACATTGTGGGGCGCCGGGCGGTGTCGGCTGAGCGCAAGAAGATGATCATCCACGTCCCCGAGCAGATTCGGGAACTGACCGCTACGGTGATCCTCGGAAGCTGTCGCCTCTTCGGCGATCGGTGTCCCGAGGACTTCGTCGAAATCGTCGGGGTCAAGCCCGGCGACTCGATCACGCTCAGCAAGCAGCACAGCGTCCAGGTGCTGCCTACGGTTCACCGTGGGCCCACCGTGGGTTACGTGGTCATGCAGCACACCCAGAAGCTCAAGCCCGAGTACGAGGGCATTGAGGGGCGTGAGCTGGGCCGTCTCCGTGGGGAGGGGGTCGAGATCACCGCAGCCCGTGTGTCGCCGATGCTGGCGATCCCTGGTGACACCCAGATCGAGTTCCTGCTCAACAACGAGCTGGCTCGAAAGGCCAAGGTCCTCGTTCACGAGGTCACGGTCTGGGACGAGGGGTTCAACAACGTCGAAGGCTGCCGTCGCTACGGCCACACGCACATCGCGGAGATGGTCGAGCACGCGCACAAGTTCGAGGGAGAGGCTCTCGTGCTTTGCCACCGCTCTATGCGGTGGACCCGGAAAGAGATCGAGGCGATCGCTCGTCGTCGGTTCCCAGAAGAGGTGCTCAAGAAGCTCCACTTCTTCGACGGTGGCGATCGCCTGTGATACCTTGGCGATGATGGCAGGCGCGCTCTGGTTCCTGTCCATCGCCCCTCTCCCTGACCAAGCTGCGTATCCCTGGCCCGGGGAACGCTAGCCGGGAGAGGGGCCAGGGCGCTTACGGGTTGAATTTACCGCCGGGGAAATCGTAGATCGTCACCGGGATTCCGTGAGTCACGAAATGCTCGTCGATGAGCACTTCGATCCGAGCCCAGGAGCCGCCTGCGAGCCAGCAGCCCAGCCTGGGCATGTGAATTGAAACATTGCGTTCAGGGTTCTTGAGAGCGTACGCAGCCAGGTATTTGAATCCCTGGCTGATGGCCTTGTAGCGGATGGGGGGCTCACCGCCTTTGGCGGTACGGATGCCCTGTTGTCCGATGATGTTGGCGACCGCGATGTTCTCTTCAACAGGGACGAGCTGCATCGCCCCGAGGGGAAGTTTGTTGTCCCATTTCGATGCCCATAGCCGGTACATCTCTTCGGGGCGAGCCCATTGCTTGGAGAGCGACATTACGAATCCGGCGCCCCATGCCCCGATACTGTTTGAACAATGTGCGATGATCTTGAGACCGTCACCCTCTGGCGCAGTGGCGTCGCCCTCGACATACATGACGAGGGGGGAGGGGGTCTGCTTTTTCGCGGCTGCCATCACCCATTATACGCGTCAGCTCAGGGCGAGTTCCCGTTTCTGGGCGTTCTCCGGGATGGAGGCCATTGCACGAAGATCGGCCATTGATCCCCGGAAGTAGTTGGCGTCCATCTCACCGCTCGTACCGGGCGGTCTTCCGTCTGGACGAGGCTCGTTGTTGGCGTGCTGGTGGATCACCCAGTCCCAGCCGGGGATCTCCCCAGTGGGTTCCTCGTAGATCCCTTTGTAGCCAGAGACGATCCACAGCGGGCACTGCGACAGCGACATCGTCTTGGCCAGCCTGTATTTCCAGAAGTTCGGCCCGGTGTAAACGATGGGCCAGACCCCAAGTTCGTCCTTGATGTACTGGATGAACGCCTCACAGAAGACGACCACGTCGTTGGCTTTCACGCCGGCCTTGGTCGCGCGATCGTCCCACTCGATGTCCAACACGGGCGGCAGCATCCCGGGCAGGATCTCTCGGCCGTAGTGATCCAGGAACCATTCGGCTTCGTTGCGGCCATCCTCGGCGAACCCTTTTTCGCCGTCGCTGTTCTTGAGGGAGACTCGAGCGAAGTGGTAGGCGCTCCAGATCTTGCCGGCCGCGATCGCCTTCTCCTTGTTCTCAGCGAAACGGGGATCGGCGTAGCCTTCGCCTTTCTTGTCCTTGCCGCCTTCCGTGGCCTTGAGGATGACGAAGGGGAAATCGACCATCCTTTCGTGATCGACGGGCCCTTGATGTTTGGCGACATCGTAACCAAGCACGTCGTCGCGCTCGGTGAAGGCCGTCTCCCAGAGTTTGTGCGCTAGACGGAGGACCTCTGGCTCAGGGGCTTTGGGTTCTGGGAGTTCGGCGCCCTCGTTCGTCCACTTCGTGTTCTCAATGTGGAGTTCCTCGGTGGGTTTCCCTTTGGGAGCACCGTCCCGTGGAGGGTTCGAGAAGAACCCCAGGATACGCGCAATGAGGTCCGCGAAAGAGAACACGGGGACTTTGTCACCGTGCATCTGGTCCCTGATTTCAACTTCCACATAAAGGGGCCATCGATAGGGAGGCTATCGCGACCCCCTCGGTGATGGCTGAGATGATCCAGGGACTCGATGTAGCTCACCACCAGGGCAACGTAGATTTCGCGGAAGTCGCCGGTGATGGTTTCCGCTTCTGTGTGTGCAAGGCGACGGAGGGGGCCGACTACGAGGACCCGAAGTTTCGTGAAAACATGCGGAAGATCGCGGAGCTGCGTGTGGTCGATCCGTCCTTTTTCGGGGGCGCGTACCACTTCGCTCGACCGGACAACCGCACCGGCCGTGCTGGCGGTGAAACCGAAGGTCGCTGGTTCTCCCAGATTCTCAACGAGGTGTCGGCCGAGTACGGGTTCTCCATCGAGCATGATTTTCTCGAACCCGCACTCGACTTCGAGAAGTACAGCGACTCAAGCGGCACCGACAACATCCCGTGGATCGAAGGGTTCCTCGATGTCCTCAAGAGTGAGACGGGTCGCGACGGGATGATCTACACGGGACCGAACGTGTGGATGTATGAGGTCAGCAACACGACCCAGTTCAACGACTACCCACTCTGGGAAGTCACTTACAGTTCGCAGGGATCGAACCCCGATGCCCAACCTCCCCGGATGCCGAAGAACGAACCCGACGAGCCGTACTGGGAGTGGACGTTCTGGCAGTGGAGCGGTGGAGGAGACTATGCCTACTACCACCGACAGTTCGGGGACATCGCCGGCATCCCCAGCGGCATCGCGGATGTGAACCGTCTCAACGGAGGTGAAGAGCGGTTGCTGGAGCTCGCCAACGCTGGCCATTTGCCACCTCCCCCGGTGAACGTGACGTGGCCTCGACCTCCTGAGCAGATCGATCTGAACGATTTGCGTGGTGCGTACTCCGAGTACGTGTCCCGCGTGCAGGGTCTCCTGCTGGCGCACAAGTACGGACCCAGCGGACTCACCGGTTCCAACGGTTTGCCCGACGGGTTGATGGGCAACAAGACCGAGACCTATCTCGAGGACTTCAAAGCGAAGCGTGCCCTGCCAGCCGATACGGTCGTGGACTGGGACACCTGGTGGGCCCTGGCCTACGACAACCTGCGGGCTTAGGCGCCCATCGCTTCACGGACGGCCGCGAGGGCATCCGTGTACGACTTCGTCGTGCCACGTTGCCGCATCTTGGGGTCGGCGGTGTAGTGCCAGGTCGAACCGTCCCACGCGATGTTCTGACCATGGCGCACGGCGACGGTGCCATCGGTGATCATTTCGCCGTAGACCGTGACGGTCTTGAGGCAGCGGCAGGCGGCTTCCTGGATCTGGTCTTCGTCGAGTACATCGAGCACTTCACCGAGCTTGGTGTAAACGCGCATCAGTCCTTGGATGGCGTCGTAGTGCGTCAGGTGGAGGGCGTCTTTGAACGTCAGTCCGGTGATGGCCATCCAGGGTCGGAGTACATCGATGATGGGGACGTTGGTGTCCTCGCGGAGGTTGCCGATTTCGACGATGGCGTCTTTGAGCGTGATTTGTGACATGTGGTTTTGTGTCCTGTGTGGGTGAGGTCGAACCCCAAAGCCATGTTACCCACCGAAAAGTGCAGTCAAGTTGCTTTCGCCTGCATTTCGGGGCTCTCAGGGGCCCTCAGACGCCTCAAGAACCCCGAGGGCGCGTAGGAGGTCCCCGAGGCCCCGCCAACGCCCTCCGGGCCCCTGGTGGCGACCCTACGGCCGGGGTCTGGGCCTACCGCGCACCGGTAGTCGTCCTATCAGGAGCCCTTTCGTGAGATGCGCATGAAGACTTCGACCTCGCCGGGTGGCCGCGAAGTGGGTTCTCCGAGTTTCACGAAACGGGAGACGAGCCCCATGGTGTCTGGTTCGATCAGCACGGCGCTTTCGGCCCGGATCATTCGGCTCGCACATTCGCGCCCGGAACTGCGCGATGCGCTCCAGCCGCTGCTCTACGTGATCGCGGCCAAGCAGGACTCGGCCAGTTCGGAGCTCCGGCGGAAAGAGCAGAGGGAGTTCTCCGAACTCTTGAGCTTCGGTCCTCGGTTCGGCGTCATTTCGGCTCACGACGGGAAAGACAGCACCCAGAACCGGATCCGTCGAGCGAAGCTCATCACGGACCTTTCTCGACTGGGCTACCGGAAAGTGTCACCGATGCGAGGAAACTGGGAGCTGCTCCCGGAAGACTCGTTGATGATCCAGAACATCCGCCCGCAGGACCTGTTCCAGCTTGGCCGCAAGTACGGCCAGGAGTTTGTGGTGTTCTCTGACGAGCCTGGTCTCGTTGGTTTCTACTACCTGACCGGCGACCCGAAGACGCGCATCATCGTGGACCCCAAGGGTGACACGACGTTCCGTTCGTTGACGGACATGACGCCTTACTCTCGAGCCCGTGGTCTCGATGTGGAGTTCGGTTTGCTGTGGTCCCAGGAGTTTCCGTGGGACGGCGGTGATCATCTCGATCGTCGTCGCGTCCGTACCGAGCTCAAGAACCAGGGCCTCCAGAACGTGACGCCGTAACCGGTTCGTCAAGTTCTTTGGCGATCAGCTCTTCGAGCTTGTCGAGATCGATCTGGTGAACGTGCAAAGGCACTTGCGAGGAAAGCCATTCTCGCTTTCGCCAGAAATCCACGATTGCCTTCGCTCGGGAGCGAGGGTTAGAGACAAGGGCGGCGGCAGCCATGGCTCAACCGTACCGATGAGAAGGGGGCGCGACGGCCGCGAAAAAGTCCAAAGTCTACGAAAACGGGGACTTTGGGAAATTTGTCGGAGCGGCGTCGGGAGATCTCTTACTCCTGTGGATCGGGCACAGCCTGTTCGTGAAGTTCTGCGACCCGGCTACTGCGCGCCGCTTCTTTGGCTTTGGCCTTGGCGTCTTTTGCCTTCGCCCCATTTTTGCGGGTGATTACGGGTGGTTCGCTAGCCATCATTCAGGGGAAGCTGATAGGCCCGTTATCGTCAGAGTTTCCCTTTTCGGGATCGAGCGACTTCCATCATCGGACTCACGTCCACCCACCCGGGCCAGGTGATGATGTCCACGCTCACGAACTCTTTCCACCGTTCGTGCTTGGTGAGATCGTTCCACACCGTCCGGCGCCACGCCCACTTCTGTGTGCTCACCTCATCGGGCTTGTCGGTGTTGTTCCAGTAGGCGAAGTCCTCGAGCCGTTTGTCGTCGGCCATGAAGTCGAGGAGCCCGCCGAGGTGGCACCGACGATCGCAGTAGGGGATGAGGTAGTACTTGCTTCGGTAGACCCGCATGGTGATCGAGGCATCGAGGGCCCACAGGTCCCAGGTGTGTTCGGCCAAGGTTTTCCCGTACTCCTTGTGCATCCACGAGTCGATATCGAAGGCCCCGGGTTTGTCTCCTTCGACGTGGGTGCGCTTCGACGCTTTGAGTATCTCTTCATCGCTCACGGCCATCAGATCTTCGAGGCGTTTGAGCTCGGGAGGACAGTGCTCGATGATCCACTCTCGGTAGAGGCTGACCCATTTGGTGGGCACGTCGGTGTCGGGGTGGTGCTCCTTGAGCCATGCGGCGAAGAGGCGGTTTTCTTCTTCGACCTTGAGCCATGCGTCGCTTGAGCGGCCGTCGAGAATGTCGTGGAAGGTCTTGGAAGGTCTTGGCGAGGCGCTCTTTGGCAGCGTCCTGACCCTGCCGTTTGAGATCCCAGAGCAGCTCGTAGGGATCAACCCCCTTGGCGACCCGATATGCCTCGTAGATCTTGATACTCACACCCCTTGTACGCTTTCGTGAAAAGTTGGGATCCGTTTGTGTAAAAAGTTCGCCCCCTCCGTGCACAGGGTGAGACCAAGATGGCCACCACGTATCCGCGAATCGCGCACATCCTTTGGAGTCCGGGTGAGTCACATGATCCCCAGGTCTTTTTGGAGCACCTATGAACCGCATCACCAACGGCACCGACCTCATGAACCTTCTGGAGAGCATCAAGATGGTCGGCACCCGCTTGGCCGAGTGGGACTTCCGATGGGCGATGCAGGAACTCAAGACCGGCGATGTTGACGGCTGGCTCGTGCAGTGTTCGTTCGAGCGCCCGGATGTCAACGGAGAGTTTACCGAGCAGGGGCTCGGCTATGGCCGCGAGTGGTTCATCGCCAACGGGGCGCCGGACACCGGCGTGGTGTTCACGGCCTGGGAGGCGATGAAATTCATCGTCTTCCATGAGCTCCACGAGGCGTTTACTGTGGTGATCGATGGGAAGCGCGTGCGCCTCCTGGACCCCCACAAAGAGCTGACCGACTTGGCTGTTGGGAGCCGTTATGTCGGGGGGGAGATCGAAGGACGGTTTCCGGCAAAGATCGAAGGACAGTTTCTGGCAGCCCGTGAAGACAAACCGTTCTCTCCTGAGAACTGGGTCCTCAAGTCCGAAGACAAGAAAGAGACCTCTTGGAGTCTCTGTGGCTCCAGCGACGGCGGCTTCCTCATGATCTTCGGGCTGAACCGCGAGGCCGGGGACTGGCTCCTCAACCTCGACGGCCCACAGCCCAAAGGCCCGTGGCGGATCGAAGGCAACATGGGCAACTACCTGTTGATCGGAACCGACGACGAGAAACTTGGTTGGGGTGTTCAGCCGGATCTCGCCCGCTGGATGGTCCGCCACAAGCTGGCCACGAGCACGGACTCTTACCTGACCCGAGAAAAAACTACATCATGAAGATCAAATACATAGATTTTGAAGGCGTCGAGCGCGAGGTGGAAGCGAAAGTATCCGTGGACCTCGAGAGCGGCCACATCAACAGCAAACTCGACTGGGAAGAGCAGAAGCTGGTCCTTCGCGTCGGCGGCAGTGTCATTGGACGCAAGAGCCTCTGCTACCGGGAAGTAGAACGAAAATGAGTGATCGAAAACGAGAAGCCATCGCCGCCCTAGCCCTCGAACATTCCCGCGAGATGCAGGAACTCACCGGGGACAGCAAGACCGAAGCCAGGGCTGCGTTCCTCGAACTCTACACCTGGACTCCCGAGTGGATGGACAACGAGCCCCTAGCGAAGCGTTTGAAAAAGGCGTACCACGCCAACGGAGCTGAGAAAGGCGAACTGCCGCCGTTCCTTTGCAACCTCGCGGTGTTCGAGATGCTCGGCAAGGATCAGTCGCGGACGTTCGGTGCCATGCTGCGGATTCTCGCTGAGGCCATCGGTATTACCAGCGACGACATGCGCAAGGCCATGCGTGACAGTGACCGGAGCGAAGAGGAAGTCGCGGAGAGGGAGATCACCAAAGAGACCCCTCTGTCCGCCGAGGATTTTGACGCCATCGAGTTGACCCTCCGGAAAGATGGCAGTTACCTATTCGACGGTAACGACGGCCGACAGAAGATGCAGCGCGTCTTCCGAGCCCTCAACGCGACGCGAGCCATCTATGATGCTCCGCACGATCCAGACTGGGAGTATTTCAGTGTCAAGCCCAAGGACCTGCGCATCGGTGACGAGATCGTTCGCCGTGGCCAGTGGAACCAAGTGCTCGGATTCTTCCTGCACGAGGAGGACAAGCGTTGGACCGACAAGGGCATGACCTTCTCGGAGGTCCCTGTGGGGTCCGAGGAACTCGACTGGAATGATGAGCCCAAGGAGTACTTCGTGAAGACCGCATGGGGCAGCGACTCCGGCGAGAATTTCAAGGGCCAAGAGAAAATTGCTATCCGTCGCCGCAAAAGTGTGGGGGCCCCTCCGGCTAAGTCAGAAGCACCCAAAAAGACGCGGGCCAAGAAGTACCATGAGAAGCGTGGGCCAAACGGAAGACCGGAGGCCACCAAGAAGAAGACCACCAAGAAGAAGACCACCAAGAAGAAGACCACCAAGAAGAAGGGCGCCAGTAAGAAGACCACCAAGAAGAAGGGCGCCCGTAAGAAGAAAAGCGCCCGCAAGAAGACCTCCAAAAAGAAGGCCACCAAGAACCGAAGGAGCGCAGCATGAACGAGAGCATCAAAGTTGAAGACCACACCAAGCACCCCCCCATCCTTGACGTTCGTCTGGATGGGGAGAAGACGGTTGTCATCGTCGATGTGCAGCAGATGTTCCGGAACATTTTTCCGGACGGCAGCACGAACGGGGACCCTGGTGTCTGGGGCGTCATCCTGGCGGACACGGTGCGGCACCTTGCACGAGCGCACCGTCAGGCTCTGGTGCGGCTTTCGGAGGGCGGCGGTGGCCCGATACCCCCTCCCGAGGAAGCCATCCTCGACCGGATCATGCAGATCCTGGTGGACGAGATGTCAAGCGAAGATCTCCCCAAGATCGAGTCCCACACCGTCGTCACCGGAGACGGGCCCAAGGGCCCCAAGGTGAGTTGATGCCAGGCAAGCACGTCAAAGTCTCGGTCCCCATCCACATCGGAGGGACCCGCAACGAGAATCTGTTTGCGCTTCCCACCGACAAGCCGGATCATTTCAAGATCAACTCGATCCCATTCCACGCCTACGGCCTCAACGATGGGGACATCGTCCGCTGCGACAGTTCGCGCAAGGTTTTGGAGGTCGTCGAGGCCAGTGGGTTCCGGACGTTCCGTGTCGTGTTCGCACCTGGAACCGACATGGAGGCCATGAACGCGGTGGCCAAGCGTTTTCATGAACTCGAGGCCGGTTTGAACCTCGGATACCCTGGGTTCATGTCCCTCGACATCGGCCCCGACAAGGACCACGAGGCCCTGGTCGCGTACCTGGACGAGCTTGAGGGCCAGGAGAGGATTCAGTACGAGAGTGCAGAGCAACGGGCCGAAGGGAGTTTCAGTGACCCAGAGCAGGAAGGGTAGAGTGCCCCATGTCCCGGGAGCCCGTGGAGGTCGAAGTCCTGGACAAGGACGGGACTCCTGCGATTCCGGAGAAACGGGTCACGGGGCCTCTAAGCCCGATCATCAACACGCTTGCGGCCGTGTTCGCTGTCCTGACCGCTCTCATGATTTTACTCATCGCCCTCGCAGCCACTTTGGCGAAGCAGGACGATGAGTCACCGCCGGACCCGGAATAGGTCCACGATTTTCACGGTACACCCCCCTGGAGGACTACATGGAACTAGGAAACATCCACGATCACGAACAACATCACCAATCTTTTCACCCAGACGCCAACTCTCGTCCCGCTCCTGATCCCAGTGCTGGCATCGGTGCCTTCATGGGCACCGTCTATGCCTGGATGACCGCTGGCCTCGCGCTGTCGGCCGGCACCGCCTACTGGCTCAGCACGCAACCCGAACTCCTGGTGAGCCTCTTTTCCGGCGTCATGGGTTGGGTGCTCCTGCTCACCCCGTTCGTCCTGATTTTCGTGCTCGGGTTCCGTATCGAGAAGGCGTCTCTTGTCGAGAACGGGTTCTGGTATCTGCTGATGACCGGCATCATGGGAACCTGGCTGACCGGCATCGCCGTGCAAGCCGGTGAGGACCCGGCCTTCGCCACCTCGGTGTTTCAGACGCTTGGAGTGACCGTTGCCATGTTCGGTGGCATGTCGCTGACTGGATGGATCACCCGCAAGGACCTGTCCGCGATGGGCAGTTTCTTCGCCGCAGCCCTGTGGGGTCTGATCGCCATGATGCTCATGAACAGTTTCATGTTCCAGAGCCAAGCGATGGGCCTGGGTATTTCCGCCATTGCCATCGTGATTTTCGCGGGCCTCACCGCCTACGACACGCAGAAGATCAAGGAGTACTACTACTCCCACGGTGCCCATCACGGGCTCGCCATCTGGGGTGCGCTGACGCTGTACCTCGACTTCGTCAACCTCTTCATCCACCTGCTCCGGTTCTTCGGCGCTGGCGGCAGCGACGACTAGGAGTGCGGGTGAAATAACCTGGGCTCGCTCGGGTTAGGAACTACGATGGAACAAACGAACACAGACACGTCCTGGACTCCGTTCTACTACGAGAGCAACCAGTACTTCGGTTGGATCGAAAGCCCCACCGACTGGGAAAAGGTCAAGACGGCCTACTCGCAGCGGGGCGGAATCCTGACCACGGACGAGTTGCTCGACAAATCCCACGTGGCGCCCGGTGCACCGCACATCAAGTACGGGCTGCGCAGTGAGTGTGACGGGGACAAGACGCTACGAGAGTTTTTCACTGAGCAGGGCATGGCGCCCTGATCAGGGATCAGTTGGCCTAGACGGGGATTTGTCCTCCATCGGCCCTGTCTAAGCTCCCAGAGGGCACCAGAACGGTTCTGGTGCCCTCTCTTTTTGGTGAGGGGTACAAAGAGAGCATGACGCCAACGATCTCCCAGGTGGTTGTGATGGCGCTGGCCATCGGCACCGTGTCCATGACCATCACGAAGGCCAGTTTCTTCGAGTGGTTCCGTAACTGGCTCGAGGATCACACCGACTTCCTGGCGGACCTGTTCTCGTGCCCCTACTGCATGAGTCACTGGGTCGCCCTGGGAGTCATGTTCCTGTACCAGCCGCTCATCCTCGACACGGGGAATAAGTGGCCCGATCTAATGATGTCCTGGTTTGCGCTGGTCGCCTTGGGTTCGCTGGTCGCCGGAGCGATTTCCCGGATTTTCGGAGGCGTTCACGAGTAAGGGTCTTGCGCTTCCCTCGGGGAGTGCCCAGCTCCATTTGACAAGTTACGTTGTTGCGCCCACTATGACATTGACGATCAGCCAAAGACCAAGTCGGTCACCGGATCTGATAGCCGAGGCATGTCGCCTCTTCGTCTTGCCCAGCTTTTGCTGGAAAGGAGAAGAAGAAGCGATGTCCCAAAAATACTACGTCTACGTCTATCTGGATCCCCGGCACTATCCTCCTGAGCCCGTCTACGTTGGTAAAGGTCATGGGAAGCGGGCATGGGCCCATCTGTCCTGGACCCATAACGCGTGGCTGCGTCGGAAACTTCAGCGTATTCGCCGTGCAGGTTTGGAACCTGTCGTCGAGATTCTCCAAAAGGGGCTCACTGCTGGAGAAGCGAATGAACAGGAACGGCTGCTCATTGCACAGCATGGAAGAGCCGACCAAGGAAAGGGCACCCTCTGCAATTTCACTGACGGAGGGGAGGGCACGCCCGGCCGGGTCCCGACCCCTGAGACCCGAGCACTTTGGTCGCAACAACGCTCCCGACCTCAGACCCCTGCGCAGTATGCAGCCAACTGTGCCAGGACTCAGACGGCGCAGTCTCGATCTCGTATTTCGGAAGCGACGAAAGGTCACCAGTGGCATACGCCAGGGCAGATCGAAGCTATCCAACGATCAAATGCTACGCGAAAGGTAAGTGAAGAGACACGTACGAAGATGAGCGTGACGCGAAAAGCCAAAGGTCTGTCGGGGTCTCGACAGGAGAAGATGCGAACCGCCAAAAAACGCGCTCAGGAATCACGCACCCCCGAAGAACAAGCCGCTATCGTAGAGAAGACTGCCAGTAAAAATCGTGGCAAAAAACGTTCGGAAGAGACTAAACGCAAGCTGAAAGAGGCATGGGCGAGAAGACGGGAAAAATGGGGTCCTTCCGGGCAACCCCCGAGGGAACAGTGACTTGGAGATGGCCACTCTGGGGCGCTCCGCCCCGGCTCCCTGATGAGCCGGGACAGTTCGGCGCCGTGCGCAAGCACGACATCCACACGGGAGTCGACCTCTACACCTATCCCGGCTCCTGTGTCCTCGCGGTCGAGGATGGTGTGGTGGTCGCCATCGAGGATTTCACCGGTGCCGTGGCGGGATCACCTTGGTGGGCCGATACCCAGGCAATCCTCGTTGAGGGGAAATCGGGCGTAGTGTGCTACGGGGAGCTGATAGCGCCCAGAAGGCTCGCTGTGGGGGACCGGATTCAGGCGGATGGATTCCTCGGGTGCGTAAAAACAGTGCTGCGGCAGGACAAGGGCCGACCCATGACCATGCTCCACTTTGAACTGTACACGCACGGGACGCGTGAGACCGTCTGGTGGCGCCTGGGAGAGCCCCGCCCTGCCAATCTCTTGGACCCCACCGAGCAGCTTACCGAAGCTCTGGAGACCACACAGGCGCTCACGGAGGTGCGTCCATGAAGTGTCAGCGATCCGGCCAGTGCTGCATCACGATGGCCGTCGTCGTCCCGGTATGGACGCAAGATGGTGTCCGTGCACGCTACAAGCCCGGAGATATGCCGTGCCCTCACCTGTCCTACGAAGGTCCGATAGCTTCATGCGCCGTGCGTGACAAACCCGAGTACATCGGCTCCCCGTGCTGGACCTACGGGAACTCTGATGTGGATCCCGACTTCGTATCCAAACGTGGCCGACCGTGCCCCGTGGGCAAACTGATCCAAAACCGAGGGGGTGTCCCCCTCGTGTTTCCTGACCGGCTCAAGCGTCGCGTTGTCGATGTCATGCTGGAGGACCTGGGGCCGTGGCCTGAAGAAAATGAGCGTCCCTCATGATCTCGCCGCCCATTTGCCAGTTCTGCTACAGCGCGGGACTCCTCGATTGGCGCCGGGACCAGGAAATGCCATGTCCCAAAGGTCGCCTCAAGGGGGCCGCGTGTTGACCACCCTCTACTGCGATGCTTCGTTCTGTCCTGACAAGAAAGTGGGAGGCTGGGCCATCTGGCTCCGGAGCGAGCACGGACGCATCGTCGAGGACGGCCCGACGCCAGAGTATTGCCAGAATTCCTACGAGGCTGAGCTGGCTGCGATTTACGCGGGCATCTACCGGACCTCAAGACGCTGGCCGATGACGGCCGCGATCCTGGTGCGCTCAGACTGCCAGACCGCACTCGATCTCATGGAGAACCGTTACGAAGCTCGGTCGGGCGGTGGGCGCCGTTTGGCGACCAAGATCCAGGAGCTCAAAGCTCGTCACGACCTCCGACTCATCCCTCGATGGGTCAAGGGGCATCAGCGCGGGTCCAAGACGGATGCGTGGCTCAACAACAAGGTGGACGAGCTGGCCCGCAAAGTCATGGAAGCCGAGCGCCTGAAAGCAGGAACAACACAATGATGGACCTCTGTTACTTCTGTTCTAACACCGGGTTCGTCGACTGGGCCGAGGCCCAAAAGGAGCCGTGCCGTAACGGGTGCGAGCCTCCGGTACCGATGACCTCCAAACAGCGAACGGCTTACCTGCGCCGTCTCGAGCTGAGCGGAGTACGGGCCCGCAGGAAAGGGTCCCAGGACCACACACGGCAGTTCACGAAGATGCTGTTTTGCGGTGCAGGAGACCAGACGCGATACGACGTTGCGTGTCTTCACGAGCGTATCGAGAACGCTCTCAACCATCTCAGTGGGCGGCAGCAGGGTCCGCACTGGCAGCAGCAACCGAGCCAGGAAATGCTCGACCGCGAGAAACAGCTCAACGACGAAGCCGAACTTGTGTGCGAGCAAGTGGCCAGGGACGTTGCCATGGCCCTCACGGGCAAGAGCATTACCTTCGTGGAATAACCTCACGCTGACCTAGGTAACGAGAGGGAAGGAGAAAATATGGCATACGGAGATGAAGGAGCCGTTTGGCTCAAGATCATGGTGTTCGGAGCGCTCGCTATGGGTGCGTTAGTTCTTGGAGCGGGCAACTGCGAGGCCGACGGGACCGCCAACACGCACGTCAAGGAGATGCTTCACAAGAAGGGCTACACCGACGTGAAGATCACCCACTCGGAGAACCACTGGGGTGCGCCGATCGGATGGGCGTGCGGTGAGAACGACTACCACTTGGTCGAGTTCAAGGCGACGAACGTGGCCGGCAACGAAGAGGAAGGCTTCGTGTGTTGTGGCCGGATGGAACCCATCATCGGGTACTCCAAGGGCTGCACGATCAGGAACTGATGCGGTTCGTCAAGAACGGTACGCACCTCATCGCAGTGGATCGCATCGAGTGGGCGAACTACGACCGCATCGAGGAGCTCATTCTGATCGTTGGGTTCCAGGATCAGACGATCCAGATCACGGGCATCGATGCGCTCGAATCGGCGATGGCTTTGCGCCCGTCCATTCTCGAAAGCAAGCGCCTGGACTGGCCGAAGTTCATGTGGGCCGTGCACAACCTGATCGGTCATCCGGTGATGCAGATCCTCGCGTTGTTCAAGTTTTACGATGCGGCTTTTTGGGTTCACGATGTGACGGTCCCGAAGCCGAGCGGCGCCAAGTAGTTCCACGAAAGGGATCGCAAGGGTAGCTAGCCTATAGCTCTCCCTCTTATGGAGGACCTCCTCATGGCAGTACGATCCACAACATCTCAGCACCAGCCCATCCCACCCAACTACACGACGAATGCCAACGCGTTCCACAACATTGGCCGCTACAAGGCCATCAACAGCGATCCCGCGACCCGTCGTCCCGTCGGCGCCAACATGAGCACCGCTCCGACGACCGCGAACAAGACGCAGTACTTTTACGTGCCCGGTTTGAACGGCTAGGGGAGTTAAAACCTCCGTTCGTAGGCGGTCCCTCGCGCGTATAGTCAGTGCGAGGGACTTTTTTTGTCCGTAGGACTCTCAAAAACTGTTGAAACCGGGTTTCTAAGGGACTTTCACTTCTCCACTTTGGCGGACGTGGTCCTGACCGAAGTGTTTGGGGAGCTTCCCCAACCAGGCTGGGTGAAATTCGAGATCGTGAACCACCTGGACATACCCCGGGACGCGTTTCTTTTCACGATCGTTGTCCACATCACCCCACATAGCCGCTCTGTTGTGGTCGATGGCCGCGTGATCCAGTCCCGGTTCAACCGGAACAAACATTTCAAGTTCGAGTTCCCGCTCCCACGCAGTGTCGTCGAGCAGTTCCGCAGCGAAGTGCCCAAGCTCTTCGTCAAATGGATGAAGGAGACGCTGCTCAAGAACGCGTACCGCATCTACGAGTTCGACCCACGCATCGGGTTCACCTGGGAGGGCGGTGACGGGCTCCCTGCGTGCCCTCTATTCGATCCTCCCGAGGATTTCTCAAGGACGGGCCTTTCCATGGAGGGGAAGGATGGATCGTTTCTGGAGCCTTCCTGCGCCTTCTGCGGGGAAGACCATACCGACGACGAGGCACCGGTCTGGGGCGGCGCCAACATGATGTGGCTGCACCGGGGATGTTGGAGGACGCCTTCGTGAAAAGGGATGTCCTGGAACATGACCGCGTAGAAGCCTGGAAGGTCAACTCTCCCAGGCAATGGTGGGCATTTGTACAACTAGACGAAGGGGACACGCTGCACGACCGCGTGCTGGCTGCGGTTCTCGGGGGTCGTGGCGACGACGAAGCCATCGACGAATTGATCCGTTTTGCGGAAGCACTGGAAGCCCATCGCCGAGCGTCCAAGGCGGGTACGGTGAAGGCTCCTCCGGCGGTGGGGGAGCGGCGTTCGTTTGCCATCACCGTCAGCAGGATGACGCGCATGGTTAATCCTGCTGGCCCTTTCTTTCGTGTGGATTTCGTTTGCTCTGACGGGTGGGGCGGTCATTTCGACACAACCAGTCCTGATGTCGTTGAGACGATTTCGAGGTTGAGAAATCGTGCAAAACCGCTAACCATCGTCGGCGAAATTTCCCGGCGTCCCTACGAGTTCTACGTCGAGCTCCAAAACAGCGTCAGAATCGTGTGAGGAACAAATGCCCAAGGCCAAGCCCTACTCAGGTCCAGTAGAAAAAAGCGTCGCACGACAACTCCTGAACAGCACAGGACACTCGGTCGAGATCAACGGGCAGCCTCTGTTGTTGGGGGACGCTCTGTTGGCCGCGGCCGAGCAGCTCGAAGAACTGGTTGCCGAAGCGAACTCGCAGCTCGAAGACAACGAGTTCGCCAAGATCATCGCAGAGCATTTGGCCATCGAGCTGAACCGACGCGGCGGGGCCGAGATCGCGGTCACCGACAGCGGCACCGTTCAGCTCTACGTCAACTACAAGAATCATCCTCGAAGTCGGAAGCCGCAACGCAAACGCAAGTTGCCGTTGATGGAGGAGCTCAAGGTTCGAGCCGAAGAGCTTGGGGTGGGGATTCCCTCGGAGCTGGGCATCAAGCGCTCCCAGATCGTTGCGTGGCTAGATCAGGTGGAGAAGGGTGAGACCCCGGTTATCAAGAAGGCCAAGCCCAAGAAGACCAAGCCGAAGAAGGCGATAGTTCAGACCGCCGACGATCCACCAGAGGCGGACGACGGCCCCATGTCCGCGGGCCCTGACGAGACCAAGGTGTCGCGTCCGTTGGACGATGTGGTCCCTCCTCCGAAGAAGCGGGGGATCGTGAAAACATCGGAGCCGGCTCCAGGTCCGGTCGTTGTGGGCGCCGAAGCGGTGGCAGATTCTCCGGCCCCGAGCCCGAAGGAGATCAAAACCCCGAAATCCGGGGCCGATGGTGCTTCTAAGGCCAAAGGACGGAACATGCGGCAGCTTGTTGAGGACAGCAAGGACGTGAGCATCGCGGACCTTTTGGCCTCCGATCCGCCTAAATAGCGCGAATCCTCCTATGGACTTCTACTCTGTAGATGTCCCTGAATCATTGTCGGGTCTGCGCACAATGTACGCAGCATCCATGCACCTGCATTTCCAACTTCTGGATTCTCCCGGAGTCGGGAAAGAACACCCTCAAAGGGTGTGAGTGCGACCCCGAGAATCCGATTCGGCTCCAGGACTGTTTCGTGATGCACGCGATCCAGCACTCGCAGAAGGCTCGAAACGATTTTTGCGATCTCTACCCCTCCTTGTTCCCCTGCGAGAAGGAACGTTTCGATCTCCTGTTCGGCGACAATCAGTACATCTCGCAGCTCGTGGTTGATCAGACGACTGATCAAGACACGTTCCAGCGACGGATGAACAACATCCCCGTCCATACGGCCGGGCGCGATGGTGGTCTGCGGCTTCCCGTGGGGTCTGTGACGGTGAACTTGCCGCCCCATTTGCAGCCGACCCGACAACCAACAAAATGTGGCTGAGCATGGCTGAAAACTCTGGAAGCAACCCAACTCTCGACAAGCTCGTCGAACCTGCTGATCACCATCACGAAAAAGCGTGGTGGCAGTCCAAGAAGTTCATCGCCTTCCTGCTTTGTGAGCTTGGGTTTTTCCTCCTGATGGGAGCAATGCTTTACCTACAGGAGATGGATAAGCTCGGGGAAAACATCGCGTTCATGGTCCTCGCCGTCACGGCTGGCTTTGGCATGGTGGGATATTGCCTTGGCCAGAGTTATATCGATCGCTACATTCGCGTGGCTGCGATCATGGTTGGAAAACCGATGGGCGGCGAAGAGGAGCCGGCAAAAATTCCTGAGCTGGATGAGGAGAAGGATGGGCCGACTGATTGACCTGACCGGCCAGAAGTTCGGTTCCCGATTGGTTCTTGGACCCGCATGCACGGGTCGGTGGGGACGTAGGTGGAGGGTGCGCTGTGTTTGCGGTCGGGAGGACGATGTGTACGGGACGAATCTCCGAAACGGTAAGAGTCTACGGTGCCGCTCCTGTCGTGATCAGCCTCGGTGCAAAATTCCACTGGACCTGACCAATCCAGATTGGTGCTGGCTTCTTGGTGTATTTCACGGTGACGGGCACGCACGAATTGGAACGAAGGGCGGCGGGGAAGTGTTTTTTGCGTGCAAACCGGAACCGGACCAGGACAAACTGGTAGAGGCGATGCGACGCCTTGGGGTGTGCTCTACGGCGTCGAAGGGTGGCGTAGGAGTATATTCGGTCCACTTAGCTCGACAGCTTTTCAAGTTCAAAGTCTGCGGAGTAGACCAAGAAGCATGGATGCTGCCGGAGGCCCCTTGTCATGTGGGGGAGTGGTTGGCTGGTGGTTTTGATGCAGATGGGCACGTGAGCCTGGAAGGGACGGAGATCACCTTCTCCCAGAAATCTCATGGAGGAATGACGCTGATTGGGCAGGCGTTGGCCGGTTTTGGCATCAAGTTCTCGACGTACCATGAGGACGCTCGCGGGACTTCTCGTGCTCGAGATCGATTACGCATTCGCGCGGCCTCCCGTGAACTTTTCCGAAACAACGTCCATCCCCGTTACCCCAGAAAACAGTCTCGCCTGACGCAGGCACTCTCTTCAAACTGAAAGGAATCAAATGTCAAGACACGCTCCGCCGATGTATCGCAAAGTCCGCAGGAAAGTCCCGCCTCGCCCCACTCGTCCGATCACCGGACCCGTTCCGGCTGCTGTCCCTGAGACCGTAGCGGCGCCCGAAGCACCGAAGAAGAGGGTGGCGAAGAAAACGGCCAAAAAGAAAGCCGTGGCGAAGAAGGCTCCGGCCAAGAAGAAGGCGGCCAAGAAAAAAACCGTGGCGAAGAAGGCTCCTGCCAAAAAAGCTGCTCCCAAGAAGAAGGCTGCGGCAAAGAAAGCCGCTCCCAAGAAGGCAGCCAAGAAGGCCACCAAGAAAAAGGTGAAGGCCATCAAGTGGGACGAGACGATGACCCAGAAGGCCCTCTACAAGAAGGCCAAGACTGCGGGACTCGACGTGAAGGCGCGGGACTGGAAGTCCGAGATCATCGCCGAGATCAAGAAGCACAACAAGAAAGCTGCCAAGTAAGGAATGCGCCATGCAGAAGTGGGTGAAGTACACGATTCTCGGACTCGTCGCAGCGACAACGCTGGGCGCCTGCAAAAAGGGGGTCGTTCTACGTGACCCGGAGACCTATAAGAATGAGGTCTACCTGCTGCAGATGGCCATCGAGCAGGACACAGAACTGCTGGCCGAACACATCAATGACGGTTCGTGCTCCTGTGACGAGGACGGCGCATGGAACAATGACGTTTGTGAGGCGTCTGCGTTCAACGTCGTCGTGATGCGCAAGCGCCTGGACTGGCACATCGCGGTGATGCTGTACCTCGGGGGCATCGAAGAAGAGAAGCCTGGCGACGAGCCTCCCGTTTCGGAAGATGAAGTCGCGGAGCTCTGTCCTGACAACGGGTAGCGTAGTTCATGGCCATCAAAACTGATCAGCAGTATTTCATCGACGAGGATGGTCAGCTTCTCCTCGGGGACCTGAGCTGGATAAATTGTTCTGACGATGATCCTGACCGGTCACCTGGAACTGAGGGACAGCGCTTCGTCGTGATCGAGAAAAGTCCTCTAACCGAGAAGGGATAACGATGAGCTACAAGAAGAAACTCAAGAGCCTTGCGTCAAAAGTTGGCGAAGAAGGTGTCGATAAGCTGGCTGCCGTCCTCGACGACGAAGCCGCCAAAGCCGATGAGCCCTGGAAGCGCACCCTCCTGGACCTCCTGGCTGATGGCGCCCGTCGCCATGGCCCAGAGGGCTTCAAGATGGCCCAGGACGCCGCTGAGCGGTTCCTGGACGGTAGCGATGTCGATATCCGGAAGGTGACCAAGAACTTACTGATCGCCAGCAACATGGTCGCCCAACTTCAAAAGGCAGAAATGGAGCGCAAAGAGCGGGCGCGAAAGTGGCTCCGTGCGGTTGGCGAAACTCTGGGTACGATCCTCAAGGCGGCACTCGGGACAGTCCTGTAATCCGCCGGGAATCCCGGACCTTGCGCTGTGGGAAATTTCGTCCGCAAACGAATGCGGGTCCTCAAGTACCTGCCAAAGAAACTGTTCGGCTTCGTCGTGGATGACGAGGGCCAACAGGTGTTCTTCCACATCCGTGCCTTCAAGTGGGGAGATTTCCCCACGAACCCCCCACCGATCATCGGTGAGGAGGTCGATGTCGAGTACGACGAAGGTGGTCCCTCCAACGGGAAGGCGCCGAAGGCTCGGACCGTCTACAGGCTCTCGGAGCCCAGACCCGCCTTCGGGATCGTTGACGATTTCAACGAAAAACGTGGGTACGGGTTCATCAAATCCGAGGATGGGCGTTCCCACTATCTCCACCGTTCAGAGATGAAAGATGGCCGCCTTCCCATGCCGGGAATGGTGGTCACGTTTTTTGAGGGGTTCAAGCAAGGTCGCCCTCGAGCTTGCTACGTGAGTTTGACGGAAGGAAGCTAGAGATGAGCGACAAACGCAATCCATTTGGAGGCAAGAACCCGCACGGCATGTACGTGCCCATGACCGACGAGGAGATCGAAGTCCTCCACCGGATTGCCGAGGCCGGTGAGTTCAAGGTCGTCATCAAAGGGGAGGGTCAGAAAGGTGTATCGATCGACTGGGGCTACGTCACCGGGTTCAAGATCGGCGCCTACCCAGGTCCGGGCCGATACCAGGGAGAGCCCATCGTCACGATCGGTGACAAGCGCCTCACCTTTTTCCTTCGGATGAACTTCAACGCGCCTGTTCTCCCGCAGCCCAACTGGTTCTTCGACATGGAGGTCCACGCGATGGGGCGCCTGTTTTTCTCGCAGCGGTTTCCGACGGCCAACGGAGGCAACCCGATCCAGATCTGCGCCGGCATGTTCCACGACTTCGCCCTGGACGTGGCCATCGACCAGATCGATCCTGCTCTCGTCAAAGAGGTGAAGCCCAAAACCCTCGGTCTCACCACGAGGCATGGCAACATGCGGCTCGATTCTTTCACCCAGCGTCTTTTGCATAAAACGCAGCAGGGGGAGCAGGCGGTTCGTAAAATCACGGCCGACGAGGCCCGTAAAGCCACTGCGGACAAGAAGAAGGCAACGGGTCAGTAACGGTCCTATAGGGGCCCCTCTGCTAGAAGGATGCTCCTCCCCAACGGCAAAAAGCCCAAGGTCATCGTGAGCCAAGGGCGCAAGAACTCCCGGATCGTGGTCTCTCCCAGAGATCCACGAAACCGGTACAAATTGCACACCACGATGCCAGCCCCAGGAGGAGTGGGGAGTATATGTCTGACCATCGGGGGATGTTGATCCTGAAAAGGCACTTTGTCCGCAAGGCGATGGGTCTCGAGCTTGAGCTTGAGATCACGTCCGAGGAACTTGGGCAGCTCTGGAGCGCTCACCAGGAGCTGCACATCACCCAGCTCGTGATGGGTGCGGACCAGAAGGACAAGCCCCAAGAGGCTGACATGGAGGTCGATGGCGAGTCCATGGACACCGACTGGGACGAGCCGGCTGATGATGCTTGGACGAGCGCCAAGAAGACCGCGGTCCGCAAGGTCGTGGCGTGTCTCATGAACGACGCGGCCAACCTGCCGCAGATCGGTCGCCGGGTTGATCGTATCGTCCGTCAGGTTGGGACTGCGGACATCTACTTCGACGATGGCTCTTTCGTTTCGGCTACGGTCAGCGATCCACAGCCTCGTACGAGTGAGGAGGCGGCCATCATCGAGTCCGTGTACGGGCATCCGGCTCCGGCCAAATCCTGCGGATGCAAGCAGGCGTGCACCCACAAACAAGCGGTGCCGGTCATCGACATGGTGGCGGCTGTTTACAAAAACCAGCTCCTGGGTGCGATGGACGTGCGCAAGCATGGAGCCCGGGACCCTCGGTTCTGGGGCTACAAAGTGGACGGCCCTTTCGAGCTTCACAAGCTCACTGACGTGCCGATGGACCTGGCTCGAGCCCTCACGGATTTCCCCACGCGGAAGGGTCGGTTGAGGGATCCCAGGCACGCCTGGAGGACGGTGCTGGAGCTCGCAGCGGGACGACCTTTCAAACGGGTACAACGCCGCGCTTCGTGAAAAGAGCCTCTCGTTTTTCGAGATAGGCGCGCTTTTTTCGCTATGCGCGATTTGAGCGCATTTTGGAGGTCCACGGGTCTCGGTTTTCGGTTGATAGGCGCCCCTCTACCAGAGAGGCAATCAACCGGTGGCACAATTCTCGAACTTTGCAGCCCTACTGAACTTGGGGGGAGGCGGCGGTGGCGGTGGCGACCTGGCCAGCGTCCTTGTTACTGGGAACACCACTGGTGTTGACGATATCGAGTTCAGCTCGGGAACTGGGATCGTCACAACGGGCAATGCTGTTGGCCCTGGTTTCGATCTGGGCATCACCGCAGGAGACTCCACCGCAGGAGCCTTTGACGGCGGCGATCTCATCCTCAGTGGAGGGGCCGGCTCTGGCGGCAACCCCGATGGTGAAGTTCGCGTTGATGGCGATCTGACCGTCACGGGAACGCTGACCATGAGCAATCTGCTCGTCGGAACAGGGACGCCCGAAGGAGCGGTAGCCGCTCCGCCTTCGACGTTGTTTCAACGAACGGACGGCGACAGTTCCACCAACGCAAACCTCTACGTCAAAATGTTGGGCGTTGGAGTGACCGGGTGGGCGCCTTTGGTGCCCCCGGTCTTCGAGACATTCGTCGCGGTCGGCGTCACCACCTTCGTGACGAGTCGAGCCGTGTTCCCTGACGCCGCTGGGGTGGGCATGGAGAACATCGCTGTCTTTTGGAACGGCGTCTACCAAAGGCTGGGTGCGTTGGACGACTACACCATCGTGTTCGCCGGGGCCTTCGCCACCATCACTTTCACTTCGCTGCCACCGAACGGTGACTTCATCACCATCCGGTACTTGCCGGCCTAATCCACTGGCAATCGTAGCCGCACTCGTAGCCGCTGCAAGAAACACACCATGGCACTCGCACCCACGAATCTTGATCCCGATGGCCAAATCCGGAACATGCTCGTCTACGACGACGAGGTGCTCCCCGGCTCCGGACTCGAAGTCACTGGCGGTACGATCGAGGACAACCTCCACGGCATCATCTCGCAGATCAACCGCATCCTGAATGCGACGGCGGTTGGCAACGAATGGTGGGTCGATATCAACACGCCCTCCTCGTTCGAGAATGGTGCGAAGCGTGGTGTTCTTGATCTCAACACCGACCTGCACGACCTCCAGCGTAAGCGCATCCTCAAGAGGGTCAGTGCGATCGCTCTGGATGTTCCGGTCACGACTGCCGCGACCTCGACGCTGACGGGTACTGCCAACTTCGCGAACACCGAGACGGTTACGATCGACGCCAAGGTTTACACGTTCCAGACCGTTCTGACGGACGTAGACGGCAACGTGGCGATCGGTGTTGACCTTGCCACGAGTCTTTCGAACCTGGCGGGCGCCATCAACCTCACGGGTGTCGCTGGTACCGATTACGCCACGTTGATGACGCTCCACCCGACGGTGTTTTCGTCGGCGATCACGGCCACCACGATGGTGGTTACGGCCAAGACACAGGGTGCCGCTGCTGACTCCATCGTTACGACCGAGACAGGCGCCAACGCTTCATGGCCTGGCGGCACGCTTGGAGCGGGAACCGGTGGTGGTAGCACGACCGATTTCATCGTTCTGGCCAACAGCCAGCTTCCGTCCACGACCACCGCGGCCATTGGATCCGTGACGACCCTGGGTCTTGTTGTTGCGACGGCGGGATCTTTCGGGACTGCTGGTAGCCTCGACGAGGTCACTGGTGCCAATGCCCTGCAACCGAAGAACCTGTGGATCCTTGTGGATTCCGCTACCGGTGATCCTCTGACCCGTACGGGCGGAGTTGCCGATGACACCCAGGTCTACGGACTTGCACAAAGTCAGAGTGCCATTGATGGCTCGACCATCACGGGTGGTTCCGGCAACGGTTTGCAGATCAGTTTGGTGGTCCGCGACGGTGCGGGTGCTGATCTCGAACTGATCACCGCTGGTGATGTTCCAAGCTCGGTGACGATCGACTACGCATACGTGCGTCGTGACGCTTTCGAGGACTGCCCGGAAGAGGCATGGCTCGGTGGTGGGTTCGTCGATTCCGGTGTGTCCACCGCAACTCGTCAGGCGGCCTACGACAACCAGGGTGTTGGGGTCGTTACGACGGGTACGAACGCAACTCTCGACGTGGGTCTTGGGTTCATTTGGGAGATCGGCGATGGGGCCAGTGCGCCCGTGTTCACGGTCACCGAAGACTCGGGTGGTAGCGCGACTTCCGTAGTCATTGGAACTGCGGCGGACACGTACACGAACAATGCGCTCGATGTTGATTTCACGCAGGGTATCCAGGTCGATACCGACGCCACGATCAATCTCGGCATCACGGCGAACCAGATCGATTTCACGGCTGCCGGTAAGGTGACGGGAACCGGCACGATGCTGTTCACGGCCGACTCGGCCAACGTCACGGTGAGCACGACGACAGGCGGCAACGTGCTCCTGAGTTCGGCGGCAGCTATTGATGCGCAAGCTGTCGGAGCGGTCACGATCGACTCTTCCGGTGGTGCGATCGGTATCGGTACGGACGCGGACACCGGAGCCGTCAATGTCGGCACCGCAGGGGCCCGTGCGGTCACGGTTGGCAGCGTCACAGCAGGCACAACGCTTCTACTCAACTCCGGTTCGGCCGGTGTTGATCTCAGTGCCCCTTCAAATCTTGGCGAACTATTCACGCTGACCAACACGGATGGCACCAACGGCCACGCTGTTGAGATGTTCGTCAACGACGTGACCACGAACCCCGACACAGTGGGTGTTGCGGCTCCTGTTGGTTCTGTCATGTGGAAGGACTCTTCCGGTGGCGGCGTTGGTGTGGGTGAAGCGTGGCTCAAAACTGGCCCGAACGACGACGATTGGGAGCAAATCCAAACAGGCGCTGACACCTCCAACTCGCTCCAGCAAGCTTACGTGGCTGGCAACACCATTACGGTGGACTCGACCGAAGGTGCTCTGGAGTTCATCGGCACGGTTGATGATGCGACTACGGTTCTGACTCTTACTGGTGGAAACCACACGGGTGCGACCGCTGGAAACATCCTTAACATCAGCAATGATGCCTCGGCGCTTGGCGATGCTGTCTTCATCAATAACCTTGGTGGCGGTTCCGCTATCGAGGTTCAGGATGGCGGCGTCGCGGTTATGGACATCGCAAGCACAGGTGCCGTTACGTTCACCCCGACTTCGGGAACGGATTTCACGGTTACGACGGCGGTTGCAGGCAATGTGGACATCAACGCGGGTACGGCGGTTACGATTGATGCAACGCTTGGTGGGATTTCTCTCGATGCAACGGGTGCTTCGAACTTCACGACCACTTCGGGCAGTTTGACCCTCAGCACAGCGGATTCGACGGCTGGGCAGAACGTGGTCGTCTCCGCGGGTGATTCCTCGGTGGCAGCGACAGTCGGTGGTGCTATTTCGGTCACGGCCGGTGACGGCGCAACAACCGCAGCGGGCGGCGCTCTTGACTTGGATGCAGGTGCAGGTGGTGCAACCGGAACTGGTGGTGCTGTCACTTTTGACTCTGGTGCTGGTGGTGCAACATCCGGTGCTGGTGGTGCAATGACCTTCACCGCGGGTGCTGCGGCCACTTCGGGTGCCGGTGGTGTTTTCACCGCCACAGCAGGAGCCGGTGCTGGGAACGGCAGCGGCGGTGATATGGCCCTCGCTGCCGGCACGAACGGTGGAACTTTCCCAGGAATTGCGGGCATTGCAACCCTTACAGGTGGTGTCGGTGTAGCAGCCAGCGGAGGCGACGCGCGGTTGACAGGCGGTTCTGCGACAGTGGGCTCGGGTGGTCGTGCGCAGGTTACGGGAGGTGCTGGGGGTACTACTAACGGCGACGGAGGTGATGTTCTTGTCACAGGTGGTGCCGGTGGTGTGACCAACGGCCAAGGTGGCGACATCATTATTGCCAGTGGTGTCGGGGCAGGTTCTGGTGGTGACGGCACCATCGACATCGGTATCACGGGTACTCCTCAGATCACGATCGGTGGCGCCACGATGGCGGACGGAATCAGTTTCGTTAGCGGGAGTGGCGAAGTGGACGCTTTCCTGTCTTACGACAACTCGGCAGGCACCCTTGGCGATGCCGCCTCAATTTACATTGGCGATTCGGATCCCACGGCTGCCACTTGGGGTGCGAATAACGCTTCGGAAAGCTCTCTGTTCCACCGTGGAACGGCAACGGCCGGTGAGCTTTGGCTGAAAACGGGGGCCGCGGCAACGGCGTGGACTCGGATCGCAACGACTGCCGATACCGGCTCCACATTGGAAGCTGCATGGACAGCCGCAACGGGTGCGGGTGCGACTCTGGGCACTTCTGGGTTCACGGGTCGAATCACCGACACGGACATTTATCTCATCGAGACGCTGACCACGAATGACCGGTTGCTGTCTTTGGCGGCGGTTGCAGGTGCAGATGTGGTGGGCATCGGAAACTCCATCGGGGCCTCCGTTCTTGACCTGGACTCGGGTACAGGCGGCACGGCCATCGACTCGACGGGTTCAATCGACATCACCAGTTCTCTTGCTGGGGTTTCGATTGATGCGACGGGGGGTGGTAACTTCACCACCGTTGGTGGCGACCTGACTCTGAGCACAGGGAACACAGGTGTCGCTGCTGACGTTGTGGTCTCTGCGGGCGATTCGTCCACGGCAACCACGATTGGTGGTGGGGTCTCAGTCACAACAGGAGACGGCAACACCACAGGCGCAGGCGGTGTCCTTGCACTCACAGGTGGCCTTGGTGGAGCAACTGACGCCAGCGCTGGCGGTGCCATCAACATCACGAGTGGCTCCAGCGCAGCGGCCAACGGAAACAGCGGTGCCATCAACATCGAAGCTGGTGCCGAAACAGGCACGGGTTCCGAAGGTGCCATCAGCATCGGTGCAGTGAACGCAGGTGCGATGCTCATCGGCATCAACGGTGGCGGGGTGCGAATCGCAGATTCTTTGAGCCTTGGTTCCACGGCGGGCATAAGCGCTACCGCGGACACCACCATCACGTTGACCACTTCGGACATCGCGGATGCTTCGGGCAGCGACATTTCGGTCAATGCGGCCACCTCTTCTGGTGCGGGCAACGACGGTGCTTCCATCCGACTCCTTCCTGGTGATGGTGGAACCACGGGTGCTCACGGTTCCGTGGATATCGACGGTGCTTTCGATGCGGACGAAGCCTTCCTTACGCTGACGGGTAGCGGTGCTTCGGGCAACTCTGATCTCTATGCTGGTTCGACACTGCCTGCTCACACGGCGGCTGCCGGCTCGTTATACTTCCGCAACGTCGGGTCGGGCCTCACCGGAGGCTCTGTCTACGTTCAGGTTGATGCTTCTACGGCGGGTGAGGGTTCGGATTGGGAGCAACTCGCGAGCAGTGGTGCTGCCCTCACCCGTCAGCACTTCCAAACGACGATGTTTGCGGACGTGTCGGCGGGCAGCCCCATCAACACCGCGGCCATCAACGGAACGATGCCGTCCAAGCCGGCTTCGGGTTTCACGTTCAACGACGACACGGACATGTACCTCAACGGGATCATCCTCTTCAACGGGACGGAGGTTGAGGACGGTACGGGTGATGACATCGATGTGACCGCCATCACGGGTCCCACGTTCCGCGTCGATGACGTGATCACCATCATCTACTACACGAACTCCACTGCCGGGTAACCGGTGAACTAGGGGCCCCCGGTCAGTGACCGGGGGTTTTCAGGGCTGTGCAAAACAAATGGGAGAAAACAAAATGCCGGACGGAAACCGACTTCGAGAGCAAGTCGATGACATGACCATGCGGGCCGAAGTGAGCGCTGCCGTGGCCAAGGATCATCAAAAGATCACAATCGATCGCCAAAACCTAGCGAATCGAGAGCTCCAAAAACTGCGTCTTTTGGCGGGGGTTTTTGCGATGGGGGAACAGGTCCTTCGGCAAAAGCAGAAGAGTCTTCTCGAAGGCGACGAAACGCCCAACGAAATCGCACTCGGTGGGCTCGAGGACGCGATCGTCAACGTGCTGGGACTTGCCAAGCAGGCCGACCGCCACATTTCACATAACGAAGGGGCTGTGGCTGCACTTCAAGCCATGGAAGAGACCTTTCGACAAAAGGCCCAGGACGCAACGTCCAGAGCCCGTGGGATGGGCGTGGTGGGGAAACGAGCCATCGGGGTCGCGGAGTCCCGGAACCCTCCCCAAACCGCTCAGGGAGCGCCTCAGAGCCTTGACCAGACACCCCTGGCCTCTTCGGCTCAGGGGGTCAGTCCCCTGTCGGGTTTTTTCGACGCGACGCCCACCGTCCGCACGTCGGACTGATTCCGCGAAAGAGCCTATGAGCCGCCCCTAAGCAGGGGTGGCCTCTAGGCGGTCACCCCGCGAACGGAGCCTAAGTAACCATGGCAAACCCTCCCGCCAATCGACGCCCAGGTGTAGACGCCGACATTTTTCAAGGAACGTGGCTCCGCGGATTCGACGTGCCGGCGGGCAACAACGATCCCGCTGCGAATCCTTGCGATCTGATCATCTCGAACGGCAAAAGTCAGATCGACGAGACCGTCTCCGATCTGTACATCTGGAACAGGACGCTAGATCGGGAACAGCCCATGTTCATCTTCGCGGTGGGGAACGACTTTACGTCCCTCGTTGCAAAGTTTGGCGTTTACGCGGGAGTTCTGCCTGATCCTAACGGGATCCTCACGGATGAGATCGGGTCGCTTTACCTTTCCAACAATCCGGCTGCTCTTTGGCAGAACCAAAACGGCGGCGACACTTGGGAAAAGATCTCCGACGACCTCGGTGGGGAGAGCCTCCAGGAGACGTTGGCCATCGGCAACGTCACCGGCGGTTTCAACCTCCAAGTCACCAACGGTGACTTCATCATTGGTGTAGAGAACAGCACCGGTGGTACTGGCGCTGATGTCCAGGTCTTTGGTGGTCCCGCTACTGGGATAACTGGAGACGGTGGCCAAGCCGTCATCGTCGGAGGCACTTCGGTTGGCGGCAACACGGGTGCTGTTGGGGTGTTCTCTCGAGACACCACCAACGCTGGAGTTTCAGGCAACGTTAATGTCCGTACCGGTACTTCCCTGTTGGGTGGCAACAGCGGTAGCATCGACATGCGGACTGGCAACACGGGAGCTCCTGGAATTCTCGGCGTCAGCGGTGTTTTCGGGTTCATCGGTGGTGATTCGCTCACGACAGGTGCGCTTGGAGTAGGTGGCCAGCTCTTTGCTCGAGGTGGTAGCGCAACCGAGGACGGTCAGGGCGGCAACATGCTGCTCTACGCTGGCCATGCGGTTACCGTACCGCCAGCTCCGTTCATTCCGGTCAACGCTGCGGGACAGGGCGGCAACGTCCTTCTCCAGAGTGGCAACTCGTCCGGCACTCGGGCCGGTGGCCTTGTTGTTCTGACGGGTGGCACGGGAGGGTCGAGCGGAGGAGTCGGTGGCACCATCATTCTCGACCCCGGTGCGGGAGGTGGTGGCGCCGGTGACGGTGAGGTCGTCGCCACAAAAGTTCTGCGTGCCGACAACATCAAGCGCGGGGATTCGGATCCCAACTCAGTCGTCTCCGGCAACGAAGGTGATGTCTACCAGCGCACGCAGGGTGGGATTGGTCAGGTGTGGGTCAACACCAACGGTTCGATCACGGGTTGGAAACAGCTCGCGTTCGCTGGTGATCTGGTTGAAGCCCTCCAGCAAATGCAGAACGGCTATGTGTCGCCGTCCATGATGGGGTTCGGAGGCACAGACGAAGAACTCTACAGTGACGTAGGACTCTACAAGGGCCTTCGCACTGACGAAAGTCTGGGAGGCACGGTCGATGGCTCTTTCGTTGACAGTGGTCCTGTTCTCCGTTTTGCGGTCTCTGAATCAATTGGCGCTCTAAACCAACGTGCCGGTTTGGACATGATCACATCCGGGGTCATGGGACCTGGTGTGCGTCTTGAAAATCGGTTCTTCGCTACCTTTGCGTTCAATACCCGTTCCCTGGACTCGAACACTTGCCGGTTTTTCCTTGGATTGACCGGCAACACGTTGGCGGCCCAACTGGGCACGGATCTACCTGGCGGTGATTACATCGGGTTCATGCGCAGCAACTTGAACGCCAACTGGTTGGTGGTTCATCGTGGCGGAGGTGCCGCGAATTTTGCCAACACGGGCATCGCAAAAACCACGACGGACGTTGATACGGACGTTTACTATTTCATCGTTGACGCCACGGATGGTTTAACTCCGCTCGTTCGGTTCTTCATTCTTGATCCGGACCTGAACGTCATCAGTAGCATCACGGTCAATTCGGATCTTCCTGATGTCACGGCGACTGAGTTGTGGCCCGCAGTGGGTGTTCAAAACGTCAATGGTGCGGGTGGCGGAACCTCTTTCCTCAAAATGTCCCATGCGGGCATCACCACCAAAGCGGCGACTGTTGCCCAAGGTGGGGGAACTGGCACCGGTGGCCTCACGCTTGGTCAAGTTCTCCTCAACGGGAACCAAACCGACGCCATACTCATCGAGGTCAACCAAGGTAGCGGCCTGTTGGGCGTCGTGGACGACAACGCTGGAGACGGTGCCGATGTCCTTGTCTTCGGTGGTGCGACGACCCTGGTCGGCAACGACACTGGCGGCGTCATTGTTGCGTCCGGTAGTGCTTTCGGAGGCGGGGCCGAAGGGGCCGGAGCCACGACGGGCGCTCTCGTTCTGACATCCGGATTCCAGCTTGTTGTCACGACTCTTGGCGACACCGGCATCGTCGATATTCAGAGCGGTGACCATGCCGGCACTGATGGCACGACGGGTGACTTTTTTCTTCGTACCGGTGGTTTCACCAACGGCGCTGCGGGTACTCGGGTTCAGGGCGACATTCTGATCGCCGCTGGATCGTTCATTCCGAACACGGCAACGACCACCGGTGAGATCATCATCAAGGGTGGTAGCTCGAGCCTCACGGGCGTGGATGGTGGCGATGTCACCATCATGTCGGGTGAGAACAATTCGGCGATCGGCGACACGGGTGACATCGACATCGAGACCTTCGATGCGAACCTGGATGGTGACTCCGGTGTCCTGGAGTTGGCCACTGGTACGGGCGGCTCGAACGCTGGTGACTCGGGTTTCCTTACACTCGCAACTGGGGCCGCGATTGCCGGCAGTTCTGGCGCCATCGGATTCGGTACGGGTGCTGCGGGTAACGGCGCAGCCGGCGGCATCCTGATGCTTATCGGTGACAGCACCGTGGGGAATGGTAGCGCAATCGCTCTGTTCTCCGGCACCACCACGGACGCGGCTGGTTTTGGTGGAGACATCGAATTTACTCCGGGCACCGGTCCTCTTGGGGACGGTGCGGTCATCATCAACGGCAAGTTGACGGTCACGGGTGCGATCGATCCGACCGCGCTTCTCCTGGACGGACAGGCCGTCATCCCGCCAGAAGTCGTACCCACTGCTTCGCAGGGAACCCTGTGGGTCGATAACACCGGGGCCACCGGTCAACTGATTTACACGAACTCGGACGGCGACAACAACATCAGCACCGGCGGCGGCGTGACCACCCTCGATGCTCTGACCGATGTGACGGTTACGGGGCCGGCTGCTGGCGAAGTCCTCATGTTGGATGGGGCGCTCCAGTGGGTGAACGCGGCTGGGGCCGGTGGTTCTCCGCTCGCTACTATTTTGGCAATCGGCAACACGACGGGAGCCATTCCCATCGTGATCGAAGATTCGCTGGGAGCTCGTCTCACTTCGGACGGTGATTTGGTACTGGACCCGTCGGTGACACCCGGTGATGCGGTCGTCATCGATGGTCTTCGTTGGCCCGAGGCTGATGGCGCTGGGGGCTTCGTGCTCACGACCAATGGCATCGGGCAGCTCAGTTTCCAGGCCCCTGGTGGGTCGAGTGGTCTTTCGTTCGCTGAGTCCTTCACCCGTATGCAGTGGGGCTCCATCCAGCCTTCTCTGGGTGTCGTGAACTCGACGGGCATTTTTGCTCCGGCCTTTGAGATCGGCTCTGTACTGACCACCAGCGATACGGTTGAGGGCGTACGTCGGAACTTCTCGACGGCTGCGATTGCGGCGGATGAAGCTGGTGTGCAGGGTGTCGGTAGTGGCATCACGATCGGCTCGCTCCCATTCGTCACCATCAAGTTCGATGGTGTGACACCTGATACGGGGGTCCGCTTTTTCGCGGGTTTGACGAACGACCTGACTCCGCTGAACACACCTACGGTTCAGTTGAATAGTGCGTTGCCGGCTCGGCGTTACATCGGTGTTCAGATTTACACGGACGTTCCCCAGACAACGCTTCAGTTCGTCACGGATGACTCCACGGGAGCGCCGCTGACCTTCAACACGACGATCTCCCCAGCCGGCTTGGTTGGGTTGACGTTGACCATTGATGGCACGACGGCTGGCCAAGTCACGTTGACCTTGTACGACAGCACGGGGGCTCAGCTTTCCACGACTACGTTCGCTGCGAATCTGCCAACAGCCACGGCGGCACTTTACCCGTTCTGTGCTGCGCACACGATCGACGGAATCGTCAAATCGTCGGCGATGTATGTGATGCAGGGGGTGACTCGAGCCGACCTGCTTAACGCGGCCGGCGGAGGCGGTGGAAACCAAGATCTCACGTCTGTCCTTGGCTTCGGAGCCAATACTGGCGGCATCCCGATTCAGGGAGACGACAACGCTGGCGGTGGTGGCGGAGGTCTCGACCTCATCGCCGGCAGTTCCACGGGCGGTGGCGGCAGCGGTGGCGATGTCACTGTGCTGGGTGGTTCTCCTGATCCGGCTGGCAACGGCAGCGGTGGGAGTACGTTCTTCACGGCGGCTGACGGTGCGGGTACTGGCATCGGTGGTGAGCTCATTTTCAATGCTGGTGAGGGCGGCGTTCTAGGAGGCAACGGTGGTAACATCGCCTTCACTCCGGGTGCTGGTCCCGGTGCGGCATCGGCAGATGGCGGCTCCTTCTTCGTCTTCGGAGCGCCTGGTGGTGGCACCGGTGGTGACGGTGGTCGGGTGGGAATCGTGGCCGGCGATGCTCTTGCGGGTAACTTCGACGGAGGCCCTATCGAGTTCTCGGCCGGTGACGCTTCTGGCACCGGTATCGGTGGTGAATTCATCTTCAATGCTGGTGACGGCGGCGCCGGTGGTGGTGATGGTGGTTCCCTCACCCTCACGGCGGGTGCCGGATTGGGCGGCGGCTCCGATGGTGTCATTACGCTTGATGGGGAAGTCTTCATCACCGGCAAGTTGAACGTCACTGGGATGATCGATCCGCCTGGGCTCCTTATGTCGAGCTCGGGAGTCATCCCGTTCACGCCTGTTGGTACCGAGGGCGGCATCTGGGTCAACAACGCAGGTGAGCTGATTTTCTCGAACCTCGGCGGCGACCTGAACCTGTCCACGGCCATCGGCGGTGGCATGACGTTCCTGGACGCCCTCCTGACGGCCCAGTACGGTTTCCTGGGACCGGGCAACACCTTCGGGGGACCACAGAGCTACGGAGTCTTCGGAAGCTCTGTGAACACCGCTGTGAGCCCTGGACCGCCTCCCGCTTCGGCGACGATCGGCCAGGACAGCGATGGGCCGTTCCTCAACCTGGCGGTGGCCGCCGATGCTGGTGGATCCGAGGTGTTCCTCGGGACGCTCGATCTGCAAATCCAGCGGGATTCGCAGTTCAAGGCTCGGTTCAAGTTCCAAGTCACGTCGCCTGCACACACGGACGAGCGCATCTTTATCGGTTACACCGACGATGCGACATCCACGACCCCGAGCCCGCAGCTTGCATTGGATCACCCGGTTCCGGGCCTCCAGTACATGGCTCTTGCTCAGAGTCTTGCCGGGTTCAACCTCGAGTTCGTGGCCCAAGGCTCCGGTGGTGCGATGGGGGCGGTGTTCGCCATCCCGACCGACGCACTGGTCCACTACTTCGAGATCGATGCCAGCGCTGCTAGCGGAGATGTGACGTTCAGGGTGTACGCGGCTGATGGGGTTACCATCGAAGCCGCCCACACGGAGCTGGCGTCATTCCTGCTTCCTGATCTGTCTCTTCCCACACGTCCGTTCATCGGCATCACCAACAGCACGACGACCACGACGCCACGTTCGCTCGATTTCTACGATGCGACCGTCGTCACTCGGGCCGACGTTGTGGATGCGGTCACGGGTGGTGGTTCCGGCGGAACCTCAACGCTCAGCGCAGTGCTCGCATCCGGCAACACGACGGGTGCCAATGGCATCGAGTTCTCGTTGTTGAACACGGGGATTACGACTGAGACCAACGCGGGCGGCAACGGCCAAGACCTTCTCATCGCAGCCGGTGACGCCGGTGCTGCCACGAGTTCGGGCGGTGTTCTCGAACTTCGTGGTGGTTTGGACACGGGCGCACCGGGTAAGCCGGGTTCTGTTTCGATTAAGGCAGATTCCACGGCCAGTTCTGGTGGGACCGGGGCTGTCGACCTGCTTGGTGGCAACATTGCCAGTGCAGGCGGCGCCCTACTTACTGTAGCTTCGGGAGATCCGAGCGGTCCTCGAGGCGGTGGTATTGCCCTCCAAGCCGGCTCGGGCACCGGGGTCAACGTCCCGGGCGGCACTATTTCCCTGAACGCAGGTCAGAGTCAAGGCACCGAAGCCGGCGGGGATGTCTCCTTGAGTGCGGCCACCGGCGGTGTGGGTGCAGGCACCGGCGACGGTGGACGTGTCGTGTTGGCCAGCGGTATCGCAGCCGGTACCGGGGGCACGGGCAACATCGACCTGGTTGTCGGAAGTGGAACGGTACCGCCGGTTCAGTTAGGCAACCTGAACTTCATCTCGCAGCCCGAGGGCGGCGACGATCTCACCTCGAGCGTCTTCACGATCTCCGGGGCGAGTTCGGCATCGGGTGGTGGTTATTTCATGCGAGCAGGTCGTGCCGATGTCGGCAGTACCGGCGACGGTGGTGACATCAGGCTGCTGACCCAAGATGGGGATGCGGGCGGAGACCCGGGCGCGATCCATCTTCTTGCGGACGGCGCTACTCCGGCGGTAGTCGGGGGTGGCGACATCCAAGCGGTTGCCAAGTTTACGGCCACTACTGGTGAAGGCGGTAAGCTGCGTTTGACTGCGGCTGCGGGCGGTGGGGTTGGTTCAGCTTTCCTCAGTGGTGGCGATGCCGATGCGGCGTCGGCCCTCCCTGGGGGCAGCGCGTCGGTATTGGGTGGCGCTGGTGACACTACAGGACCCGGTGCGCCAGTCCTCCTCATGGGTGGGACAGGAGGCGCAACCGGAGACGGTGGCAACGCGAGAGTGGCTGGCGGCACTGCTACTGGTGGTGCCAATGTCGGTGGTGATGTTATCCTCTCCCCGGGCGCAGGTCCTGGTGGGTCCGGTGTGGTGGACGTGGACGGTCCGATCAATCCGGCTGGCGCAGGGCTCCAGTTCAGCTTCGGAGGTTCCGTTGGCGTCTCCGCCGTTCCAGGAATCATTGACCCGACTCTGTTGGTTGCCGGGGCACCACCGATCTCGTTCGTGGTGCCATTCAACGCAGCGTTCCTGGCCGCACCCCAAAACGTGCAGGTCACGTTGGCCCTGTTCGTTCCTGGGCCGTTGGCATCGATCTCCTACGCCATCACGTCGATCACAGCTACGGATTTCACGATCGTGTTCGATGGCGCTCCGCCCGCGGGATTCGGGTTTACCTGGGACGCGAAGCTGTAGCGGCGTAGGAATCTAGACGCAGAAAAGCCCGTGGAGCTGGAGCCCTACGGGCTTTTCGCTGTGGTTTAGTCCTTTTTCACGCACACCTTGATTGATCCGGTCCAAGTATCGCACTTCATTGTTCCATCGAGGCAATCATCGTCGGTTTCACAGAAACGAGTGCAGCAGAAGTCATCCCAGGATTCGCTCGGCCACTGGTTATCGGCTGCGGGGTCAATCTCGCACCAGTCCATGGCAAAGAGGTCCGACTCGACGCAGGCCAAATGGAGGCAGCCCGTGTAGGTCGTGTTGAACCCGCCGCCACTCCACTGATCGCAACCGCTCTTGTGCGAAGTGCCGTCCCCTTCGCTGTCGCGAAGGGGGAGGCAGTACATGCCCGTGACCTCTTGTTGACCCGGTCCAGGTGAGACGAAGCCGAGGACACAGGTGTGGGGAACGATTTGGCTGTCAGGGTTGTAGAGAACCATCGGACCATCGGCGCATTGGCCGATGCCCTCGTGCATCTCAATTGGGTTGCAAGGGTAGTAGGGCGCGATGGGTTCCTGGGCCGTGCCGGTTTCACCATCGCCGTCGCCGTCGCCGTCGCCATCGCCCGTGGAACCATCATCAGTTTCACCTTCGGCATCGCCCGTTTCGGATCCATCGGTGCCTTCGGCCGTGCCTGCTTCTGAGGCGTCGGATCCTGTCAAGGTGCCGTCTGTGGCTCCCTCGAGGTTAGGGGAGAACTCTGTGGCGCAAGCAGTCAGGAGGCTCGCGGCCAGCAACATCGTGAAAAAAGTTCGGTTCATCGGGAAACTACCTCCACAACATACACGGAGCCCCGGAAGATTTTACATCAAACTCTTGATCCGCCTGGGATAACGCTTCGCAAAAAGCCCTCGGAGCCCTACTAGGGGCCCCCTATAGGGGAAAACATGTTTTTGGCGCTAGGAACGCATTGCGATCCCGCGAAAGGAGCCTTCTGGAGCCCTTGGGCGGAGTGCGCAGCGAATTCTCCTATGGGCGCCCCTCAGATGAGAAGGCCGGATGAACACCACACCCAGCATTTTTTCGTCGATCTCGTTGGCGCGCAAAGCGGCCTTTTCCTTTTCCACGAATGCGTGGAGTTCGAGGGGCGTGGCCGAAACGTGCGTCCTGGTTTCGCAAACTTCGCGTCAACGCACGCGGTTTTAATCCCTCTATGGGCCTCCCTTCATAGGAACGCACGTAGATGTCTACTCCTTTTGCAACCCGAGGGACCGGGGATCTCATCATCAGAGACGGGGACACCGTCTCTGGTGACAGTGCTACGGGTGGCGCAGGCGGCAACGTCACCGTGGAGGGTGGCAACGCCACCGCAGCATCAGCCACCGATGGCGGCGATGTTATTTTGCAACCCGGTCTCGAGGACGGCGCTGGATCGATTGGTGAAGTTTCGGTCACGAACCGAACCGGCACCGAAGACGACCCGATCATCGCGTTCAGTTCGGCTTCGGGAAATTCACATACGATCCGTTGGCGCGTCGGCACCATCGAGCCGAACTCCGACCTCGTGCCGGCTTCGGCCGGTGGCGATCTTTACGTTCGCAGCGATGGCACGATGTGGATCGCGACGACTTCGGGAACGGGAAACTGGTCCCAGGTCGGGAGCGGTGGAGGCACCACTCGGATTGCGCAGTCGGGTGTCATCACTGAGGCGCTTCAGTTTTTCGTTGATTTCAACAATCAGAGTTCTTGGACGCCCAACCAACTAACGACGTGGACCGATACCATCGCGGCTGTAGCAGGCACAGCCTCAAATACTTCGATTGTAGACGGCCATCTGAATTTCAATGGCACCACCTCTTTAGTGAACTTTGGGGTTCTCCCGACCGCTTTGGTGGACCTCTTCGCGGGAGGAGGAACTCTCGCTGCGTGGGTTCGTCCTGAATCTGCGGGTGAAAGTTCCATTGGGCGTATTTTTGACACCACCGATGGGAGTAACTCAGACGGGTACTATTTTCGCGTCAACAGTTTATCTGGCGGGATGATCGGGCTGCGTCTCGATATGGCCTTTAGCACGGGGTCTGTTCAGTGGGATACCACCAACCGAGATTTGACGATCGACGAGTGGAACCACGTGGTCGTGGTGTTCGACTCAGACGCGGCGAACACCACTCCTCCGGTGTTCTATGTGAACGGTGTCCTGGTTACGTCTGGTGCGGCGACTACAGCGGGAACATTAGATACGGATTCCGGTCGTCAACTGATCCTCGGCAATCGTTCGACCGGAGTGGCGACTTTCGATGGGGACATCGAAATCGCCATGATGTACGACGGTATCAAATCGGCGGAAGAGGTTTCGGATATCTATAAGACTCAATCACCTCGATTTTTCGGGGGGTGGGGGCCGGATCTTGTAATCAGTAACACTTCCGACGGGACCGATGTCGTTATGACCGACGGCGACACCTTCCGGGGCGTTGATGCCACGTCAGGGTCAGCTTTCGATCTAGCTATTCGGGGCGGTACCACGACCGACACTGCTGTCAGTGTCGATGGCGGCGACCTTCTCCTCACGGGTGGCTCCACGGGCAGTACGAGTTTTGTTGGTAGCGCGAACGGTGGGCACGTCCGTATCACTGGTGGTGGAACCGCGGGTACAGGGTCGGCGTCGGGCGGTGGCGTTTTCATCACGGGTGCGACGCCGACAAGTGGATCCGGAACCGGTGGTTCGGTCACGATCGCTTCCGGTGACGGGGCGACCGGTGGTGGAAACGCGAATGCCGGTGATGTGTCCATCACCACGGGTGATGGAGCGAACGCCTCGGCCAGTGGCGGAAGTTTCTCAGTAATCTTGGGAGCGTCGGCGCCAGGCAGTGGTGCAGCCGGCAGCATCACCATGACGGCCGGCGCCAACCCGGGCACCACGCTGGGTACCCCGGGTGGTGATGTCACCATCACATCGGGTACTTCACTTGGCCGTACAGGAAGCGTCTTCATCCGGAGCGGGGACAACCTCGACACCGCTGTTCCCGGGTTAACCAACACAATCGGCAATATCACGATCGAGACGGGAACCGTCACTGGTGGTTCCGAGGATTTCACTGGTGGTTCGATTTCGATTACGTCGCAGGGAGACACCAGCGGCGGCGCCGATAGCGTAATCGGTGGCAGCGTTTCCATTTCTGCGGGCAACACAGGGTTCTCCAACCAAAACGGCGGTGACATCAGTCTCACGGCTGGCGACACCAACGGGTCCAACCAACGGTTCGGTGGCAACATCAGCCTGACGGCTGGCAACCAACTTCTCGGGGGTGCTTCGTCTACTTCTGAAGGTGGCTCCATTGTGATGACGCCCGGTACGTCTGCGGCCGGCACCGCTGGGCGTGCCAAGATCGCCGGCACCGGCACCTTGGAGATGATCGAACGCACCACCGCGCTCGATTTCATCGCCGGGTCTGGATACTTCTGGGTTCGGGATGACGGACCCAACGTCCCGATGTTCACCGATGATGCGGGCATGGACTGGCAGCTTGCGGGTTCGGGAACAGGTCTTCAAAGCGCATACGAATCTGACAACAGCATTATCACAGACGCGGGAAACGGAAATTTCGATGTCAGTGGCACGGAGGCCATTAGCCTCGACGCTTCTGCTGCCTCGAATTTCACGGTCGCAGGTGCGAACCTAGTTCTTGCCACTACGACATCAGGAACCATTGATATCGACGGCGCGTCAAACGTCACGATTGACAGTATATTTGGCGGCATCGCCCTCGCCTGTACCGGGGCCGGAAGTTTCACAACTTCAACTGGTGATTTGACCCTCAGCACCTCCAACGCAACGACGGCCGCGGATATCTTCGTTACAGCAGGCAACTCTTCAGGTGCCGCGACGGCAGGTGGTGCCCTTACGCTAGATGCGGGTGATGGCAACACGGCCGGAGCAGGCGGTGCCCTCACCGGAACGGCCGGAGCAGGTGGCACAACAGGTACAGGCGGTGCTGTCAGTTTTACAGGAGGCGACGGTGGCCTGGCTGGCGGTTCGATCAACCTCACATCGGGTGAGAGCACCGACGTAAACAACACGAGTGGTGACATTCGCCTTACCGCGGCGAAGGGGGTTGGTATTGCAGGAGCGATTCTCCTTACCACGGAAAGCGATGATCTCACCTCAGCCCCGGTGACGATCGATACCCAAAGTGGTTTTGCAGACCAGGGTGAAAACAAACGGACGTTTGGACGTTCGGAAGCGATTGCGCTTTCAACGAGCAACCAAGCAGTCGTCGCTCTTGGAGCGATTAGTTCCAACGGCGATCAGATGCGCATTGAGGTCAAATTGACCGCGGTGGATACCCTCGTTCCTACGAACGTGATCTCGTATCGTTTTGATGGGGATTTTTACCGCGACACCGGCACCGTCACCGCGATCACACCCCACACAGACACAAACGTGTTGGTTGGGGTGGCTGCGTTCACGGATAATCTCAGTTTCAGCATAGGCATCAGCGGAGGCACCCTCCAGTTGGAGTTGACTAACGACGACGGGTCCAACGCGTACACTCTCAAGATTTCGGCAACTTTCATCACCCAGCTCGGCGGTGCCTCCTCGTAGGTGTAGCTATGGTTGTCATCAAACAAAATGGAATTCCAGGGGGAGCTATAAAGTTCACGTCCGTTAAGATCGCGGCCTACGACATTTTGGCTGACGAACACATCCAGTACGACCCGACTGCGGGGGGCTTCACTTTGAAGTTGCCCCCTACGGCGGCAACGAACACCCAGGTTGGTTTCAAAAACTGCTCCACAAGCACTAACAGCGTCACCATCGACGGGAACGGGCACAACGTCGAAAACCCTTCAACTCCGGGAGCGACGGTCGCATCTTTTGTGACAACGACTGCGGGTCTATCAATCATTTGCCAGTTCAACGGAACCGAATGGTGGATCATTTAGGAGAAATGTTTTGACCTACATCCCCGCCACCCCTGTATTTGCGTGCTGTCCTTTTGGAGCCAAAAGTGACGACACGGGAAAGTTTCTACTCGCCAATGGCAGAGCAACCGATGCGGATACTGCCTCCAAAGCGAAAACCCAACAGCCGATCGGGCTCACCGGGACGCTGACTCATTTGGTCTACAAGACCAAAGAAGGCACAAGCAGCACCCAAATGAAGGTCCACGTCAATGGGATTGTTGCGGCCACCGTAGTTCTCTCAAATATCGACGCAGACTTTGGCGGCGTCGAATCGATCAGCGTCTCCGTATCGGCGGGGGATTACGTGGAAATTGAATACGACGCCAGTAATCAGCCGGGAGAATGCACAATGTATTTCATCACGGAGATAACATGATCGTTGCAATCTACCCTACAGGCGCGGGGCTCGTGCCTTACACTGAATTTCGCGTTGCGGTCGATGTGGCTACGGCGCTCGCAGAGTTCGTTGCAGAGTACACACCACCGGCTACTGGATACGCCGGGCTGGATACCGGATGGGCAGCAGTTCAGGATGCAGGATTTCACATGGTGTGGAACGTGGACCGTGATGCGGATCCCGATCCTGTTCTGCTCGCGGTCGCGGAAGTCCCCGATCTGATCTTCGTCGCTGCGATCTCTCTGTCCGAGGCCACCGTTTTGTCAACAGCATGGGAGACAATCGACGGCGTAGTGAGCCGGATCGGTGGTTTCGTTGATGTTGCGAATGACGCGGTGGGAGGTATCAGCGGGTACGTGAAGGTCGATGGTGGGAGCTTCAAGATGAGGTTGTGCAAAGGTGAGCCGTCTGTCCCGATATCTGCCGAGTATGTCCATGTGGACACAGGCGGAGTTTGGGAGTTTTTCCAGTTCAATTCTAACGCTGACCCAGATCTTGTGCGCCAGGTCTACACGGTCGAAGGCGCCCTGGTCGGAGTGGCTACGTCAGCTTCGGTTCGTTTCGGATCTTTGAGCATTTTGAAAAAAGATTGGTAACAACTTGATCATCGCCGTACACACACGCGCATATCAGGAGGCCAAAGCTAGCGAGGCCAAGAATCACTCTGCGTCGCTGGTCAATGTCTTTGCTAACACGCTGAACGCGAACACGACGCCCACCGAGATCGGGTTCTGGGATTCGGAGTCACTGTCTCAGTGTCACCCAGAAAAGGGCTACTCCGCATCGGCCTCTGGCCTCGTTGTCCCAGAGTCTGGCGTCTACTCCGTAAGTGGTCTCATCTACTACGAGGCCACGGATGCGTTCGTCTGTATCGCAATCGAACCGGCATTGGACGGGGAGCCTATGGGCGCTCGTGTTGTCGGTCAGTTCATCCGAAACCGTAAAGGCCTCAACGAAGCAAGCTGCTCGTTCGGCGGATACAGAGTCGCAATAGAAGAGGGGTCGCGTGTGAGCGTAAACCGGATGAGGTTAGCTAAGCCTGGGACAGTGAAAGCGCTAGCCGCTAAAAGTTACTTGAACGTAGCGAGGCTGAAGTGAGCGTTTACATCATCCCCACAAAGGATGCGGAAGCGCTCAACAGCTATGTCGCGTCGGGCGGTCCAATGTTGTTCGCTTACGAGAGCGATCACGGATGGATTTTCGATAGCGGTTCGTTTCCGACAGACTTCGATTTCGACGCGGCGCTCGTTGCGTGCTCTCTAGGCTCCGACCTTGACGGCTATCTTGCCGACAAGCCTTTGCTGTCATCGAGGCATTGCAAGATCTACCGCTACCTACCCGATGGTGACCTGGACCTGCTCTCGCCGCCGATGTCGGTGAACTATCGCACCGGTCTCGACCGCAGGCTCGAACGCAAGACGACGCGCCTGCTTGGAGATGTGGTTAGCGTGGAGTACTTCGACGCGGCGACGTTTGAAGCGAATGGGTCTAAGAGCTTCACTGATCGCGTAATCGTCGAGGAGTACAAGTGGATCCGAGACCCACCGGGAACGCTTAGGCGTGACATCATTATTCGCTGGGATCTTGAGGACGGGACCACGCACACCGAGACCAAGCCTATGACTCGGATGTATTCGCCGGACGAGCGCATGCTAGCGGGCGAGTGTCGTCGCAAGTCGATCATCACTGACCTCAAGGTGTACGTGAGCGGCGTGCTACTTGCGACACAAGGAGTCGATTCTACAGATAGCGCGCAGATCGAAGCTGTTCTAGATTTGGGGCGTGCCTTCTTGCGAGACTACGCAGTCGAAATCGCCAGCTACGAGATGGGTGCAGATCAGGCGCTGTTCGACGCCATCAAGAATGATACGCTCCACGCATGGCTAGACACTCCTGTCGGTCCTGGGAAGACAATGCGGGCTGAGGTGCTTGCTGCGATCAACATTTGGAGGATCGTGTAATGCTCCGCACAACCCTGCTAGCTACTCTCACCGCGCTCAGCGTCGCGTGCGACGCCGGAACTATTGGAGCGGGTGGGGGGATGATGTCTGAGCCCAGAGACGGAGGACCATGCGACGGTTAATCTTTTACGTCCTGCTGGTCATCCTCGCTCGTGCTGGTCTCCTGTGGGCCCGAGGGGGGGGGGAAATGAGCCGACGCGCTTCAGACCCAAGAGACCGACCTTCAAGCCTACGTGGCCTGATCGACCCTGGGAATAGAGCACCGAGAAGCCCGGTAGTTGAGCGTGTCCCGGGCTCGAGGAGTCCTTCTCAGGAGCCGTCAGATGCGCCTTGAGCAACGATAATGTTGCTCGCCCTTTCGGGGGCCGTGATCCGCGGAACGCCTCAGTGGCGCTCCTATGGCGTTGGGCTGGGGATCAGCGTATGATGGGGAGTCGTTGTCGCTAAAACACATCAGACGGCTCTCTAGACGGTCACAACGGCCAAAGCCCCCAAGATCCCAGGCGGGATTATTTGCGGGGAGTACAAAACACAGAGCCCGCACGGAAGGGCCCACATGCTCAACATGGCTGAAAAACTGAGTGAGGCTGGGCTCGTCCCACCCCGTCCTGCAAAGACCACGTTCCCAGATGGCCGCATGGCCACCAAGGAAGCGTGGAACTACTGCGTTGAAATTTGTAAAAAGAGGAAGGCCGGCGCCCCGACGCTCCAGACCTTCAAGTGGCATCTCAAGCACGGCAATTTGATTGAAGCCGGCCGGGTGCCCAACCCTTTTGGAGGAGCGGGCCCCGCCAAGGTCTACGCGATCACCTGTGAGGCTGTTGTCGCGTTCGTTGATGAATTGGAAAAGCGGCCAGGTGAGCTGGAGGCGGGGGACAAACCCTCCAAAAAAGGGACGAAGCGTCGAAGGGCCAAGGGGGCCGCGCCGCCCACACCAGCAGCCACGCCGAAAAGAAAAACTGCCGTAGACCAAAACCGAGAATTGAAAACCAAAGACGCCTTCGCTTACCTTCATCGAAACATTCCAGTTCGCAGTGACCTCAACACCACGACGTTCGGATTCTATCTCGCCTACGACGTAATTTCGTCACGGCTCGAGAAGACCGAACGGTTCGTCAAAGTCGGGGATCTCGATGCGTTCCTTGAGCTCGCACCCGACGGCGTCTACGCCAACCACATTAACTACCTCGTGGCACCGTCTCGGGGCCCCAGCGACCTATCCTTGAAAGATGCCTACGACTATTACCGGGAGATCGATCCGGTACCCATCTCGATCACCAGTTTCCGATCCGTTGTCGCTGCCGGCATCATCTCGGCCATACGCACAGCGAACAACCCCAAGGCGATGGTGGTGGGGTTCCGGCGACAGGACATCAACGGGTTTCTAGCCACGCGGCAAAGACTCCAGGAGATGGCTGAGGCCACGCGTAAAGAACAAAAGGAAAAGGAACAAAGGACCACGCTCGTCGCCGCGGTGATGACAGAGGCGCTGGCCAAGGCGAACCTGGGACCGCCGCCGCCAGTACCTACCGTGGTGGATACGCGCGAGGCGCCGGAGCCCAAGAAGACCGTCAAGGCCAAGACCCCCAAGGTCGTGGTCAAGGCCAAGCCGAAGACGAAAGCCAAGCCCAAGGTGGTGGCCAAGACCAAGGCTGTGGTCAAGGCTGTGGTCAAAGCTGCGGTTGAGGCCAAGCCCAAGTCCAAGACCCAGAAGTCGTGGCCGATCGAGAAGGCGTACTACAAGTTCGGGCACCTGATCCCCCCGGGGATTTCGATGCTCCAGTTCAAACAGCTCGTCAACACGGGGATCATTCGGTCCATCACTCGCGCAAGTGTGGTGCACATTCGGTTTGCGGCTGTGGAGGCGTACTTCGAGGGTCTCGTCGAGAAGGACCCCGAGACGGTTCTCCTGATGGGACCGGCCTACAGCTACTACTGCTCTCAGTGCGAGGACCCGGTGCAGAAGGCCCGGTTTTCTCGGTGGCTCACCGGTGGCGACATCGAAGGTGCTGTGCACGACGAAGAGGACGACCTGTGGGCGATTACCGTGGGTCTCCTCGATGAATTCCTGGAGAAATATCCGACAGGCCGCATGCGTCCCTCGAAACCGAAAAAGAAGGCTAAGAAAGAGGGGCTGTCGAAGGCCGCAGCCCCATTGCCCGAGGTTCCCGAAGACAAGGCTGGAGAGGCCGCACCCGCGAGTTCTCTGGGCACCGTGTCGGTGTCTCTGGGGGACTACCCATCCGGGGCCGACATGAAGATAGCCATCGAGCTATTGAAGAGCCAAGGATTCGACGTTCAAGTCAAACCGTAGGACGACCAAGATGACAACACAATACACCCGAGATCTACTGGAGCGCCTTGGCTATGCCTTCGTCATTAAAGAAGGTGACTGGGTTCGTTGTGCAGTATCTGGACACGGAGAACAGTGGCTAGGGAAAGGGCTCGATGAGGACACCGCTTTCCAGGATGCCTGCAACCAAATGTTCCCGTCTCGAGCGGCCCGATTGCTCATGCAGGAAGAACTAGAAGCGGCCGAGATGCGGGGCAAATTCATCGCTCAGGTTGAGGCCAAGGTCGAAGCCGAGATTGAAGCAGCCGAGCCCGAACCGGAGCCCGAGCCCGTTGTCGAAAAAATCATACCGGAGCCCGTTGTCGTCGAGCCCAAGCCCGTCGTCATCGAGCCCAAACCCGAGCCTCCAGCCAGAGTCTATATCTCTCCCGAGGAGCCCGAGGAAGAGGAGCCGGCGTACACCAAAGAGGAGGCGCTTGAGCTCATCCAGACCTTGCAAGACGAGATGGACGACAACTACGACGAGGTGGCCATCATGTCGTCGCAGTACCAGAGACTCCATCTATCGTCGTGGATCTTCCGGGGTCGAGCAGTGCAGGAGAACTTCCCTCGTGATCAGGATATCGAGGAGGCCGTCCATCGAGTGGCTCGGCGCCTCACCGATTGGTGCAAGCTCTTCTGGCCTGGTTCCATCCGGGCTCTCCAGGTCTACACGCAACCCACCCAATCTCTCGATGGCTTGATGTGCTACACAGAGCGACCCCAGACCTGGGGCGATGCTGCGGAGATGGTCGAGAGGCACATAGAAGAGCTGCTCCAAGGCTCAACCCGTGACGACTACGGGTGGGCTGACCGAAGACACCTTAGCCCAGAACCTCCGAACCCGGCTGCCCTTTTGGCGGAGGTCCACAAAAAGATCGTCCCCGTGCTCGGTGTTCTGGGAGGTCCTTTGGACGACAAGCGCAACGGCATCTCTGGGCCCACCATCGAGTCCTACGCAGAGGATTTTGTGATGGCGGCCCATCTCCTGCGGTGGTGTCGGAAAACCACAGACCCGGTGCAGTGGGGCATCACCATGGGGGCCATGCGTTGGGCCTCACGCCAGTCTCGTACCGGCCTCGACACGTTCAAGAAGCTGTTGGAGGACGATTACTCTCCCGCGGATAGCTGGGCACTGCTACTGGGTCGTGACCCAGAGATCAACCGCCAGAATAACCTGCGCAAGAAAGTGATGTCCAAGATGCCCACGAAAGAGATGCTCCAGGAGGATCTCCTGGTGTGGTTGGGGGACGCGTTCGAGGTTTTCGCCAACCCGCAAATCGCCAAGCTCGGGGCAGCAGTCAGTGCGGAGATCATGGACCTCACCAACGCCGACTTCGCCGACGGCAAACGCAAAGCACGGTCCCGTCTACGCAAGCTCCAATCGATTTTCCGTGGCCGTAGCATTGACCTCGACAAAGTGGACCTGCCTACCGAGGCCGAACTCAAAGGGGGGGAGGATCTCACGGCCGACGAGGATCCGCCGAAGAAGATTGTCGATCCTTCTCAGGCGATCCTCCAGAGGGTTCAGAAGATCACCGAGGGCAAGAGCATCCTGTTCGTGACGAACCGACCGGAGCAAAAATTGCACAGGGATCTCGAACGCGATCTCAAGGCCAAGGTCCATTACAAGGTGGGCGATACGGCGCGCACGATGAAGCCCATCGTCAAGGGCGTCAGTGCAGATCGCTACGACATGGTGTTGATGGCTACGGGTTTCAACAACCACAGCGCAGACGCTGCGTTGTGTCGTGCAACGAAGGTCGAAGGGCTCCCATATATCCGAGTGCAAAAGGGTCGTCTCGCATCCACAATTCGTGCCATCGGTCGAGCGTTCAACGTGTCCGGCCAAGGTAAGGACGCTGACGAAGCGACTGTTGCGCACGCGGGGTGAACCTTAAAAGCGGAACTCGGTAGGATCTCTTTTCGGGAGATCTCTCAGTGCAATTTCGCCGAATTCCGGGGCAACCTCACGAAGATCGCAGGGTAACAGGCTTCAAACAGAGCCTGGGATGCGTAGAAGGAGGGAGAGCCCGAGGCGGCTTCGTTATTCAGCGAATGAGTTTCCTTTCTGTGCCCCACGTAGTTGGAGAGATGACAAACGGAATTTACACCGGGGAGGTGCTTTGCACTGGCCCTCTTTGGAATGCTGCGCTCACCGGTCGATCGGCTGCGAGGCGCACAGGCATTTCACGAACGTGACCCCAATCAGGAGCCACATGATGAACGATAAGAAAAAATGGTTTCCCTTGTTCGTGCTAGCGAACTTGGCGATGGTGATCTTTCTCGGAGCTGCATCGGGCAGCGACCAGTCTCACGCCGCAGGACCTCTGCTCGGTGCGACGCCTTCTGCGGAGACCACACTCGACGAAGCAACGAGGATCGAGCCTATCGATCTTCGTATCCCTTCTCGTGACACGGCACCTGCCGTGCCCGCGCCACCTTCTAACCCCTGGGTGAACTACCCGAACGTCTGCGAGACGTTCAATATCATCCAGAGCACAACACGGGTGAGGGGCAAGAAAAAGAAGTGGCATTACCCGGTGCGGTACAAGCGTAACCGGTACAAGCGGGCCTACTCAGAACGTAGGCGTACGCGAAAACTCGTGGAGTTCGTTGCGGAAGAGATGGGGGTGACACGCCCCGAGTTTTTCGCTGCGTTTGCCATGCACGAATCGACATGGAATCCAGAAGCGATTCACATCCTCAATCCTGACCTCCAAGCAAATCAACGTGCGTGGACACGCCATACCTACACGCGTGCCGAAGAGTTTGAGCTTGAGGAGAAACTCGCCAAAGCCGATGCTCAGAAGCGAGAGTACTGGCGCATCAAATCCCAATTGGCCGACATCCGGCTCTACAAGGGGAACACGCACTGGCACGATCGTCTGGCCTACGACTACATCATCCCCGAGCACACCATCGCCCAGCACACCATGAAGGTGGACGGCGAAAAGCAGATCATTCCAGAGCAGATCATTCCAGAGCAGATCATTCCAGAGCAGATCATTCCAGAGCAGATCATGGTGCAGTCCCAGAATGTTTGGGGTTTCGGCTACGGGCTCTACGGACACTACTCCGTGGGTTACGTGAAAAACTGGGACTCCAAAGCGCCCCCTTGGATCCTTTGCGCAGAAGAGGGGATCCTTGCCACGATCGTTCAGGTATGGGCGGCTCGAGCTAACACTGCCGAGTGCGATGCCCTGACTGCCAAGAACCCCGAAAAATGGGGGACCGACGGCGGTAGCTACCGTGGGGTTCTTCGGCGTCTCGCCAAAGGGCGCTGCAGCAACAAACGTCTGGGCAAAGTCTGGCGTGGACTCATCCAAGAGCACTCCACCATTCCTTGGGAGGAGCACGCTGAGTTCGGGCTCGAGAAATGGTCCCAGTGGGAGATGAAAAAGAAGCGTGGGAAGTGGGTCTACAAGCTGGACAAGGATCGCAAAAAGATCCCCACCGACCGTCAGGTCATCCTGGCCCACATGGTCAAGAAAGCTCGTGCGAAAGGGCTGATGCGGCCTGCTCCGTTGGAGCTTCACCATCCTGAGCGGACGCCTCACATTGTCCCGGGTACACCAGAAGTGCTTGAGCCTGAGCCGACAGCGGTCGGTGGTGCGCCACCGGTTGTCGCCGCGCCATAACCAAGGCTCGGTACAATGAGGGGACGGCTCGAAAGGGTCGTCCCCTTTGAGGTTTCATGTTCACAGCTCGCAACGGACGCCAGTGTTTCCTCCTCGCCATCGAAGGCCCTGACCGGGTCGGTAAAGCCACGCAGGCTCAGCTTCTCGCAGAGCGGCTCATGCCCCACAAGGCAACCGTCGAAGAGATCCCGTACGACGAGGGTGTCACGTACCCGGAGATCTACGCGATGCTCCGTTCAGGAGCGGTGGACAAGCACCCGGTCATCTTCCAGACCTTGCAGGGGACGAATCGTCGCTTCTTCCAAAAGAACTTCCTGCCGACCCTGGCTTCGCACTACGACGTGCTGATCCTGGACCGGTGGAACCTTTCGACCCGTGTGTACGGCAGGGCCAGCGGAGTCTCCGAGGGCGCCACCAACACGATCTTGGAAGGCATCGTCGAGCCCGATGTGACGCTCGTGTTTGACGGCAAACCGTTCCCCAAAGAGGGCCTCGATGTGTGGGAGGCCAACCTCCCGTTCCAGAAGCGAGTGCGGGAGCTGTACCTGGAGTACTGCGCAAAGTCGCCGGAGCACTTCGTGAAAATCGATGCCGAGCGGCCAGTGGAGGTGATTCAGGAAGAGGTCCTGGCCATCGTTCGCAGCCGGTTACGTTAATTTCTCTATGGGTCTGCCCATGCAGAGGCCCCATGCAGAAACTCATCGAGCTGTTCCTGAACATTCTCAAGTCCATCTTCGGACGTGGGGGAGGTTCTTCCAAAGCCGTAGAGGCCCCCAAGACATGGGAGAACGGCAAGAAGGACGCTGAGGTCAAGAAGACCCAGAAGAAGCTGCTCCAGCTCGGCCACGAGTTCTCAGGGGGCAGTGACGGTGAGCTTGGGGACCACACTCGGACGGGTATCGAGGATTTCAAGAACGAGCACGACATCGAAGAGGAGGGGATCGGTGAGAAGACCCTGGCCAAGCTCGAAGAGGAGCATGTCAAACTCGCGATCCCAGCGGACCTGGAAATCGAAGTCGGTGACGACAACGACGACTTCGACGGTACGAAGGTCACCGACTACCAGAAGAAGCTCATCGCCCTCGGCCACGACATGCCTCGGTTCGGGGCCGACGGTTCTTTCGGTGACGAGTCTCTGGTCTCCACCAAGGAGTTCCAGAACGAGAACGCAGACAAGATCGCAGACGAAGATGCTTTCGACGCTCAGGGTGTGGGTCCCAAGACCTATGCCACGGTCATGGCCGCAGAGATTCCCAAGCCTTCCAACAAGCCAGCCGTCTCGGCGCCTCCGACAAGGGGTCTTACCGGCAAGCCTCCCGCCGGGATGATCGTCACGAAGGATGACCATCCGCTCAAGAAGGGTCGCGGCACTCGGAAGCTCAAAGACATCGAAGGCGTGACGCTGCATCAGACCGCCTGTGTCCTCGGCGAGAAGGAGCACCGTTGGTACAACGTCGCCTGCCACATTGCGATCACGCGTGAAGGCAAGATCATCTACAACAACGACTTCATCAAGAAGATCTGGCACGGCAACGGGTTCAACACCAAGACCATCGGCATCGAGATCGACGGTCACTTCGCCGGGCTCGAGGAGCAGAACGACGCCGGTGAGTGGGTCCCCGACATGAGGTCCTATTGGCGCCCGAAGAACTCGAAGCGCACACCGGTGTCCGTCACGGACGCCCAGATCGAAGCCTGCAAGGAAGCCATCCGTTGGGTGAAGCGTGTGGTCGATGCGGCTGGTGGTGACTTCAAGTACATCCTGGCCCACCGCCAATCGAGCCCGTCCCGCGTCAGCGACCCGGGCCAAAAGACGTGGCGTCTCATCGCCATGCCGCTCATGGAGGAGCTGGGCATGGAGGACGGTGGGGACGACTACTACGTCCTGGACAGCAAGAAACGCGCTGGAAAGCCCATTCCAGAGGCGTGGGATCCACAGCGCCATGCTGGTGTTTCGTACAGGGCCAAGACCTCGACTAAGGGTCGCAAATCCTACGGCCCATAACAGGTATCGTGCCGGCCATGACTGCCAAGCGAACCCCTGAGAACAACTGGAACCAGACAGAGAAGCAGATCGAGACGTTGATCCACCACTACGTCGATCTTCAAAAACCGGTCCAGCGAGCGGCATTCAACGCCGACATGAGCCCCACTTTGGGTGGCATCATCCTCAAGCACAAGGGTCTCACCCGGTCCCCTTTCGACCGCAAAGTGCACCCTTGGAAAAAAGAAATCGGGGCTGCGATTTCGAAACGAGATGCGAAACAAGGTGAGGTTGTGGAGCCCATTCGTTAATCGTGAAAAGATATCGGAGTTGACGCGTAGAATCCCCGATGGATTTTGTCGTTGTCGAGAGTCCTTTCGCTACGAGCACTATCTTTCTGCCAGAGGGGACCGATCACATCCTTACGGCAGAAGGGGGTTTCGTCATTACGCAGCACTGGAACGTGCAGTACGCCAGGGCCTGCCTCCACGATTGCCTTGTGCGCCACCAGGAGGCTCCCTACGCCTCGCACCTGCTCTACACCCAGGAAGGCATCCTGAACGACAACGTGCCCGCTGAGAGGGACCTGGGCATCCGAGCGGGGCTCGAGATCGGGAGGGCCGCCAAACGCCGCATCTTCTACGTGGACCGGGGCTTCTCCAGGGGGATGGACTGGGGGCTCAACTTCGCGCTGGAGATCGGGCAGCCTTGTGAAGGACGCCGTTTGGGCGGTTCGTGGGACCTCGGCTGGGAGCCAGATTTCGATCTGGACGCCATGACGCGAATCTTGCGCGGCTGACGCCCGGTTATGGGTCTATCGAGACCCTTCAAGTAGATGGGCGTGCCAATCGTCAAAACCGCTGTGGTGTTCAGGCCAAAGCGGAACTGGAAGCCCAAGCGCCGGGATCGCAACATCACGCGCCGGAAGAAGCGCAAGGGCTGGTGGCGTCGCAACAAGCACCGGATCAAGTTACGTCGAAATAAGCGTCAGCGGATGCTCAAGCACAACTCCATGTTCAAGGCGTGGAGGAAGAAGCGGACGAAGGAGAAGAGCAAGCGTCGTATGCGATTCGGCGCCGATGGCAGCCCCGACTTCCCGCAGAGCTGGTTCGTGTTCCGCGAAGACGTGGAAGAGGGCAAGCAGCTCGACCTCGACATGGGTTACATCGTCGATTACGACCCCGATGCCGAGGACCTGCTGATCTTCGACGTGGATGAGAACAAGGAGAAGACCGTTGATCTCGACGAGTTCCTCACCCACAGTGAATTCCTCGAGGAGGCCGACCTCGACAACTTCGAGCTCATCATGGACCAGTACTACGGTGGTCCCGAAGACGACCTGGACATTGTGCCGGACGAAGACCAAGCGCCTCGCACGGAGTTCGAGGTGGACATGTCCGAGTTCAGTCAGAAGATCGCGAACACCTGGCTTCGCCAGATGGTGCGGAAGGGATAGCTCAAGATGACTGGCCTCTCTACCGCTGCTGACAACGTCGCTCGGACCACGCTCTGCCTGGGCAGTGCGGAGCAAAATACCGTCTTCAACCGGCAGTTCACCACCTACTCGGGAGCGCCAACGACTCCGGTGCTCAAGCAAACGATCTCTTGTGACGAGCCGACGCCCTTCGATGTTTCGGTGGTGTTCGGAGACGACAACGTTTTCGTCACGGTCGAGTACAACAACCTCGAGTTTGGGTTCACCGGTACCAATATTAATGGGTTACGGTGTGAGAATCACGCTCGACAGTGCCCCTTTTTCGTCTGACCGCCATGCCAACTCCAGACCCAAAGAAAGTAGCCAAGCAGTTCCTCGCTCAACGCGGGGACTCCTGGAAGGACCTGTACCTGGCGCCTTACCCTCGCGGGCTTACTCGGCATCTTCCGAGCGAACTCGACGTAGTGTGGTGGCGTGCCGGTGAACTCCACGAAGGCGATCTCCATGACTTCATCGCGGCTGACGATGACGAAACCATCAACGACGATGCGGCCTACAAGGTTGACAACAAACGCGTGCGTGCGGACAAGGTGTATCTCCGATGAGCGCCCGTAAACAGATGCGCCTCCAGGTGCTCAACAAGCCCTGGTACGAGAAGGTCTCCCTTCAAGACGCCAACACCGTCCACATGGAGAACGTCGAGACCATCACCGAGATGCTCGAACGGCGCAAGGACAAGAAGCGACCGATCCACATCGTGGGCATCGCGGGATCGAACCGGCACCCGAACAACCCGTCGCACGAGACGAGCAACTCGTGGCTGATGATCCGCAAGGCGATGGAGCACCTGTCCCACATGGACAACGTGACCACCCACGCCTTCAACCTGCCGACGATGGAGATCGAGCACTGCAACGGGTGCCGTTCCAGCACGAGTTCCCTGTGCCGGTTCCCCTGTATTGCCGCAGGAGAGCGCGTCCAGGGTGCGGGAATGAAGCGTATCGAAGAATTACGCGCAGGAGACGAGATTTCCACGGGAGTGGTCACGAAAGCGTGGCAATCGGGAATCAAGTCTACTTTTTGGCTCACGTTATCTGATGGGCGTCGTCTCCGGCTCACGGACAACCACCCTGTCAAAGTGATCACGAGCAAAACGCGTACGAAGGAGACTGGATGGAAATGGGCGCCTGTTACAGAGTGGGTTGAGGTCAAGGACCTTGAAGTGGGAGACAAAATTCCTTTCGTGGTCGGAGGGGATTTCGGTCTCGGTATCGACCAGGCCCCGCATGATTTTCTTCTTGCCGGCGCGGTGTTCGGGGATGGATCTTTCTTCGGCACGAATCACGACGATGTTTGCGTGTACTACGACGAACGATCGGCGGGCCTCGCCACGGCGCTAAAAACGGAAGTTCCTTACGAGGTGAAAGACCGGAAGCATGCGGTTAAGGCTGAGGTATGCGAGAAACATGGTTGGCCTTCTTCAGCGTGTGACCACATGAGGAAGGTTGTCTATCATCCTCGCATTGGTCGAATGCTAAAACACAGGATCGGCCTGGACAAAAGCGTGTCGGTGTCGCAACGGCGCCTCCCGGACGCTGTGATGGAAGGATCGCGCGAACAGGTGGCAGCGTTTCTTCGCGGATGGTTTTCCGCAGATGGCTCTGTCAATATGCACGGAGACGGCTACGGCCGTGTGTCGCTTAGCAGCTCCAGCGTACAGGCCCTTCGTGACGCCCAGATGTTGTTTGCCAAGCTCGGAATTCGTTCGTGCATGTACGATCTTTCCCACATCAAAGTGGTGGAGGAAAACCGGAGTTTCACTCGAGCGAGTGAGCTTCAAATTACGGACGCTACCCACATCAAACTTTTTGCCGAAATCGTCGGATTCGCAGAAAATAACAAAACGGCCAAGATTCAGGAGTTTCCCGAACGGCGCCCATGTTCTCGGCCATACGGTAAAGTTGTTTCTATTGAGGCCACGGGAGTTGACGAACCGGTTTACGACATCACCGTGGAAGGGACGCATGAATTCGTCGCTGGCGGTATTCCTGTACATAACTGTGATTGCTGGCCCTACGACGACATGCAGGATGTCTACGCCCAGCTCACCCTGGCCGACGGCATCCTGTTCGGAACTCCGGTTGCGTCTCTACAAGTCGGGTCACGTCTCAAGGCCCTGATTGATCGCCTCATCTCGATGGACGGTGGCCGGTTCGCTCCCATGTACAACGTGGACGGGGCGACCTGGAAGAACCCAGAGTCCAAGAACGCTGAGCAGCGAGTTGGGATGCGTGGGGACTTCCGGTACGTCCAACGACTGGCCGGGAAGGTCTGTGCCGCGTTCGCCACCGGTAAGGATTCTGGTTCCTACGACGTGGCCATGAAGGTCTTGTCGGCCATGAACCAGCGTGGGTGTTTCATCCCTCCCAACGCGGTGGTGAACTGGAACAGCCCACGAGTCCACAAGGACACGGCTTACGACAAGCACGATTTCCTCAAGGCGCTCGAGCCAGGGGGATACCTTGGTGACTTGATCGATCAGACGTGCGAGACCGTGGTTGAAGCTGCGACGCTTATCCGAGGCAACGAAGATCTCTGGATGAAGACGCTGGCGGGTCGCACCTGACCTCGGTAGTTAGCCCATAGCATCTCCTTTGTTGGAGGCGCTCATGGTTCTGTTGGCTGAAAGCATCACGTTGGACTACGGGACCATCCTCACCGTTGCGGGGATTGTATTCGGTGCAGGTGGTGTCATCGGCGGTTTGAAGCTCAAGGCGATTTTGGCTGAGGCCAAGACCAAGGACGTTGGCGAGCAATCCGAGAAGGCGAAGGAAAAGCTCGAACGTGTTGATGAAAAGATCTTCGACGAGATCAAGAACATCAATAAGACGATGCAGCGTCGTTTCAACTCCCAGGACGACAAGGCGGCCAGCGCCGAGAAGTCGATGATCGGCAAACTGGAGAACTTCCAGTCCAAGGTGTTCACCCGTCTCGATGGCGTGCAAGAGAAGTTGTCCGACCAGGACAAGCGCATTACGGTGGCCGAAACGGAAGCCAAGCACACTCGTGAAAAGGTCACCAAACACGCCCAGAAGATCACGATGTACGGCAAAGAGGCGTTCAAAATGCCGGAACGTGATTCGTAGAGATCAGTCGTCGATCTGATCCAGCTCGAAAGGGCTCGAGCGCCGTTTCCCGGTTCAGACCCTTGGATCGTGATCCAAGGGTCTGAGATCAGGGTTGCTCCTCGGAACCTTGGTTTTGGTAGAGCCACAGGAGCTCGAACGCCTCCTGGCTCAGCGTGTCTTCGAGTTCGGCCCCGACACGTAGAACGAGGGACTGCCCTTCATCACCACGGCAGTAGCAAACGAAGCCCACGTCGCCGTCGCCGTACTCGAAATGATCGAAGCCCGGATGGGTTGCATGTTGCCACAGGAACGAGAGGAGGTCCGTCTCCTGTTGGCAGCTCATCACGATCGGCCGAAGTTCTTTTCCGAAGATGTTCCAACGAACGGAGTGCGCACGTTTGATGTACTCACCGTCGTTGTCTTGCCATGTGCTGACGCAGTAGTAGCCACCCTGTCCCGCGAGCGGCACTTTTTCCGGATAGACCTCCCACCCTTTGGCTTTGAGTGTGTCAGCGATACGCTCGGCCTCCGCACGCGAACTTTTCAAGGTGGCGGTGTGATCTTCGTAGTCGGTGTCGGACATCCTGTTAACGCACATCCCATAGCCGCGCCCGTGACGCAGAGGTAGGTCCTAGTCGTACCTGTATGGGATCAGGACACCAGTTTCCGAAATGCGTGTATTTCGTGAAAAGGCGCCTGAGATCAATGCTTTTCAAGATGCGCCTCTCACGCAAGTGTAAAAAGGTCGGCAGCTCCGTGCACGAGGAGACGATGGAAGACCTTAGAAGCAAAACAGCCGTGATCCGAAAGGTGCGAGAGCCCTTCGGCATCCTCGGCAACATGAGCAAGCACGCGGTCACATACGAGGGTCTCGTGTGGCCCAGGACTGAGGGCTTGTTCCAAGCGCTTCGATTTGCCAAGGACGATCCGGTCCGGGAAGAGATCCGCGCGCACAAGAATCCGATGCGTGCCAAGTTCGCTGCCAAGGGCAACGCGGACAAGATGGTCATCCCTCAGATGGGCGAGCAGGACCTCGCCAACATGCGCGTGTGCCTCCTGCTCAAGTACGAGGCTCACGAAGACGTGCGGGAGTGTCTGGCATCCACGGTGGGCAAGCCCATCGTCGAAGACTGCACCAGCCGTCAGCGCGGCTCGGGTCTCTTTTGGGGCGCGGCGCTGATCGACGAAAAGTGGGTTGGCGACAACTGGCTCGGCGTCCTTTGGATGGAACTACGAGACACGGTAGGAGAAAACCGAGGACTCCTGACGAAATAGTGGTTTGGATTCAAGAGAAGGTCGATGCCATCCAGGCGTGGTGGAGCGGCAACGGTTTTGATCCGAACGGCGACTGTTGGGGCTCCCCCGAAGCCGGCGAAATGTGGAACTCGGGAAACGGCCAGCATGAACTGCTTAGGTCTCTCGCGGACCGCTTGGGAGTCGTTGACAAGATTCGATGGATAGCAGTTTGCGACACGGAGGAAACCTGATGAGTGACGACGAACTGAAATTCGACGGGCTTGTGATTCTCTTCGGGGTGGTCCTCAGTTTCGTTTTCGGCTGGGCGTTTCTTTCCGTGATGGTTTGGTACGCGGAGGGAGTGATGAGCGGCGCTCCTCTGCCCTGCGGAATCGCGGGGTTTCAGGCAGCCCTCCACATCCTTCTCTACGACAGGCGGAAAGAAGCGCGGTGGGCGTGGGCCTTCTCCGAACACGACATGGCCAAGGAGATGCAACGCTGATGATCGCCTACATCACCATGAGCTACGAGTACGAGGGCGGTCAGTCCGGCTTCATCGACTTCGAGGATCTGAGCAACGAGGTCATCGGAATCATCCTCGGGATCTGCAACTTCCACAAGGAACGCGCCTCTTCCGATTGGGAGATCGAAGCGACGTTTCCGGAAGGGCACGTCCCTAACCTCGGCCATTGGGTCGGGCTCCTCGAACCTGAGCACTTCTTCACGTATCTCCGTTACGGCCGGAAGCGTCCCGACCTGCCGGGCGCCTCGATGAAGACGGACGGGAGCCTTCCCAAGTACACAGAGATTGTTCCGATCTCCACTGCCTTCGAGCGGTTGCCGCTCAAGTTGTTGGAGCGGTTGGCTGTGGCCTTCCGAGAGTATCTGGACGATGACGAGTACGATCACTTGGAGGATGACTCCGAGGTAACTTTCACCCCTCTGTTCGAGAAGGAAGTGGAGGCTCGACGATGATCTGCATCATCAGACACGAGTGGCAAACCCAGGAGCCCGACTGGCATTTTCTCGACGTGGGGCGCCACGGGGAAGAGCTTGGTCGGACGCTCGTCACGTTCGTCAACGACGATGACGGGGAAGCTCCTTTCGCTGTGTTCGTGGGTTCCATGCCAAAAATCTCTCTGGTGGACGGCGCCCCAACCCCCTGGACGGAGATCGTGGGCGCGAAGGCGTTCTTCGATTTCTGGAAGCGCGGCGGGGAACGGCTTACCCCTTTCAGCAATGACCGGAAGCCTCGTACCTACAACGAGATCGAGCCTCTCGATCACCGGTTCGATATGTTCACCCAGGAGCAACTCGAAGAACTACTGGCTGTTTTCCAACATGACTTGGCCAGCCAGGACCTGACTTTCCTTGAAGACGACGAAGAGGTTGTCTTTGGTCCCCTTTTTGAAACGGAAGTGGCGGCAAGACGATGATGAACCCTTTACTCCTCACCTTTGTGCTCGCGTTTGCGGGCCCTTCCCCACAGCAACTAGAAGAGGCGCAGGTCCTATTTCGCGACGGCACCGTCAAGTACGAGAGCGCCGACTACAACGGTGCCATCAAGAGTTTCACAGAGGCTCTCGGCATCATGACGGAGGCCGACGGTGATGAGAGCACGCGCCTGACGTTGCTCTACAACATCGCCAAGGCGCACGAGAAGGCGTTCAAGATCGATCAGGACGTGCAGCATTTGCGGCAGGCCCAGATGCTGTACGAGCGCTATTTTGAGTTCGCCCAGAAGACGGGCAACCTGGGGGACGAACTCGACATCGAGTCGAAGCTCGCGCACCTCAACACGCAGCTCAAGATCCACTCCGAGATCCAGGAGAACAGGGACAAGGCCGAAGGGCCCCCGCCACCACCCCCGGTAACGACCCTCGGTGCCGATGTGGACACGGATTGGGAAAAGCCTCGCAAGACCGGCATCGGGTTCGCGGTCGGCGGTGGTGTGTTCACCATCGGTGGCGTTGTCCTGGCCGTGCTCGGGAGCCAGTTTGAAGGGAAGGCCCAGACCCAGGTGAACGGCCTCACGGACCAGGGTGTCCCGATGGACCACCCGGCATGGGCCGAAGGCAATGAGTTCGTCGCCAGTGAGAAGCGCCGCGGTACTATTTTCATGGCCACCGGAGCCACTGTGGCCGTCGTAGGTGTTGCGGGCCTCGGGGTGGGCACATACTACCTCGTCAAGTCCAAGCGGCTCCGTGAGGGCCGTGTGGCCGCTGTGCCTGCTCTTTCCCCTGGATTCGCTGGAGTCCAGATTTCAGGACGATTCTGATGCACCACGCCAACGGCTATCACTATCGCAACAAGCTGCACCACTCGTTCCACGAGGTGCTGTGCACCGAAGCGGAGAAGCGGGATCAGCGGGAGGACTGGGTCCTCGCAGAACGAACCGCCATGTGGGAGGCTGTCAACCGCCATCGAACGCAGTTGGGCAAAGAGCCGCTGCCCATCGAGGACGTGGAGCGGGTAGAACAAATGGCTGTGGGACACACGGACTACGCCACCAAGTACGCCCTGTACTGCACCGAACTGGTAGAGAACACACCATGACCGCTGACTACATCGCGTGGGCCCAGTTCTGGTGCCCCACACCTATCGCCCCTGAGCCCGTGTCGGTTCAGGCGGCTGCGGTGATCTACGACGACGTGGACGAGCGCCTGGGTGACGATGCCGAGGAAGACGATTTCTTGACGCGGGTGCTGTGGCTCGAGACGGCCATTCGCCTCGCACAAGCGGGCTGGACGATCCCTCGACTGGAAGACGCACGCTGGCCCGTGTCGAACGCGGCCCATGTAC